ATATTGTGAGACGTAGAGAACAACTCATCAAAAGAAATTCTTGGTGTGTAGTAAAAGTGGTTATCCTTTCTATTAAATGATTGTGATGACAACCTATTCAACTCCAAGAAACCATCATAATTCTTTGCGATCAAAACACAGTGATAGTTATCTCTCACTTTTTCCTGCAAAGTTTCTGTGAGATAAAACTCGGCTGCATGAATATATTTCATTCCCGCATTTTCAATCGCAGTCTTTTTGTGATACCATTCAAAAACTGATCCATGTTCACTGAATGCAAGGGCTTTCATGCCACACTCTTTGGCACGTTCTATGTATTCACCATATTTTGTGACAGAATCTACGTTTGTAACTCCGTTTGATAAGTCACTGTGCAGGTGATAACACACATAGTTTTTATCTATAACGCAACCTCCCTGTGTATAATTCTTTGAACACTTCTTTTCCTTTGTCTACAGGGCTGTCTTTTTCATCAAGAAGCCCATCGCGATCCCATATATATTCAACGTTCACATAATCTTTTAATTTTTTGATATTGTGATCGTCTCGAATTTTTACATCCTTATCTAATGCAAAAACGACACGGCAACCCAGCCGTGCCAATATTTTCATTTGATTTGGATTGAGGTGCGAAGTTAAAATCGCACCAGTGTTTTTTATTCCCCATGTATCTGCGATCAAAACACTTTTACATCCCTCAAACAAGATTACTTCTCGTTTTCTCAGGATTTCCTCCATATTTTCCGCTAATCCATAGATTGTATTCATCGTTCCCCAGGAGAAAAAGTAATTGTACTTTCTCAGATCTTTCTCTTTCCATTGCGGATCTAATGTTCTGCCGCCGATATTCACGATTTTTCCTTCCATATTTCTAATCGGATATACCAACCGATCAGAAAAACTATCATAAAAAACCTGAAATCTTTTCAAGGACTCTGCCGAAATTCCTTCGTTGCGCCAAGTTAATAATTTATCTTCACGCTTTTCATATCGTTCCATATAATTATCTGGTAAAACTACACCATTTGATTGTTTGGAACGCTGTTTTGTTTTACGGAATTTCTTGCATACCATTGTTGCTGACATTTTCTCTCTTGGTGCCAAAGCCTCACCTTCGCACCCTGCATACTTTTTCAAAGCTTCAATCGCTTCTTCTGCATTCAGATTGTGATAATGTCGGACGAATGTAAAAACATTTCCACCAATACCTGAACTGTAATCGTAAAAAACAGCCGGCTCTCTTCTGACAGAGAATGATGGCGTTCGCTCCTCCTTAAATGGGGAAAGTCCCCAAAACTCTTCATTTCGCTCTTCTAAGTCTACATATTGTGATATGTACTCCACGATATCAATCGCTTCTATAAGGTCTTTAAGCTCCACGCCATCACCTCTTTCGTAAATCATTTAATATGGGCTCTGAGGAATGTGTTGCTTAGCCTCTTCATAAGAAACCAAGTTTCCGTTAAACTGTAGATCTATGTATTCTCCTTGGGCATGCTGCATACCATTGCGGTTCAAAATCACTCTCAGCTTTTTGTTTCCACACTCGACACCGTCGGCTTCAACTTCTTCAGGAGTCTTGTCCTGAATAAGTGCGATTGTGCTCGCATTTCGACCAATCTTCGCTGAGTCTGCAACCTTTCCTGCTGCTGTAGCCTGCGCCGCACCGATTCCTGCGATACCCATATCACCACAAACCTGATTCTTAATCATATCGACAAATCTACCAAGCTCCTGGTATGAGTCAAAGGCATCGCCATCACCCTTGCCTTTGAAATAATCAACGACTAAGACGTCAATACCCTGGGTATGACTTACCTTTTTAATTGCCGTATAGATGCTCTGCTGGTCAAACATCGGGATATAGATGTGTGTGAACTTCCTAGTCTTCATCCACTCTTTTGCCTGTTCAATTCTCTCTGCTTCTTCTTCCGAATAAGCACCAGATGTTAACCGTTTATATTCAACGCCAGATAGATGAGAGAGCACTCTCGCAGTAAACATTCTTGTATTTAACTCACTGTCTAAATACAAAACTGCCAAGTCCTGCTTTAGCAAGTCAATAGCACAATTCAGAAGAAACATACTCTTTCCTTGCTTTGCCTCAGCTGCAAACACGACCAACTCTCCTTTTTCGATTGTGACATATTCATTGAGGGTCGGAAACTTAAATGGGACTCCGGCGTATCCTGCTCCCTGTCTCGACTGTATTTCCTCCCAGCAATCGTCAATGATTTCCGCATATGCCGGAATCTCATTAGCTGATGAAAACTCGGTCATTACCTCATCAATCACATCATAGATCTTCTGCTCAATATTCTTCTCAGACCTGTTGTAGCAAAGCGCCTGGCAGTCTTTTAGCTTTTGGAATGTGTCTCTACGAAAAGCTGCATCCATTACATTTGCAACAAGCATTTTGTATTCTTCGACACTCTTGCGAACTAGGACATCGCTCATATCCATAAGTTCATTGAGTTTATCAATTGATAAATCATCAGCATATGATCTCGTCGCCTCTGATGATTTCAAACATTCTATGATGTTGTACGGATCGACCGTAGTAATACCTTGCGCAACCAAATTACAAATTGCCGTATAGACACAACGGTTGTCCTTATTCGTAAAATGGTTTGGAAGTAAGTGTTCTGAATAGAAAGAAAGCTCTGGATTATGTATCAATGAAGCTATAATTCCAGCTTCACTGTCGATACTACAAATATCATCTGCTCTCAATTTCTCACCTTCGTTTACTTTTCTTGTCTTCTAGATAATAAATGCAGCTGTCGCTAACACCGCAAATCCAAAAACATGCAAACGGGTTTAGAACTGGTTCAAAATCACTATCTTCTCGGATCTTTGAAATACGATCGAGCGCCCATTGTTTAGCAGCTTCATAAGCCTCCATATCGAACGGTTCATAAATAAAGACACCGGTTCTAAAACAGTTCAAAAATAGTCCCTTTGGCAGCTTTCCATACTCTTGCTCGATTGCAACAGAATAAAGATAGAGCTGGCGAAAAACCTCGTCCAGCTCCTCATCTTTTTTAGTCGGTTTCTCTCTGCCACTTCTTGGCCTCAAATCCCTGGATTTATTATCTCCAATCACAATCTCGCCATCTGATTCATCTATGCCTTCGAAGTCAATAAAACCTTTGAACTCCTTCCCTCCGATTGTAAAGGACACCTCTTTTTCAACGGCAACCATTTTATATGGGAATGGTTCAAAAGATTTTAAGTATTCAACTCCACCATCGATGTACTTTTTTAGCGTAGATTCTTTTGGGCGAACCCCTTTTACTTCTTTTTGAAAATCCTTCAAAAAAGTAGTAAGCATTTCTGCTTTTGTGAGCTCACCGTTGTAATACCCTTCAATAAGTCGGTGCATGAAAGAGCCATACGAAGCATAAAAATTATCCTTATCTTTGCATTTGCGGATATACTGCAAATACCAACGGTATGGACACGACTCATATGCCTCTATTCTTGAGTGGCTCCATCTCATGTCGTCAATGAGTGGAGCGTAATTTACCTCACCCATTTATTCACCTTCTTAGAAAGGTAGTCTTGCATCATCAATTTCTCCGCTGTCGACCGCAGGCTGTGGCTCTGCAACATCATTTGCTGGGACTGCCTTACCAACAGTTTCGAATGACCAAACTTTATAGTTTGTGTATGTAACACCGGCTTTAGCATCATACTTATTCGTTACATCCACATCGCCGAGCTTAATTCTAGTCTCTGGCTTCAGTGCAGCGGCCTTCTTTGCGCTCGCTGTGCCAGAAAAATCAACGAACCCGCTGAAATCCTGTTCGTATTCGTCAGTTTCTTTATTCTTTCGGCTAGTAGAAATTCTTGCCTTTGTCCATGTGTCTGTCTTAGGCTCGACAGACCACACCATTGCATACGCACCTGTTCTGAATCCCATTACACATCACTCCTTATTGAAATTTGCTTTGAAATCATCAAGCAGCTTAGCCGCCATAGCAGACTCAGTAATCGCAAAATAATTACCATTCTTGGTATACTTAGAAACTAGAGTCTTCACATCGCTTGCCTTCTTGGGATTGTCTGCGAGGAAGCTTTTAATCTCAGCATCAAGCACGGCAATAATCTGTTCTGCAACCGCCTTGTCTTCGGCAATTTCTGCTGCCTTTTGCTTACTACGCCATGCATCAGGATCATCGTCTGGAGTTGCAACATTAAAATACTTCAGGAGGAAATATCTCATAGAGTATGTCAGACCAGAACCCAGGCACTGAGATGCATCAGACTGCTGACCAACCATACTCCAATTGACTACAACTCTTTCTTCTGGCTTCTCGTTATTCACCCAGATATATTCCATATCGCTAGTGGCAATAAACTCATTTACGTTCTCCTCATAAACCATGAAGGTACCGTCTCTCTGTTTTTCCTTCTTAGTCTTCTTGTATGTATAAGGTTGAACTTCAAGCGATGCCGGCACGATATGTGGGATCAAAGATACGCCGTATCTGTCCATGCCGGCGGTAATTTTTGCCAACAGCTCGTCGTCGGTTACATACTTATAGCCGTATCCACTCTTATTCTTTTGGACAACTTCTACTTGCTTTCTAATTTTCGCAAGCTTTTGATAAATATTTAGTCTTTCAGCCATCAGAACCTCCTATGTATTACTCAACACAAAGCATCGTCTTAAAGTTCTGCATGATTCTCTGATTCTTGTTGTAGGTAGCTTCCAGGCCACCACGAGCATCAGAAAACCGCTTTTGGATCGCATCGATCTCTTCGATTTTTGCCTGGATCTGAGCATTCGTCTCACTCAGTCCGTCGATAGTATTCTGGACGAGCTGAATTGCAGAGGCGGACTGAACATTCAGCGCAACAAGCTCTGCCTCCTTTTGTTCCAAAATACTAGGTTGAGGTATTTTCTTCCACATGTTAATTTCTCCTTTTATGTAAATTGGTAAATTGTTTTATTGACTTGTTAGCATGGAATAAAAAGAACCTGCCGAAGCAGGTTCTTTTTATTTACCACAAACGCTCCCCTTTTTTTAGCGCCGCTGCCTCCCAACAGAATTCATTTCCAGTATAATTATTACAGTAAACGATTCTGGCATCATGAACGCCATTAGCTCTCATAGTCTTTTCTAGCCATTTGTTCAGGTTGATCAAACTTTTTTGGGAAAAGCCCCAGGGTGCTTCGTTTGACCTTTTGAATTTCCATGCAGTTCCTTCGTTGATAATCATTTGTTGTGGGAAGGTCACACCAAAGTAGTCATTGGTCTTTCCCTTTTTTGCCATTACAAACGGAACAAGGAAACGGGCGTTACTGTAAATTACCATGTCTTTTTCTTTCTGAGTAAAGGTGGAGTTCATCTGATAATTATATAAGATAATCGGGTGTTGCCTTAGTTCTGGAGCCGCCTTTGATAGTTCTTCGATAAGTTCCGCAATCTCTTCTGCATTTTCTTCGGCTACAATATATTCCGTAATCTCTGGAACTATAAAACTATCGAAAGTTCTGTCACGCCAATTATTACTTTTTTCTATTTTCTCTGTTGCCTTTTTTTTGCTTTGTGATACAGCTACATCTGTATTCACTTTACTACAAAGGCAAACAAACAAAATAATTAGAAGTAATATAAATTCCATATAGTCCTTTCTATACAATAAATGCCGCTTTCCACCGTTGATAATCCTGCATATAATCATTCGTTATCTGTCTCTTTTTGGCATCCTGCGTGTTTCTTCCTCGGTCTAGCTTATACACTTTATCACCAATAAAACCGTCAGCGACATCTTCAAAACTCACCGGGCAACCTGCTCGTTCTAATTCATATTTGTGATAGAATATCCCAGACAATTTTGCTCTTTGCAAGCTAATTCTAGACTGTGTGCTTCCGTCCTCTAACGCTTTCTTTGATCTGCGGGACAACTCTGATCTAATCGCCAATATACTTGGGGCATTTCTGATACCTCGAATCAGCGTATCCCCCTCGGCTCTATCACGCAATACGACTTTATCATTATAATTTGGATGCTTAAATCGAAAAGCTGTTAACGTAGCAGCGTTTTTGAACGCAGCAATTGATACATGGTATAGTTCAATTTCATTTCCACGATAATACAGCACGCGCCTTGCCAAGTCGACATCGGCACACTTCAATCTGACGATATCTTCTTCGTCAACGCCCATGTAAGAAAGCCAAAAACAACATCTATATATATTGTCTACGGTTTCTTCTCGCTCTGGCTCGAATATTTCATCAAGGTATTTTTGCAAGTGAACTGGGCTTGATACCATCTGTGTTCTGACTTTTTTCAGACCGACCGATTCTACTTGGAGCATACCGTTGCAAGCCCCCGGAACTCCAATGGCTATGCACCAATTCACATACTCCTTGAGCAAAATGATTCTCTTCCACTTACTCTTGACTCTCAGTCCAACGATTTCTTCAACCATTGGAGCAAGTTGTTCGGCATTTCTCGTGCAAAGATCCGCTCCCCATTTAACCTCAAACGGTTCGCAGGCTTCGAACATAGTTATGCAAAAATCAATTGTATCATTTGGACGTTTTTGCTTTAGGTAACTTACAAACTCATTCTTCAGTTTTTCATTGTACATTTCGCTCCTCCTGACAGTTATGTAACAGAGTTAAGCTTGGATGCTTTTTCCCAGATTGATGCCATAACTGCAGGATCAACAAACGAAATTGCTGATGTTGCTAAGAGGTGAGCTTCTGCAATCTTCCCCATATATTCACTAGGCAAAGTTGTGCAGTAAGCACCTAACTTATTTTTGGAAATACTCATAGGGTTTTCACATAAAACCATACTGGTTCTATCCAACCCCGTTCCATTGGCTGGCACAATCACATGGGTAGGAAGATACTTTTTCTTCACCTTACTGGTTAAAGGCAGGACAATTACATTGGGGCTATGGCGATTACCTACATTATTCTGGAAGATTAACGCAGGTCTTAACCCGGTTTGCTCACTGTCGTCACCATCGAACATTGCCATATAGACATCTCCGATTTTCGGCACTCTAGCATTCTGGGCGTTATTCAAAAAATGTCAGCTCCTTTCGTCAGCCTAAAAATATGTATCTTCTGAAGAAAGTATATCAAACTACTCGTGTTGTGTCAAGCCTATTAAATAATTTACATAACTGTTACCAACGCTCAATAATTGGTGTAAACTTACAGGATTCTACCAGCTTATCAAAGCATCTACAGCAAAATCTGAGGTGTACGGAATCACCATCATAAGCGGTTCCGTACCCCAGTTTCTCTTTATCAATTGACAATCCTTCTTGCAAATCCCAAATGTCCAATTCGAGCCCGCATACGTTACAATACTTACGTTCCGCTTCCATTATCCCTCACTTGGTTATTCCGGGTATGGTTCCCGGAAACCATTTCTTACTTCGTATTCGTACTTTTCCCTGTATCTAGGGTTCAACATATTTACCTGATGAGCGCCCAAATCTCTAAATTTTGGACACGCACTTGCTAGGTCGTAGAAGTTGACTGGTTCGCCTTCGGGTAACTTTGAAATATCTGTATTCTCTACTTTGAATTCGCAATCTTTCCACGGGCAACTGTGTTTGCAAAAATAAGCCATCGGTATCACCTCCTTGCAGAAAGTCACTTGGCATTATTTCTCATTCGCTCTATGACTTTATATTTTTCTTCTAATGCAATAGGTGAAATTGCCTTACCTAATCTTTTGAACCCACCGTTCAATATTTCGTACAAGAAATAAAAGTCTCTTGACTCTTTACTCGTTACCAGAAATATAGGTATTTCGTCACGATCAAGATACTCAGTCCACTCAATTTCTGTACTCGGAATCTTGCTCAATATATCTTTCTGCTTCATCTTGTTAATTTTTAGCCAGTAGTATATTGATGCAGTCGGCGATTGTTTGCGCCGCAGTTTTAACCTCTTCTTCGGTGTTCATTTTTGAGAACGAGATTCGAAAAGAACTTGCCGCTTGTTCATCGGATAGACCAATTGCTTTTAACACATGACTTGGTACAGATTCTCTGCTATTGCATGCAGAGCCAGATGAAATACAAATTCCCAAACCATCTAGCATTAAGAGCAGCGTTTCCGCTTCTATGCCGTCAACTCTCAAATTGATAGTTTTCCCGCTATAGACGTCACCATTTACCGATACCCTATTGTCAATCCCGTGTGCCTTCATTCGATTCATAAATTCACATACGAATTCGCATCTCAGATCAACTATCTTGGTGACAATTTCAGAATGATTTTGCTTTGATATTTCGCATGCCTTACCGAAACCTACGATGCCTGCTACATTCTCAGTGCCACCACGAAGACCAAATTCTTGGTTCGCTCCTCCTAAAATCATTGGCTCAACATCTCTTGGATTCTTCACAAACAAAGCGCCAACACCTTTCGGTCCGTGTATTTTGTGAGATGAGATTGTTAAATAGTCGCAGCCAATTCTTTTTACGTCGAGTACATTATACCCTGCAGCTTGCACACAATCTGTGTGGAACAGAATTCCATGCTCATGGCATTTTTCAGAAATCATATGGACTAGATTAAAAGCGCCGATTTCATTGTTCGAAAACATCATAGAAATTAAGCCCATGGAGTCATTGATATAGTAATCACTAATTGCCATATGAGATGCGCTGCCGGCAGTATTTACAGGAATTTTTGTAACATCAAATCCGTGTTTTATCTTCATTCTACGAGCCGCTTTTATCACAGAATCGTGTTCTATAGCCGTAAAAGCAACTCTTTTTCTTCCGGACTTCTCCAATAAATGTTGCGTAATTGTGAACACCATATTATTTGCTTCGGTTCCGCCAGATGTGAAGATAATTTGCTCCGGTTCTGCGTTCAAAAACGCTGCAACTTGCTGTCTGGCATTCTCAACGGCCTCTCTTGCCTTTCGTCCACAACTGTACAGGCTGCCTGGATTGCCATACTCATTGGTTAAGTATGGCATCATAGCCTCTAAAACTTCTGGATCAATCTGAGTCGTAGCAGCATTGTCTAAGTATATCACTTAGCGTCGCCACCGATCGGTTCCAGTGTGTAAATAGAGTTTCTCGTGTTAATGATTACGCAGCCATCTTCCTGTTCTTCAAAACTATAGACAGTTGAAGTATGTAGGTAGTTCATATGCTCCATACCTTCTTCTTGACCAAGCATCAAGATTGCGCTGTATCCTTCCATCAGGGAGGTAATTTTACAGGGTTTACCCAACACATCCGCATGACATGGATTAACCCATCCATCTGTTCGCTTGGACTTAATGTCCTTAATTACATAATCCATCATTCAAAACCAACTCCTTCAATAAGTTCATCTAGTGTTCTTGGCGTATAATCCACATAGGGCATCATGGCTCCTACGTTAATTATGTTTCCTTGATTTGCAGCCCTCTTATTCCGATGTTCTCTCAGCTCAAATCGCCACTTTTCCAACCAATCGTTTTCAGATGTGATATGGACATGTCCGCAGAGCATATAACAATTCGGGTCATATGAATGTTTGTGAAGCGGCATTGGAAAATGACTCATGCACACTCGCCTACCGTTATCGATAATCTCCTTGTAATCCTTCACATCAGCAAAAAGCTTTCTAAGTTTTCCAGAAACCTGCTTAGGATCATGGTTTCCTTTGATCAGAACCTTATTTCCATTTAATCGTTGTAAAATTCTAATCCACTCAGATTCTGTCTTCCAACAGAAATCACCCAGGATATTTACGGTATCTTGCGGCTTTACTCGTTTATTCCACCGTCTGACAATCTCTTCTTCCATCTCTTCGACAGAATCAAACGGGCGATTATCGAACTTAATAATATTTGCATGACCAAAATGCAGATCAGAGATGTAGTATATTGCCATCTATACCTCCGTCATGCATAGAGCGGAATGCTGTTTCGTTCCGCAAGAATATCTCTTGCAATTTTCATTGCTGTAGAACTTGCAAACTTACCGAAAAGCTGACCGATTTCAGCGACTGTTTCCGGTTCTTCTTTAACACAGTCATTGTAAACAGCTTTGCCGAGGTTCTTCGCGATGATAGCCATATGCTGTTCATCCCAATCCTCTGGAATGAGGGCTTCATCTACGAACTTATGGATTAGCTTGCGAACCCTACCATCAGTTACGATTGATGCAGTCAACGCTGTGGCTCGTTCACGCTCTGCTAATTCAACGGGATCGGGAGGAATCCTCTTTTTGATAGGTTTGGTTTCAGAAAACTGTTCACACACAATCTTGGTATAGAATGGCAAACGAGTATTAGGGTCATTTAGCCTCGTCATATTCTTGATAACGATACCCTCACCGTATTCACCGCCGAGTTGTGTCTTACCAACAAACTGCATAGCATGTTCCCAGGAATCAAACTTTCCTTCATAGAACACCGGGACATATGTAAGACCCAGCTTCTCAATAATCTGTTTTGTATCAGATTGTGGCAGATACGTTTCATTGGAAACATCGTATACATCATAAAAATACGGTTTACCGTATCTATCTGCAGGATATAAAACTGTATGCTTGCACAACCATTCTCCGAAGAGAATTAGATTATCACCTAACGTTTCTGCAACCAGTTTCTTATCTAGCTGCTGCGACCAATTCCAAGCACCTCTTAATGTCTCGGAATAGTTCAGCTCCTTCTTTCTTGAGAAAGCCATCACTTGGTCACTCTCTCTGTCATACCGAATGGAGAAGTTAGCACCATCAATTTTTTCTTGGATAATAACTTCATCACCGGCTTGAAACCCATCTGCCAGAGCCGGCTTCAGATGGGTAATATCCATATAATGTTTTTGAGTCAAAGTCTCACTCCTTAGTGTTCGTCAAATACTACTTGTTCGCCCTTTTTCAAAGCCCAACAACCGCCATCAGTTTGTGCACATTCAGTACAGTTGCCGTTGCAAGCAATCGCATCTTCACGGGCCGTTGTAAAACCATTACGATATCTGACATGGGCTTCAGGTAATTGATATGGGTTATTCATTTCCAAACCAATCCAGCCGCTAAAGATCAAGTGTAAGTTAGCTGGTAGGTTGCCACCCTTTCCAATGAACTCGTTTACTATTTCAAATTTCTTTGTAAAACATAGAATTTCGCAATGAGTATTTCGATTAGCAATTGATACCATATTGGCTAAGTACTCAGCGTCTGGAATGTCTCCAGAAACATGAAAGCGGAAGAATCGAGACATCATAATTGATGCTTCGACCTCCCGCCAATAAGTATGAGGATCGTTATTTAATACATCTAAATTGTGCTTGTAAGCGTTGCGAACAGCCGGTCTTAACCTCTCCAGCTTTCTTGCATAGCACTTATTCTGACAAGCACACTCCCTGCAGGTTATAACAGAAGGGAGAGAAACGCTTGGGATCTGACCTAGTTTGCTGTTACCTCTGGAAATTTTAACTGTACTCATATTTCTCTCCTTTCTATGTTATGTTAACTTCGGTAGTAATAGTTTTGCGGCAGTTCTTTTGATACCATCTTCTTCAGATCCATATCATCATATGTAATGATCGCAGGGCAGTGTTGCATTTTTCCTTGATAGAAGTATGCAATCCACATATCTTCCGTATCTTCTCCGTTACCTGATAGCTCAAACATGACATCTGGAAACTTAGAAGATAACAGACACATATCTGAATCATACTCATACCACTTTGCGTTTACATACCATCTGGCTCCATTGTAATTGTCTTCGAAAACATTCATCTGTTCGATTTCATCTCGAACTGCTTTCAATAAATCGCCATGTAGATTGCCGGTAATAACTTGGCTGCAACATGGATCGTTTTTATAGTAGTACGCACCTAAATCGTAATCAGTGTAATAACCCATATGTCTACCTCTTTATTGTAAAAACAGGCGTTCAATTCCTGTCAAAAATTCTTTCTCACTTGGCGCAGCTTTTGCATCGTCAATCATTTTCCAAACACGATCCATTACTCGTTCGGCAACTGCATCTGTAACTAGGTCGACAATGCGATCAATATCAGGTTCAGGTGTATATGTATAGCTAGTACTGGAACAGTCATATGCGGATTGTGCCAACTGTTCGCATTCATATATTCTTTCATCCACTCGCCCAAGCCTGTAATGCAAATCACCAATTTGCGCACTTATATCGCCGATTGCGGAGACAATATCATTTGTATCCGTTCAAATCACCTCATATCAATACATTGTCCACCAATAATCAAAACAACGCCGGTAAGCATTTCCCTTTGATGGTAAGCTAGACCGGCGTACTATTTTATTCGAGTAACGTTTGAAGTACTGTTGTTTATTGGAATTCTTCGGATATTTAACGTATTTCCCAACCGGAATCAGTTCTCCATTAACATATTCCCAATCAACATATCCTGCAGCCGGATTATATGTTCTGGTTGCAATCTTTTTTGCTCGCTCAAACTTTTGTTTCTTCATTTGCCTGCGGTAAGCACTACCCGTTTTTCTTTTACCATGACGTTTATGCTTTTCTTTAGGCAAGTAAGCATCCGTGCAATAACCACCGAGGAAAAACTCATACTCTGTTTTATCGCATCCACAATATTCGAGTTGCAGCTCGCCGTATTCTTTCGCCAACTCTAGGCGATGATCTAACCCTTCAATTATTGGGCATTCATCGCAACAGAAATAACAATTTCCAAGATCTATCATTATTGCACCGCCTTTTGTTGTACAAGAGACTCCACTCTCAGCCTCACCCATTGCCTTTACACATGGCGATAATTCAGCTTGTCTATCGGAGAGCAGGGGTGTTAGTGTTTCCCATCTTATTCTACCAAGGTATTTCGGTTTGGATTATCTGGGATACTTGTCATATGACAAGGCAAACGGCGTTGCGCCTACTGTATCCAAACCCGTTGCACCTTCATGCTGATCCTGAAGAATCAGTCAGTGTTACCATCTGTGTGCGGCTAAGTCCTGCGCATATTTCAGAGCTACACTTCGGTGTTACAACCCACCTAACCGCCATTCCTTTATCGCCCGGTCATGCTTTTTACATGCCACCTTGGAATCCGACCGCCTCTTACAGCCGTGATATGTTATCTCAATCGGGCACTTATTTTAGATATGGCAATCTACAATAGTGAGGTACCAACCATTCTCGATTGCCGGCTTAATGAATCTTTCGTAATACGTGTCATGCCATACGGCATCTTCATCATCCGATTCAGTACTGCAACCAAACCAACCCATTTCACCTGGCGCATGCCACTCACCGTCAGGTGTCACAACTGCATATGTAGAAAAGCTCGTCATCCTCTTCTCATATGTTGCCTCATCGGGGTATCTCCTCAACAAATATTCTTTAGAATAGAAGCTGTTTTCGAGATACTCATTATATGGAGTTAACTCTTTCTTTGCTTCACGCCGCATCTTTTCAAAGTCAATATCCGCAGCGAATGCTTCGTCGACCCAATCAGACTCAGCGCTATTGGTTGACTTTCTTAAAAGCATACCAGAGAATCTACCGCCGACCACATACCAGTCCCATTTGGAATCGGGATTATAAGTTGAATAGACCTCGCCATTTTCACCGATCCGATCTGCTTCATAATATCGAATGCCGTGTAAATATAGCTCGCCATCAGACCAATCCAGGCGTTTAGGGAATTCTTCGCTCAGATACTTATAGTGCTGATTTTCTTGATCACCACGACAGTATCTTTCGAGATATTCTTCTGGATTTCTTAGGTACTCCGCATATGTACCAGCCTGATAATCCAGCATCTCTTTACGTTCTTTGGCGATTAACTGTTCTCTCGTATACTCAACATATGGTTCAACAACGATATTCTCATCGTATTTTGTCAGCAGATCTTCTACGCTACTGCCATCTTTATTACTAAAAACTGCAACTGTAAAATGACTCATTTATTTACTCCTTTGTTGCAAATGTTTCAAGAAAATCATCTAAAGGTTTGGTATCACCAAGCTTTAATTCCTGCTCAGGACCTTTTCCTCTTTTTTGAAAGGGGTATATGAAAATGTATATGAACCATCCGGGTTATACCTTACCCATTGATTCATGCCTTTCCAGGCAATTTCCCAATCGTCAGCTAGTCTTCCATATGCTGCCAACTCTTCATCTGTAAATAATCTATGCCAGTCTCTCTGCGTCACGTTTTGCCTCCAACACCACCGGGATTTCTTTGAGATCAAACATCTTGGCAACCAGATATGCAGAATAACCATCGACCAGATATCCACGTTTATCTATTGAAACTCTAGTATAGAACTTTTCGTCCTTGTAGTATTCCGCCAAACGCTCCTGGATCTTCTTTCTTGCTGGTCTCGTTGCTTTCATATGGTTTCCGATCTTAATTTCACTCATAGGGAAATTTACTTGGACAGCAATAACGCTCTTGAGCGGCAATGTTGCTCCGTTCTGAACTGCAATCATTTCAATGCCGTCTCCAGAGAACACAGATGTTTGTGCGATGCCTGCAGAATTACCAACCTTGGTACTGCACACAACACTACTACCTTCGTGAATCATATCTTTTAGTTCATCTGGTACTTCGAACCAGAATGATTTTCCTCCACACTTGTGGCACACTTCAACAATATTCATAGTCTCTCCTCCTATTATTGATACAGGTGGAACTTCTTGCTGATTGAATGTGCCACCTCGTCAGGTAATGGACAAAACCACATACCTGTAAGAGTCGTCCCGTTCTCTTCCTCTGGGGTAAGTTCTGTTAAACAATTATCGTAAATCAATCCGTAGTCTTCATTTTCAATAAGTCCCAACTCATCTGCCATTGTCTTAGCCTTTAGTAATTGATTCTTATTCCTTGCTTGACAAATCGTTTTCACAAATGCTGCAGCAACATACTGCTCATAAATATCTTGTTCAAGAGTATCACTGTAGTGATAGAAACCATTTCTGCTTTCTGGATCTTTTTGTGCTCTCGCTCTGATTCTGTGCGTCCAGTATGCTTCTGCACAGTGAGCAACCTGAGCAGCCAACTTACCGGGAGACATATTCAGATCCTTACGCATAATAAATAATCTTCGATAGCCCATGTTACTCACCTACAAAAATCAAATCGTTAATATACTTTCTTCCCTCACCCTTGAAAATTGGGATCTCAGTATCAATCTCCCAGACAAATCTTACAATTGGTTCGCTTTCCGGTGCTGCCTGGACAATCTTAGCCTTTTTGATACAGCAACTCCCTCGCTTCTGGTATATTGGGTAATCGTTCCAGTTAATGCCCTTTTTAAGCATCAACATATCTTGGATATCGCTTTGCGACTTATCCTCCAACTGCTTGTGGGAGAAGTATGCCTGTCCAACCATTTGGATCGAGTTTCTTGTAGCATCGTTTTGCCTCCAAAGAACACAGTTGCAGGCTTCTTCTTTGGGGATGTTAAACACTCGTGCATCGAACATCGCACCTTTGGCAATAGCCTTTTCATAAGCCGTGCACAACTTGTCTTCGGGAGACGTGCATGCCCAACATTCATTGACTCTTCTTCGATATTCCCGTGTCTCTTCCTCAAAGACTCTATTAAACTCCAGAGTTGCCATACTTGCTGCGATACTACACATCTTTTGGATGTTGTTATCAAACCATGCTGAGCTATCCAGTTTCTTATAATCAACCAATACTAAGGTGATTTCGTCAGACTGCGTATAACCTAAAACGCACCCCTGTATGTTCTTACAGAGGTGCATCATTGTTTTCTGCATAGCTGAGATGAAGTATTCATCGAATGGTCTAGCAAAGCCTTTTGTAAACGTATGGAATGCCTTGCCATCAAGTCGAATAATTACCGGCATTCTTGGTACTAAATGCGTTCTAGTAATATATTCATACTTTTTCATTCTATCGCCAAGGCTATCTCGCTTATTGCCCATTCGTATTCACTCCTTCGTTGTATTCTCTGATTGCATCGGCTTTAATTCTTTCGATCAAAGATGCAGGTAAATTGATGTACATGGAGTAGCAAGAGTAATTATCACTATCAGGATCTGCATCTAACTGTTCCGCCAATGCTTTGGCTATCACTGCATCATCATGCCCCACATCTGGATCGATAGCTTCAAATGCGTGGAAAATATCATATTCCATTTCTTCAAAACCGTAGTACAGCTTGACTTGATATTCACTCATAGCTTTATCCTCCTCGGTATTGTTTATTTTAGATACCAAAAATACGGTAATGCTTCGACTAACAGAACGTTAATACCGCCGCATTTACCGCATTTCCACTTATATTCGAAATCTTCGTTTGGATGTCCAAAACTCACATACTGTTGAAACTCATTGCCACAGTGTTCGCAACGCCATTGTGTAAAGATTCTACTCATATTACTCCTTCACAAAGTCGCGAATCAGATAATAAATATCTTTTTCGCACTCACACCAGGTTGTATTCCAATCAACTTCATGCGCTGTGTGCTCACGCTGCTTCTGAACCTTTGCTGACAGGATCAGAGAACAAAAGAGAGATTTGGCAGACAGCTCCCAGTAATTACCGTTTTCATCTTTACCGGTAACCCGAACATCAACGTCAACGCCCTGGGCAATCTTCGTAAATCTCTCAACTTCACTCACAGTGTTTAATTCAATAGGTACTCTCATTATGTATCTCCTTCAGTTGTATTTACAGGAATCAAATCTCTTTGTGCCGAATCGATAAGCCTGTACAAGGTATCGATTCTAGCTGTTACCAGGCTGTTATATAATTCAACGGCCTCTTCATAAGTGTCTGCATATTGTCTCGCCCAAATGCTAACCCCGGCCAACTGACACTCAGTTGTTCCCTTTTTGTACTTATGGAAGCTTCTTCCTCGAATCTCACCTAATACCGGTTTGCAGCTATAATTCCTGTGCTCTGTTTCATTGTTAATATCGTATGCAAAACCCCATATTGGAGCATTGCATGGAGCCTTCATGCGATTATCGTATACATATTTCATATTATCTCCGTGTTCCAAGGGAAACCCATTACATTCTCCCGCAGTTGACCTGCGCCATTAGCCCAGCCTCTCGGCCCGATAGTTTGGTTTTACGATATGTGTGGGCGGCTCTGCTCTTCGCACTCTATCATTCTGGTACATATCAACCCATACGAATTAGTCTTCGGTTAAATTAAATCCAGCCAGCTCGTATCCTTGCCACTCGAAAAAATCTTTTAGCTCGTCAACTACAATCTTTGTAGTGCGATCTAACTTATCGATGTCGTTATAGCTATAGAACTGGAGATTAAAAATACCGTAGTTGTACGCCTTCACCCTCATTGCTTCAGGGTTTCTGCATACCACTACGGCTCCTGCTTCTTTAGCTGCCTCCAAAAGACTGCGTGTCTTGCCACAACTGGATTGCCCAATAATATATCGGTTCATATTGCCTCCGTTTTCTCAGCAAATTTATCAAAGAAATCACAGTGCCATTTTTCTAATGTCTCTGGATCTCTAATTCTACGTTCCTTCATTGTGAAAGGATATGTCTGGTCTGTTTTATCAACCAGTTCATATTGAAAGAAATCAACCTCTCCTACCCTACCGCATATGCTGCATACCTTTGCTGGAGAAACTGACTTACTTTTCTTCCCTGGTATATACTCATAGTATTTCGTCAGCAGGACAGTCTTGTAATCATGTTTATGCTTCGCTCTAGGAGTACCGGACTTCTTTGATTTCTTCCTATATTTTGGAATCGTATCATCTAAAGAAAAGTCATATTGGCTCATAATTCCTCCAACCTATTGTCGTGAATTATTCGTTTATTGCTCCTACTCGCAGCTCTGTGATACTTGGTTTTGACACAATTGTGAGGATTCCCATGACACACTCGTGCATCTCCAACGTTTCCTTGTTCACAATAAACTGATCCGCCATGATCTTCATACCGTGGACAGACTAAAGGCATATTGTTTTGTGGTTTATCCGGGTACCATCTCTGTTTTCCTTTTGACATAAGCACCTCATGGTTTTACCCAATTCTTTGAGAAACTCCCTGGGGAATCATAGGGACAAACATTGCAAAATCCCCATTCTACCCAAATATAATGGTCTTTTGAAAGCACTTTAACTTTATATGTTTGACCCGTTCGCAATCCCATTGAGAAATCTTTTCCGACGTATTTTAAGTACATATTACAGGCAAGAAGCCCAATATTCCTCCCAGCGTTCGTTCCAGTAGTCTTCGATTTGTTCATAGCATTCCATACATACAGTGATATAATTGAACTCATCATCTTGGTATGCTGTATTCTGTCTGCGTCGTTTAATATCTCGTCGCCATCTACCACAGCAGGGGCAAATGTTTGGATTATTATCCATCGTACTCCATATCTAGTTCGTATGCCTTCTTGACAAAGGCTACGTCCCATCTGCTACATCCATAAGCGGACATCGCCCGTAGAATCTCTTCCTTTGTTGGCTCATGAGTAAACCTGAGTTCTTTTACGAACTCAAGTTCATATTTATCACCACTAGAATTCCAATCATTCTTTCTATTGAGTTCAAGAATCCACACTTCTTTAAGTACTGTAGAGTTATCGTAATAACCCAACATTCTGCTGGAATGGTTCGTATGCGTCATCTGGCAAGGAAGAAGTATCTACTGGTAATTTATATCCTCGTTTTGTAACAACGTACATGTAATCACCTCTTATTTATCGTAGATACCACCGGCGATATTTAGCTTATTTACACTGGTGATTCCAAAAATTCTAATATACTGTTCGCCTTCCCACCAATCGTAATCGAACTCAATATCATCAAAGTTGTATGGCGAAGCAACCTCATTATGATGTTCAAAAGTAATGCCATCACGAGAAAGTCCCAAGGATACAATAATCTGATCTGTTATGTGATGTTCCCAATACCTTTTAATGAACTCCGCAACAACATCGTATCCGGTCTGATTTTTCTTTAATTTGATTTCTACCATGTTATGCTTTGGTCTCCTTCCAGAAAAGTACGTAAGGTGTAATATCTGCTGGCAACTAAACTCCATCGTCGTAAATCCATGTCCCATCGAAAGCATTATAGTAAGCCTTTCTAACGTGCCCATAAATTCCGACCGTCCGTATCTTATAGATGGAAGACTCTGTCGGTTGCCTATCATAGCACGCAATCCAACTCATCTCTAATTCAGTGCTCCTCAATTATCATAGGGCAATCATTAACTGCAACGCAGGTAATCTCCAAATTCATTTCCAAATCTCTGGAAACGTCCGCGATGATTACCCGGTTAAATCTCTTCTTATCTTCATCGGAAAGCTTGTCATATATGTCCTCTGCGGTTAAAACCACTTTCAGACAATAAGTTGGCAGCCTGTTGCCCATGTCAATTCTTTTCATATTATAAATCCTATCTTTTATTTACTCTCCCTGCCGCAAAAGAAGCCTAAGTTCTTTCCATCAAGATTCAGTACAGCCTTCATGCAGCGACCGTGATCGCATTTATCCCCATCATTTTTATCACACTGTTCAAACCAATGGATTTCTTCAAGAAGTTTTGCAGCTTTTTGTTTGGCATCTTCTTTTCGCTTTTCGTAACACTGTTTTGCTTTTTCGGAAAAATCACAATTGTCTCCGTTCGGTGAAGAGACATTAGAATAGTAGCAGCCACCTTTGTTATATCCACGGATGGTGTCTTTGCAGTATTGAATTATGTGATCTTCCCAGCCAGAAATATCCATTGATCCGGCAAGATAGTTGCCGCACTCGCATTTATAATGTGTGATTGGCCTACCGTATCCATCTCTGAGATTCATAATTGTTCTCTCGTTTTTATACGGGTCGTCACTTCTGATTTCTTCTTTGCCACACACGGGGCAGTAGAATAACCTCATTGCTATGTCTCGCTTTCACTTAATAATGCCCTTCGCTCGTTCCCCATCGGATATGTTTGTTTTCGGCGCTCGATGAACTCAATTGCTTCAGCTTTCGTATACACCTTAGTTCGAAGCTGATTTGTTAACGACCGCATCCATGACGCATCTTGACACATATGCCATTGGTATGGTGTCATTTCCATACACCACCAACATCCACCATTCATGCCATCGGTATATCCGAAGTCTTTGCATGTAATGTATTTCTGAACCGGCGGAACATAGTGAGAACGGCACCAAGTTAATGTTTCTGGAACAAAATCTTGATTAGTTTCACATAATTGGCAAAGATTGAATATTGCTGTCGGACATTGCTCTACACCTGGTTCATGACATTGGCCTCCGAAATCGCAACACATAGCTCCCTCTGCGATTTCTTTTTCAAATAAACACTTCATAATAATCCTATTCTATAGGCAATCAACAGCCCATTCCCGTACAATTAGTTTTTGTTTACACCACGGACATATGATACACATCTTATGAATGTCTAATTTAAGGCCACCATCATAGTACGATTCGTGGAACCTGTCTTCCCGATCGTACTCTAATGTACAGCCGCAACTTGTGCATACTGTTCTTGCCCTAGCCAATTCTTGATTTGTAAGTACTTTAATCATCCATCTTCCTCGCAGTCATCAATAAAGACCAGCCCGTCAAATTCGTTGACTCCACTCGAAACATTCTCGACCGGCACGTACCAAATATGATCTGGTAAAAAGCGGCTGCCAACAACAACTATTAAATTGTCTGGAAATTGATTCAATTTCTCTTTTAATTCTTTTACTGTCACAGAATCACGCTCATTCATCCATATATTCCGCGATTGTACTATTCATGCTCTGTGCCTTTGATTTTATGAGCTTTATATAGTATATAGGGGATGCCCCATATAGGAATTGAATAAATAATTCCTACAATTAAAACGGCAAAACCGACACATCCGACCATCCCGTAAAGTATCATTTCAAAAATGGACAGATCATACGCATACTCATCACTTTCATGTGTCCAATAATCTAAAAACCTGTCTTTAATTGTCATTGCATGTCCTCCGACGAATCATTTTTCTACCGCACTCTGGGCAATATTTAGGTACATAATTATCGTCGCCATCGAAAGCAAACTCAAACATGCAATTAGAGCAAGTGTCTGGATAGTTTTCATCTGGGACAATCCATTCTGCCTCTTGGTTAGAGAGTTCCATGATTCTGTTCGCCGCTTCATCGTCTATGTTAAATTCAAAACTTAAACACAAAAGATATGCCGGGCATCCATCGCATGGTTGCTCTGGATCACCAGATGAACATCTTCGTAACGCACTGACAAGTTCTTCATCAGTTAGCTTCTCGCCCAACTTTTTCATTTCTTACTCCACCCGTCCATTTCTCGAAGCTTCTCTTGGATTCTCCGAATCACAGGCCACGCTTCATCTGGAATTACATGGTCATCAACATAGTAGCAAATTTCATCTGCTAGAATATCGAAAACATTCTGCCCACCAAAAGGTTTCTCTTCTGAATCCTTTGTCCATATGTAGACGGAATGCCATTTCACCTTGTCAACATCATACCAAGGGCTAATTTCATGTGCTAATTCCCAAAGCTCATGGTAGAGCTTCATGTATTCATCATCTCTGCTTTTAGTAATAGCACTCATACTGATTATAAAACTGCACTTTCATTTGTAGAATTCATGCATCAGTGCATCGATGAGGTTTTGTTCTGTAATTTTGCCGATAATATCATACTCGGCAATATCACCACCATTGGTGAACGTATATGTCTTCTCCTTATTAACTGCAATATTGTAGAAGATGACGTCATCGCAGTTTCCATCAACATAGTAGCCAGCAATCATGCCTACCATATATGTATTGTTCTTTTCAAAAATTACGAAGTCGCCTGTATCGTACTTCGTGCTAAACTCCAAAATAACCTTCCCCATGTGCGCTCCTTGATATATCGATTTTATTGAACCCAATATCTTTCAAACGAAATGATACTCGGTTTGATGCCAGTATACTCAAACATCTTATGAAACTTTTTTATTGCACGACACTCATCTTTTGCTTCTACAATCGTTGTATGTGTGCCATAACGATCATACACAACTTTGTATAGCTTTCTTTGCCCAAATAACTTTATCCAAAACATTTTCCACATAAAATGCTTACCTCTTTATTTATGGTTGCCATCAATTATTTCAGGGAACATGACATACTTGCGCACAACGATTGTCAACGGAGAACAAAAGTCATCGAGGTCACTGATTATGCGGATTACCTCATAGTATTCATCATTGAACTTAAAGATATCATGTTGACGAGGAATGTAATTTAGATACATTTTAAGAATCGCAGATTCTCCATCCTTATATACCGCACCGCCAGATTTGTTGACGTCTTTTATAATCATCTCGTAACCTGCCATCATCTACTCCTTAGTAAATCGTCATATTATTACCAATAAATATGCCCAACTCCATCTACTTCTTCAGGCTCAAAAACAGTTCCGCCAACAATCATGCGTCCATCTGGCAAAATTTCCGCTTCACTTTCGCATAAATGGTATCGACCATATTTAGCATATTGTGAAGCAAGAGGATTACCGTCTCCGTGACTCCAACGCTCAATAATTGCTTTAGGCTCTTCTTCATTAAAGTAAAACCCTTGGTCAAAATTTTCATAAGCACAACAAGTGCAACCTGTTCTACATTCAATCCACCAAACTTTTTTAGTTTCAAACATATATCTGCCACCTCATAAAATTATCCTTTGGAATACCATGGGCCGGTCTTATAATCGAAGTAAGCCTTCATTGCATTTGCGTCATGTGCTTTGATAATCTCTCGCAGATGTTCTGCGTGATCTGGAGCAATTACATCCAGAGGACATATCTTCGATTCCCTGTCGCCGTTGCAACCCTCAACGATTAGCAAATGACCGTCAAGTTCTCTATCACACATCCAACAACGTAAACCGTACGGGCATCTGTGGCAGATACATTCAGTGCAAAACACGATATCAACCTTTCTTAATTCCCGCCCTCTTTTCCCACTCTTTCATTTTGGAGCGGTTTCTCTCAAGCTCTAAATTTTTCAAATGATTGGAGCACTTATTCATAATTGGTACAAACTCGGGGTATAACCAACCATAACAATGTGGGCCGGTTCTGATTTGTGCACACTTATATGCCCATCTGTACTCTTTAATTGTTTCGATGATTTCTGCATCGACTTCTCTAACAGGTCGAATTCTCATGTAATCCTACCATTCGTAAGTTGGGAGTGATTCAAGTTCCTCTCCATCACAATCCAAACACAGCCATTGGCAATTGTTCGTGAATGCCTCACAAATACATGCTAACAAGTCAAGTGGTAAATCCTTTGACGTGATAGCAGAATTATCACCAACATATATCCACCACCCATACTCGCCCTTTTCATACACGGAAAGACCTAGCATATTTGTATCTGGCTCAATGCTGAGCTTCCTGGCTGTATCGCTGCTAATATGAGCGGTCGAAATGGTCAAGCACTTTGTAATATCCATTCCTATTTCTCCTTTTATTTATGGTCCGAGCTGGGGGATTCGAACCCCCGGCCTCCTGATCCCAAATCAGGCGCGATGACTAAACTTCGCTAAGCCCGGATATTTGGCGGAGGATGTAGGAGTCGAACCTACGGACGGGCGGACCCGTCGACAGCTTTCGAGGCTGTTCCCTTAAGCCACTCGGGCAATCCTCCGTGGTTAAGTCAATTATTTCCATGTTTTATTATGTATAACTGACTCAATAGTTTTTCTGCACACACCATATTTTCTTGCAAACGACCGTATTCCATTGGTGTGTGATCCTAAAATACAGTTCTCTCTGATGTCATGCACAGCATCCCACGATAGTTTCGCAGAACTTGCGTTTTCGCCTTTTAACAATTCTATATCTATAAGGCCGCATGCATATTTGTGAATCTCATTATCTTGGCGTGTACACCATTCTAAGTTGTCAACTTCATTATTCCGTTTGTTCCCGTTGATGTGGTTAACTTCCGGGTAATCATTTGGATTATCAATAAATGTATGTGCAACTGCCTTATGAATTATAATGTTGATTCTTTTTGCCCTGCTACCCAAAGAAGTTCGTACACATAAATAGCCACTACTGAGCACAGATGGACTATATATATGTCCTGTGAGCCTGTTTCTTAGGCGACCATGCGAACTAACTTCAAATCGGTTATCTTCATCACAGAGTCCCGGATACGATAATCTTTTCCAAATTTCTGGCATGTATCTCCTTTTCATAGTGGTGCGGGCAGCGGGACTCGAACCCGCACGCCTCTCGACAGGGGAACCTAAATCCCCAGAGTCTACCGATTCCACCATGCCCGCATCTATTACTATGTTAGTTCTTCGATTGTAAATTCCTGAATTTCCGCATCCATCGCTTCAATTCTCTTTCTATCAGAAAGTTTATAATTGAGCGACGGCGCGTAATTCTTTCTGTCATGTCTACCCTTATTTCGTGTTTTCGGACTACACATGGGGCAAGAACAGTGAATCTTATTCTTGGAATACTGATGCAAATTGCTATAGTAACTGTGTTCTTGACCGTATCTGCCATAGATTTGGTCAGATATCCGTTTCTTTCTTAAAGCTTTTCTCCAAGAGAAGTCTCTATTTTCGGCACCGATCATGGAACACACTTCCTTTCATTTACCACTCAAAATCACAATTCTCTTCATCCAAGATATCACTGTCCTGAACATACTCCATTTGCCCCAACGGGATCTCATGCAGATTATCTTTGGCATATTCGATTGCGTCATCCAGAGAATAGCAAGCTGGAACATCGATATAGCTGTCATATACCGCCATGCACTGTACTGTCACATGAAGTCTCTTATTCTCTGTCATATAATCCTGCAACGTATCCCATGTTTCGGGAATTGGCAATCCAAATTTCTGACAGTATTCAATCTTCCTTTGGCGACAAGCAGCTAAGAAACGCTCATTTTCTTCTGGAGACCATTCTTTACAGAAATTCAACATATGTATACCTCCGTTACATTCCAGGCATTAGCTTATCTATGTAAAAGAACTCTGAATGACTACCCACATCGAACTTCATCATCGGAACACCGTCCCGAGGTTCTTTCCAATATCGTACGTAGTAGCTTTTATACTTCCGCTCTTCAAGGAATGGATTGATAACCTGCATTGCTGCCTTAAAGATTTCATTGGGCGTTTCGCCCACTTCTTTTACTTCACCGATTTGGCGCATTTCATCATAGCAATTACAAAAATATACTTTCATGCTTACCCCGTTAGTCTAAAATATCTTCAATGCACTCAATTGCCGTGTCTGCCCATTCTTTTGCAGCTGCTTTAATTGCAGGTGTTGCATTTTTGAATGCCTCTGCTAAATCCTTAATTCCAGAGCGAATGTGACCAGTAAACTTGGACCATTCCTGATCGTCATTTTGGCAGACTAGGTATCTACCGATAATATAAAACGTAGCATACAGCAAACCCATAGTGACACAGAAAGAAATAATATCTCCGGCAATACCGAAGATAAACGTCATAAATCCGTATGCCCACTCTTCTAATTTAGTTTCTGTCATAAATATCCTTTCAAAGTATTCTTCAATATGCTCTCCCTAACAGCGTACAGCTCCTTACGAGCGTGGGTTTTGCCCTCTTGCAAGGTCGCAGGGTTACTGGTTTGGAGAACGCCTACTGTTAACCCTTTTTCGGCATGTATTTGTTACTTCATATCGCTGAGGCATGCAGCAATTGTTACAGCCGCACAAGCCTTATTCCATTCACACCAAAAACCACATTTTTCTTCAATGCAATTATCAGACCCAGCACTTATATCTGCAGGGCTTTTTGCTGCTTGCCTAAATGGACACTTCTTCGCAATCTTTTCTGGTCTAGGTTTTATCCCCATAACATAGCGTGTTAATCGACCACAACCTTCACAGCGATCTTTATATTTACTCAGAATGATATTCTCGATATCATATTCGTCCGGATGCCATGTGGCAATAAAGCACTCCTTGCATAGTTCTGCCATATTAACCTCATTCGTCCAGCAGCTTTGCTGTGTTAATAAAAATCTTTTTAAGCTGATCGTCATAGCCAAAACGATTTGCATTAAGTTCAATGCTCTTTAACAGATTCCCATCATTTTGGCGCAAAGAAGCTGCCTTCCAATCACACAGCATTTCAACGATATCAACGAGAGTCATATCATCAATACCCTTTGTAAAATGCTCAGGATGGTGTCTATTGGAAGCATAATGATGTTGCAGAGCAGTATTCATTTGCCTCAGAAACCCATTGTATTCTTCGCTTCCGTATGTTGAATGAGCCAGCTTCGGTGTGAACTCCGCAAACACTTCAACTTCAGGAGATTCGAGTTTTGTGCTATCATGCCTTACTGCACGAGTCGTCAGTGCATCAGTAAAAATCCGAATGAATTTGCGAACATTTTCGATATGCTTAATTGTTTCGACTTGACATTCTGCAATTGTCATAAAATACCTCATAATAATTTAAGTATGGCGGAAGCGGTGGGATTCGAACCCACGGAGGTGTTACCCTCGCCGGTTTTCAAGACCGGTACCTTAAGCCGCTCGGTCACGCTTCCATATAATGCACCGATTAGGGTGCATTAAGGGTTTCAGGTATCTCTTCGGACAACAACTGATCAATATCATGCAGCGTCTTATCCGAAAAGGTATTCCATTTATTAAATGCAACGTCCTCATTTTCGAGTTCTACATACTGACGCCAAGCCTCGGGGTATAAGTCTTTTATATCCCTATGTTCTGCCAGCTTTGCATTTGGACAAAACCAACATCCACCTCTCTTAGAAAAGCCATATGTGGGACTAAGCAAACCGTACTCTTCACACAATTTCATTGCATCGTCTTCAGTTAGTCCATACTTTTCCAGCAAGGAAATGTTGTTTGTTTTATATAAGCTGGACAATCGCTTCGGTTCATCGATAGCAATTCCTACATACTGGACACACTCTTCGTGAATGCCCTTATAGTACGCATTGATCGCTCTCATTTTGCAGTCTCGTTTTACGGAGCAAAGTCCATTCGGAGGGAAGCCATATCTCATACCTTTATGCTCAATATGTTTTCGAGGCTTCTCGATTACCCTGTTGAATACAGAAAGGAAATCTCTATCTGAATGAATGACGTCAACATGGTATCCCCAGGATTCAAATAATGGGATTGCTTTGTTTTTTATGAAGTCTATGTGTCGGGGATTTTCCCCGCTAATTCCGTTTGCTTTATCAAACATTACTTCTACGAACACAATACTATCTACTGGTTCGTTGTGTATATGTGCAAGAATGATACTTGCTGTGCTGTCTTTGCCACCAGACCAACTGACTGAATAGTGCATGAGGAGTATGTACTAACAACATACCCGACACCTCTTGACTACCATTAGATTGGTTTACAATCCGCAAAGGCTTCAGTGTAACTTGCTCGCCACTCGCCATCACAAAACAGTTAGGTTGTTAAAATCTCCCTTCTCTGCACTTTAGCCGTCTGGAGCATACGTCTCCAGAAGCTAATTTCGTCTTTGTCAGCCCGGTAGATAGCGCAATCCAGCATCGCCTTGCACTCTTCGATACTGTTCTCAATTTCGCCAAGTTTTGGTTTACACTCAGCCGTGCAAGTATTGCCCATAAATGAGAAGTAGTCAGCCTGGGCTTCCTGCATCGTCATTGGAATCACCTCTATCTATAAGATTTATTTTGTTAAATCAATACTCTCTGTCTCAGGAGTACTGAACCAACCTAAACTGATTTTCCCGCAATATTTACAGCGGGAGACAATTACTGTAACATTCTTATGCATCTCGATGTCTTCATACAAACACGGATCAAGCGAATGAACACCGTCAGGTTTAATGTCTATTCCCTCTGGATGGGAACAGTTATTCTGTCTCATTTTCCCTCCACTCTATTTGATAAGGATTAGAAATGACACTATGATTTGAAGCACATGGATAAACTGGTCGGTGGTTAAATTTATCACGAGCATATTTGCCTTTAAGTTATCTACCAAAGAATGGATGATTACATTCGCGGTAAAAACCACGGCAAATGTAGTTGATACTTCAAACTTGTAGTAAACAGCTATTGGAAACATAATCATAAATGCCCAGCTTAAACTGTGCATTGTCAAAGCTACCAAGTAATCAAATCTGTATAGCTTTTGTGGGTAGTTTTCTTCCCACCATTTCTTCTGCTTCATGGATGCGAGTGGACCGATTGCCTGTAGATAATAATCGTCTACAATATGGCAGAAGACCATCAGCATCAATACAAATGATTTAGACACTAAGTACCTCCTTTTTGATTATGAAACATGAGTTTGGTACAAATTTAACCCGTTGCGCGCCAACGGCTCAGCTCTTTATGCAAGTCAATTCCCGCCCATTTCATCGCATGATCGAACGAATTAGACAGGCCATGGCTATCGTGGCACGCCCATAAGAAAGCCATGTTCATATAGTTGATGCTTTCCGGATTAGGATTCTTAACATATTTACCAAGATGAACCCAGAATAGTTCTGACATATCACCGTGATCCCATGTCTCGAAATCAGATGGATGCTTAATTTCTGCGCTTCTTTCAATAACCTTAGCTTGTTTTCTTTTTTCAGCACAGGGGAAGCACAAGCGTGCACCCCCTAAGCTACCCCATGTAATATGGGATTCACAACCACAGTCTTCACAAACATTCATACGAACACCTCAAATTTGGTGCCAAAATTAGGCACCAATAGTTTTGAAGAAAATATCCGTCCGACGATTGGGCATCGTCTCCTCTGTGCTTAAACTAGGATCAACCAACATCTTAGAGTTACCGTTGCCAATAACAATAATTCTGTCAGGATTGATACCGCAAGCAACAAAGTAATTCTTAACAGTCTTCGCTCTGCTTGTGGACAGTGCATCACCAGAATACTTATGACCATCAAAATTCACATTGCCTTCGATCTGAATAATCGTACCATCCAAAACTTTGGCAATTTCAACGAACTCATCTAACACAGCAGCAGCTGCAGCATTATCCTTAAACTTAGCAGTATCAGGATGGAATTCGATTGTACAACTCTTACTCAGCATAGAGGGAACATCCATCGCAGCTTCCTTCTGTTCCTCTGTAATTTCAATGGTATCCGCCTGGATCAGAGAAGAATAGTTGTTAGACAGTGCATTTACATAGCTTGTGTCAAAGAGAGTTGCGCCCAGAGGACGATCCACCGTCTCACCAATGCTTTCCCATACGGAACACATATCTGCATAAACAATGGGGCAATCATTTTCTAAGGCGTTGACATTCTCTGCATAACCCATCAAGCCAGCATCGCCGCACATACCCTTGATATCTTCATCAGAAGAGTCCGCAAACATAGGCATTGCCTTTCTGATGTAGGTAAACTCAGTTTCGTACATAGGCTCTGCCTGGAAAATACCATCGATGAACTTGGAAACAACATCGGAATGTGCCTGTGCAAAGTCAGCACGGAATACGATGCCATCCATAATCAACTTATTGGACGCGGAGGTGTCAAACAGAATATGGGAATCCGTACTTGCTTCTGCATTAGACAGGTAAGGCTGCCAAGTTGCTGCCACATCCAGAGAGCCTGCAAAGAATGCTTGGCCGGTCTGTTCTGCATCATCCAGGAGAATCAGATTATCGATGATTTCTGCCTTTTCAGCATCTGTCAAATCGGACTTGTTGACAAACCAAATAACCAGAGACTGTGCCTCAGAGAACTTAGGCACACCGATCTTTGCGCCAACCAGATTCTCGATAGATGTAATATTGCTCAGTGCAATAATGCCATCGCCACCATCAGAGTAGTTTGTAAACACAGGCATAACCACATCCAAACCTGCGTCTGCAAATTTACCAGACAGGAAAGCTGCACGATTCAGTGTATAACCTGCGGCATTCAAGTCGCCCTTAATCAGAGCATTACTGGATGCCTCCGCGTCATTCACAATATGGATATTAACCTTCAGACCAAGGTTATCAAAAATAGAACCAGGCTGAGTTGTCAGACCCTGGTTTGCATCAATGATGGGCTTCCAACCAATCCACTCATCCAGAGACAGGTTGATTTCAGTATTGCTGATGTCGACTTTACTCGTCTCCGCAGGCTTTGCAGTCGCTGCAGGCTTTCCAGTTTCGCTCTTTTCGGGATAATTACCGATATTGTCAGAGCCGAAATTGTCAATCAGCTTAGGTGCGAAATAGTTGTACGCAAAGAACGCTGCGCCGCAAAGAATTGCAGCAACCAGAATAAAAATCACAACACGACCGGCAGTCGTCAGTTTCATTCTCTTCAATTTTTACTTGCCTCCATTATACTTCTTCTTGAGCTCTTCCAGATAGGCATCGTTATGTAGCTTTGCTGCATTCTGCTCTGCACGAGCAATCTTAGTGGATGCCTTGTTTTCATGGACAATGCGAGCGCCATCCGCTTCCTTCTCCAGCTCAGTAGAGCCATCCAGAACCGCACTCAGCATCTTGTCTGTTGCAGAATCCTTCCGCAGCTCGTCCAGATCGCCATACAGATCCTTCATCTGGGTATTCATCTTGATCTTGTTAATGGTTTCCTTCTTCTTACGCTGCAGTTCACGCAGATTATTGCTGTAAGTAGTGTGGATCTGAGTTGCTTCTGCCACCATCGGAGTCAGCTTAGCAACTCGATTCTGCTCGTACTGCAGTTCGGTCATCAGCTCAGAACGCTTCTCTGCATAAACCTGTGCATCAGCCATGCGTCCCGCCTTCACCAGGCTCTCGCAAGAAGCTTCTACCTGCTTGATTTTACTGGTCAGTCTCTCAACTGCGGTCTTTGCATGATTCAGTTCACCAGACAGCTTATTCAGAGTAGAAGATGCCTGATTATACTTTTCCTGAACTTCATCAATTGCCTGATTGAAAACCGCTGCAGCACCTTCAGGAGTTTTGGCCTGATCCTCAACAAAGACATCAAGAATACCGCCAACCAACACCTTCAGTTTCTTGCGAAATCCAGGGAACAGCACAAGTGCCAGCACAACGAGTGCAATGATTACGCCAAATACATATTCCATCTTACTTTACCTCCATTCCATTACAAAATTCGACTAAACCGGTGATAACACAGACTTCATCCTCAATAGATTTCTTAGTTGCTGCGATAATCTCTTCAGCATTTTTGATTTTGATTGTCGCAGCTTCAATTGCCTGCTTCAGAGCCTCGATATCTGCATTAGCGGCTGCAATTTCTGCAGTTCTCTCATCGACAACCTTTGCCTGTGCCATACGAAGAACGTCCATACGGCTCAGTGCGTCTGTAACGAGATCCGCGACAGAGATTTTGGAAACCGCCAAAATACCAGATACGGTACTTTGCTTCTTCGCAGTTGTCATTTCAGAAGGCAGAGTCTCAATAAACGCCTTCACAGCGTAAATTGATTCATCCATCTCTTCCATTTCGTTTTGCTTGTAGATTTCGCTGATGATGTTGTTTGTGGACTTAATATCCGCATCTACCTCGGGAGCAGGATTGACCACCGGTGCCTCCGGTGCAACAATACCTACCTCAGGCTCTTCGCTGACAACAAGTCCCAGTTTTTCCAGAAAGCCCATGTCATTTCCCCTTTGTTAATGTAATAATTTGATCGCACATACGGTTTGCTTCTGCAATACTGTGCGTGACCATAATGATTGTTCCGCCCGTTTCACTGTGAACCGCCTTGATTAGTTGTTGCATTCTCGCTCTTGTAACATCATCAAGAGCTGACAGTGGCTCATCCATGAGCAGGTACTTCGGCTTGATGAACAAAACTCTTGCCAACGCAAGTCTTTGTTGCATACCACCAGACAGTTCTGTCGGATATCTGTCCATGTATTCACCCAAGCCAACCTGCTCCAAGACTTCCTTCGCTCTTGGAACAAGCTCTCTTCTCTTGCGTTTGCTTCTTTCTGCAATCAACACATTATCAACGCAATTGAGCCAGTTGAAGTTTGTATACCGTTGATGCATCATATAGATTTGGCAATTATCATTGCGAATCACTTTGCCAGACAGAGGCTTCTTCAATTTAGCGATCGTCTTTAATAGTGTGCTCTTGCCACATCCAGACGGACCGAGAATGCCATAGATCTTACCGTCTTCAAATACTGCATTTAGCGGATCAAGCAGAGGCTTTTTATATCCAACCACCAAATTATTCAAGGTTATCATCTAAATACCTCCATCTGAAACACTTTTTGATTAGTGCATTGCCCGCCTTGTCAAACAAATAGCTGAATGCGATAATCACCAAGATCGCTGCAAAAACAATTGCAGTTTTACCTCTGGCAGCCCCCTGATTGATAATGTATCCTAAGCCATATTTTGCGTTTACTGCTTCAATAACTGCAACATAAGTCCAGCCAATGCCATACATCATTAAGAATGAACTCATAACCGAGGGTAATGCAGCCGGTAAAAGAATTTCTGTAATGATTTGATGTGATTTCATACCGATTGACTTACCAGTATCAATTAGATCCTGAGAGACATCTTCTAGACAAAGTACTGTTGTTGGCAGTACGTATACAAAAGATGCAAGGAATAGAAATGACACCTTCATCGTCTCATCGATGCCAAACCAAAGGATTAGCAACGGAGAAAATGCAGTTACTGGAATATATCTCATTGCAGAAACGACCGGAGAAATAATATCCTTTAACGTTTCTGACAAAGAAATAAGCAGTGCCACCGGCACTGCAATTACGATTGCAAGTAATGTAGCCGCTGAAATGCGACTAAACGAATACAACAGGCCAGGAATTAACTGACCAGATTCAAACAAGCCGACAAGTGCCTCCCACACTGCGATAGGAGATGGTACGAACAAAGGCGTGGTCATCATAGAACCCGCCTGCCATGCGATGCAGACAAGAATAACTCCGATTAGTTTTCTCAATATTTGCCCTCCTGCATCACGCATTTACCACATTGATTTGACAGGATCTCATTACTTCCAAAGCAGCACTATGTTTTTCCGGCGTCACACCGGCACAACAGCTTGCATCTACTGTGATTTCTACTTCAGGATAGTGCGTCTTCAGCATCAGAGCATTGGTGATAACACAAATATCAGTGCAGACGCCAACAATCTCGATTCCATCTACATCAAGCAAGTCGCTAAATGCTTCCCACTCAGTGTAGCCAAAAGAAAACTTATCCAGAATTACCGTACCGAACTGGCTCTGAATGTCTTTATGGATGCACCAGCCCTGTGTATTATACATACAGTGCTGAACAGGAAGATGTTTGCCCTCATTTGTGTTTAAGTAATTGCAGTGATGCGTATCTCTCGTAAAGATAATATTATCACCTGCAGCTACATACGCTTCTACTTTTGCTTGAACTCTGGGCACAATGGACTTGGCCTCTGCCGTTCCCAAGGCACCTTCAATGAAATCGTTCTGCATGTCGATTACAATTAGAGTTTTCATTGCATCCTCCTTATTTCATTACCTCTGGATTCTCATAGAAGAATCTATAGAACTTGGCTTCATCCTCGCTCAAAGAACAGAACAGTTCCAATTCATTTCCGTGGATTCCCAACAACTCACCAAGAGCGAGGCACTGGGAAAACTTAGATTTTAGATTGTATGTATCTCCTGCGGGAGACTCCAACCAAACCTCACCCTTGCAGGAATTAACCGTTGCAAAGAACGCTTCAACTTCTTCGATGTTTCTAAGTCTCACGCATTTTCCTCCGGCTCACCGATTGTCTCATAGCAACAGAAATCGTCACAAGGATTGTTTGTAATCGCACGAGTCTGATGTTCTTCATCAGGGCCGGCATAACATCCGATTACCTTATCCTCTTCTTTGCATCTGCGGGAATGTACACAGAAATAACAATCAGGCTTACATTTTTCACTATTGCACTTCTTCATAAAACCTCCGTGAATTGCTTGTAATATTAGCGAGCTCATGCACCTACAGTGCGGCATCTGGAACTCGTACTCGCAGTTCGTGAGATGGAGGGCGGTTCTCACGACAGATTGAGAAAGGCTAACCCTTTAACAGCATGATTTAATCCTCACTTACATGGCGGAGTAGACTGGACTCGAACCAGCACACCGGTCTCCCGGCTACTCATCGCTTAGCAGGCGACTATCTTCCCAGTTAGGCTTACTACTCCGTATTATGTATTTTGTTTCTTTGGCTTACTTAAAGCACCCATCTTTTTAGCTTTCAAGAAATCCAAGAATTTAACGACTGCAGATGCACAGTCCAGGCATACCTCAATAGTGGCAAAAGAATTCTCCTTATCCATGTTCTTGCCATTACAAGTCATGATATGTCCGTTTTCATCGCCCATCGTCAAAAGACGCATAGGTTGCCCCTTGATTTCTCTTTCACAGATGTCACAGCATCTTTTAATCATTTCGATCCCCCGATTAAAAATTGCGCCGCAGTAAGTGCGGCGCATCAGTTTACTCAATAAATTGTTTTCCTATTTCTGTGTCGAAGAACATTTTTCGCAGCGTACAAATGTCTTTCGGTACGCTATCTCGATCCTCAACATCATGCAAGGTTTTTACCCAAGCATAGTACTGGTTTGCCAGAGGAGTAACCAAGGCAGATGTCTTATCCCTGCGAATGTATCCACACCGAATAGCTTCGTGAGAGACACCCCTCATAAACTTCCAGAAGTTATAGTATCTGAGTTTGATTTTGACCATGTAACCGTTGGCGTCTTCGATTACAAATCCCTCAATATGCCTACCGTTATACTTGTAGTCTTCATCTGTAACTGCATAATACCAATCAAAGAAGTCCTGCCATGTATCAATAACGTCAGCTTTTTCCTTGTGAAGTAGGCCGAACCTCTTTGCAACATCGCACATTGAATCGTAGTCATATTTCCGGTAAGTAATATCGTTATATACGATATCCAGTAAGTACAACTGGCTCTCTGGATATTCGATAATATGCGGATCGTGTTTCATATCCACACATTCGAATACGAAAGACACATCATTCTCTTTCGCAAACAGCTTCATTGCATTGACGGCATCTACAGGGACCTTATCATACAGCATCTCACGCAGCCAAACAGCAAACTCGCCTTCTGGGTTAGACTTAGTAGTTACAAACAGATCATCGGAATCAGGATTGTAACTTACAATTCCCAAGAAGCCATTCTCCTTCACATATGTTGTGACCGGGAATGCCAGTTTATTCTGGAGCATATCGAACTTTGTTTCCGGTCTCTCATTGATGTTGAAGAACTTATCGTAGGCTCTAGCTATAACCTTTTGCTTCGGCACATTGATATATAGTCCTCGTGCCTTGGTTGTCTGTTCATCCCAAACCCTATCATAGAAAGCGGTCTTCGTGAAATTGAAGGAGGAAATGTCCCCATAACGCTTTTCTTGGATATATCGATTCTTTCTCAGTTCGAGAATTACGTCCCCGACAGTTTTCTCATTCTTCTGTGCTACGGGCTGAACCACATCGGGTTCTTTGAACACATTATTTTTCACTTCAAAAGTTTCAATAGACCCATCCTGAGAAAATTGCACCGCACGAAGACACCCGCCCATTTCGACTCGGCCTTCGAGATTGAATACCCGTTCATTTACCTGCACCGGTAAATGCTTCGTGTTTCGGTGTCCATGGCTTTGAATGAAATGTTCAGGTGTATTCTTCACGAAAGATTCTGCCACTGTCTCAAAGTCATTGTAGCTGCCAACACCCTTTATCATTTGTGCTGTTGCAACGAATGTCAGATTTTCAGGAACATTGCTTATTCCGCCATGAGTTACAATATGTCGCTGCCCATTGTAGTTGTAGTACGCACACTGACCGAATTTTCTGTACAGCTGACGGACTTCCTTCTTTGTAATCTTGGAGTTTTCTAACTGAGTTTTTGTAATCAACTCAAACTCTTTGGATTTACTAACTCCATCGTTTGCCCACACCCAGAGCCATCTCTCATGATTGCCTTCAAGAAGAGTGACATTCGGTTTTTGATAGATGGATAAAAGGAATTGGATTACTTCTACATTCTCAACACCACGATCAATGTAGTCGCCAGCAAAAATGTAGTATTCATCATCTTTCATTCCACCATTCTGGTCGAAGTACTCCATCAAAGCTGTGTAGCAGCCATGAATATCACCGATATGGTGAATCTTTTTGTATTCACTCAAATCAATGGGCTTCATCCAGATTCTATCAAGCTCGTCGGGCTTAATCACAGTAATTCCCGCAGGAATCTTCTGTGTTTGGAATCTTGCGTACATCTTATCGATCGCTTCATCAGGAACTTTCTTGATGGGATCTCTATTGTTATTGCGCTCTTTGGTGACTTCAATAGGGATGTCTGTAAAATCGACGCAATAAATCCGGTACTTATAAGCTCCGCAAAGCTCCTTGTACCGGTTCATCTCAGATGTTTTGGAGTTTGTTGCATCAATAACAGTAAACTCACCGTTCTGCATTCTCAATTCGAGCAGCTTAAACAGTGTACTCCATACTGTATTGTCGTTTGCCTGGCTGATTTCTCGTTCTCCAGCTACATTGAGCACTGGGCTAGAGCAAAGCAGCCGAATATCATCGGCAGATAGGGTGTATGGCTTCAGACCATTTTGCTCAATCCATGTGGATTTTCCACATCCTGCACTACCTCTCAGTAGTAAAAGTACTCTCATTTACTCTTCTCCTGCTAAATATTCCTTCAAACAGGCAATTATGCCTTCAATTTCGCTCTCATTTGTATGTAAAACGGTGATTTTATTCAGCATTTCTTTCATGATTTTCATAGAATCCAGCTGACCTTTCGCATATCCTGCGGCATACCCGTTCTTATAGGATTCTTCACTCACTGCCCATAGATCCATTTGTGTACCTCGTCAGAACTTCCAGATTTCGACGTGGTATTCTTCCCAAAATACCTCAGCGATAATGGTCAGGATCTTATCCCAATCACCACCGCCTAATCCACATCCAATTTTGAACGGGAATGCGATGGTTTCACCGGGCGGTACACACTGCTTTAGATTATTTAAGCAGGAACGAAACGCGTTATAGTCTGTATATCGTTTTCCATCTGAACCATATCTATCCTGAGCAAACAGATTAACGATAATTCTATTACCGCACTTAACCATTTGTGCAGATCCGAGCAGCCCCGCTGGGTTTGATTCATGCTCTTTGCATAATTCCAAATAAGATTTATATGCTGTTGGGTAATAAGTACGGACGGATGCCGCAATTCCCCTACCCATTTTTCCTCTGCAATTTACTTGATGGCAAATTACTCTTGCATTGCTTTTGAAAATATCTCCGTTGTTAATCGTGATCGGCATATTACCTCCAACAATATCTCGGCCCTCTGCTTCAAACAGAAGTTGTATTGTTCATTTTCAAGTCAGTAGTGACATCCGAAGATGCCGTCATTAAATTTCTAAGAATAAATCCTCATAGTTTTCTTCTAAATACGGGAGTAAAAGTCCCAAATATGAGTGATTTCGAGTCACTATGCAGAACCTCGGGCTGTGAAGTTTTGCGAAACGATCATTGTCCGAGCAACATATTGAGCTGTACTACGAGTATCGAACTCATGACTGTCGTACTTTAGAATTACGGCTTGAGAAACGATTCTTGATCTTTTGATGGAGCTATTAAAATAGCTTTGTTCAAGTTTTAGTATATAAATCACTGTAAGTCACAAAACCATGACTTACACCGAAATTACATAACAATCTGGCTGAGCCAGTAGATAACGGAGACACTCCGTTGGGTGCTGATTTGAAAATTCCCGTTACATGCTTCTGTTTGAAGCAGAAAGCCGAGTGATCGGCTTCGCTGCTTAACCTTCTGCCTGATCAGGAGAAGGATTCTTACTCTGAATGAACGCCTCGATAACATCATCAAAGGAGTCATTCACGTTGTAGGGAGGCTCATATTCCACCTGTGTGTTAATCATCGCTGCATCAATTGCCGCAGAAACTTCATCTGCCTTAGTGATCATGTCTCGCATCATGCTCTTTGCGGCGGTCTTATCATAATTCTCGGTGGTAGTAACCTCAACATCATATCGATATGCCTGCTGAACGCCATTGATATCGAACTTGTATCCGTACTCCTGGGTCTTCTTCTTACCCGTTGCATACCGCATCATATTCCGAATCGCATTGTTGACAGACTGACGGAACTTATTGGTCTCGATTGCGGCGTCCATGTCAAATCCAATGTTTGCTTTAGCTACACCAATTGCGGTAGACAGCTTCTCACGTTCATCAACTAGATGAGCCATGAATTCCATCACGGTGTCATTGGAAATAAATTCGCCATTATCGACGGTTTCTTCTTCATCCTGTGCTTCAGGGTTTACTGCATTACGAAAATGCTTTTTAGTCGTTACCAAACAATGGCTCAGATCCGCCAGATTGTTTGTAGCACGAACCATCATGTTATCTAAGAATTTCTGATAACGAAAGGATTCCTTCAAGTTCATAAATTTCCTCCTGTGTATTGTGGATAGTGTCTTGATCGTATAGGACAGCAGACAAAGAACCCTCACATTCTCTCCTGATGTATTTCAACATGAATTCAGCGCTTATGGGGCACAAAATTCTGTACCATGCTGAATTGAAAAAGGCTTCAATTTCTTCCATTGAAGCCGTGTCATTCGCCACAAGTGCATCTTTGTAATCTTCTGCTGCCAACCATACAATTGCATTGGCTAATCTTCGTTCGGGCGTTGCGTTCTCGTCGTAATGTATGTATTCCAATCCTGTTAGACCGTCGATTTTTACAGCGATAAGTCATCACCCTCCTTACTCATAATTTGCTTCGGATTTATCTGTTCTAAGTGTAATAAAGACCGGGAACTGTAAGCTCTCTGCCTTTGTGTGCTTGTCACAGGATATCTCCTTATACTTTACTTCACAGAGAGTTCCAACGAGCGACTCCCTATTCTTCCAAAATTCTGTTCTCTGTTCATCCGTAAAGCCAGATCCTACATTTACCTCATTACCCTTGTACTCAAGTACAAATGCGCCGAGTGTTCCAGCAAGTCTGCCTGTTCCCTCTTCGCATCTGATAATTGGCAAATCCATAGTGTAGAATCTTTTTACTTTGAGAATACCCCTGTGCCGCTTGCATTGGTATGGTACATCGAGATTGACCATCAGCCCTTCTTTGTCCTCTCTAACCATCTGATCCAGATATTCCTCGATTTTGGACTGGTCATTACCTTCATACAGAACTTCCAAAACCTTGATATGATTGGACTCTATGCTGCCGGCAATGGAGTCTAAGAGCTTTCTTCTATCTCGATATCCATCCATGCTTTCTCCGAGATCAAACTCTGTCATAGGGATCACATCGAAAATCGTATAACAAATGCTTGTTTTGTCCTCGCTATCAGAATTGATAATTCCTGTAGCAACTCTAAACTTCTCGTTGTCGGTCAGATTTGTACCATCACATAACGTAAGTTCTCCATCAAAGACATACTTATCAGAATAATCAGACAGCCCTTCCAGGATATGGTTCATACCGGAAAACCGTTCTCCACTTCTTGCATATAATTGTCCATTGTAAAATGTGGCTCGAACACCGTTTAGCTTCTGTGTTAAAGCAAACCAGGCTCCATCTCTAAAAGGGTACTTATCAATAGGGTACGCTTGCTGCACTTCCCACTCCGGAATTAACCCAGGAATCACTTTATTGACAGTTTTTCCTGTAACGCCAAGTCTCAGCGTTTTCGCGAGAAGCTTCATATATAAGTCCTGTTCTTCTGTGGGGAAGTTCTCCAGAAAACCTTTAACATATCGAATACTTAGATTGTCTAATGCTTTTCTCGATGACAGATCGCGGCATACAGATCCGATAGTCTTGTAGTCCGGTCCGCCGTCAAACAGCGGTCTTGCCTCACTTAATGCCCTTTCGGATACCTTATAAGTAAGAAGGGGATGAAGTGCATAGTAAAGCAACTCTAAGAACTCTGGATTATTTTTATTTTGTTCAATCAACTTCTTCTTTGCGATTGCTCCATTTGTTGACTGGAGTTCTAAAACCGCATCGATTGCCGCAGATGACAATATTATCACCTCATTAAAAATAATTGGGGTGGTCTCCCACCCCTTCTCACATCCGTGTGTCATATAAAGCCGTTGTGTTTTTATATGACACATGCATAGCGTCGCTTCCAGAGCGAATCTTGACGTTAGTCAAGGAAACTTGCCTCAGCAAGTTTCTTAGCTCAGTGAGCGAATGGAAGCGTAGCGCCATTGTTTCACTTCCGCTAACAGCAAGAAGCAACCATCTCAACCTAATTATGTATCGAAATGATTCATCTCCATGTGAGTATGTATCAAAAGTACTTCATGCTATTGAACTAAACTAACAACTGCAAAAGAATGCGTTGAACGCTTCATCCTCTGCTTTTCTATCTGCTTCTTCTTCCATTGCGACTTCTGCAAGCTTTTCAGTACAGAATCCAAACAAATCCGAGACTGAAAACTCCTCCTCGGGGACTTCAAAATCATCTTCTTCGTCCTCCTCTTCATCATCTTCTTCGTCATCTTCATCGTCCAGATCTTCTTCCTCATCCCAATAATTATATCGGTCTGCAAAGCTTAACACATCGGATTTATAACCGTCGAAGTCTTCGTCATCGAGTACGGTATATTCAAAGCTACCCTCTCTATTGTAACAATCATGACCGTCTCTAATATCCATTAGCCAACGTCTTATGTCCGTCCAGTCATAGTCGTACGCATAATCATCGAGGTCATCCGCTATCCTTCCCGATAAGTTTTCACCTAACACAAGCTCATCACAAACATCACATTCTATTTCAGAAGCGAAGTCGATTAGGGACTCCCAATCGTGAACATTTTCCAAAAACTCATTGCGAGTCATTGTGTTTCCTCCTTGTAGATTTTTTGGTGCGCATGAAGGGACTTGAACCCCCGACCCATCGCTTAAAATGCGATTGCTCTTCCGGCTGAGCTACATGCGCATTTATAATTTTGTTGAACCAGCGCGAGATATCCACTTAATATTCCGTCTGCCGTTTCCTTTATTTGCACCTTTATATGTTTGTGTTAAACTATGGCAATTGGGGCAAAGCAATGTAAGATTTTCCTCTACATTATTTTCTGCATTTCCGTCAATGTGTTCTAGTTCGAGTGGAATTGTGTTGGTATATGGGTTCACTTCTCCCCATCCACACCTTGAGCACTTACTATTGTATTTTTCGAATAGGTAACGCCTGATGTGTTTAGAAACATTGATCCATGATTTCCCAATGCCACCATCAACCTTTCCCTCTTTCCAAGCTCTTATGAATTCTTTATATTCGAAATCATGTTGGCAATTGTTAGAACAGAAAGATCTTCCTTTAATAGGCAATTGTTTCCCGCAGTTTTTACATGTTCCGTAATCATAATGTTTATTTGAAAGCCTTTTCTTCTCGCCAAACGGTGAGCAGTCAAGACAATACTTTCGATTTTTTAAGTTTCTCCTTACACCATCAATAACGATCCAATTTGAAAAAGTTTTTCCGCAACTTTCACAAGTTTTAATCTATCCATCCCCTATCTATAAAGAATTATGTGTTTGGAGCCGGTAACAGGACTCGAACCCGCAACCCTCTGATTACAAAACAGACGCTCTACCGATTGAGCTATACCGGCAAATGACGGGGAACGTCCCCGTCTTGGTGGACCACCAGTCCGTGGGAAATGGAGCCTAACACCGCATCTATGCCTTACGCATTTGCTTTTGCCCTCGCCCATCTTTTTTCACCAAACAACGAGGTCTCAAGGTTAGTGGTCTGCTCCAATGTCTACTGTTAACCTTTTTCGACTACAGCCATCTCTTCCCAGCAGATGACCTTATTGGCGATTCTAAAAACGAAACCAGTGCAAGCACTGGCACATCTGGAAACTCCTCGCCAAAGTTTTGTGGAGCGGCATACGAGGCTCGAACTCGCGACACCCTGTTTGGAAAACAGGTACTCTACCAACTGAGCTAATACCGCATATAAATGGTACCTTGAAACTCACAACATAATTGCAGTTACATTGCTATAAACTCATTGATACCAGTTTTATTTTGCGAAAAAGAGGAAAAAGGGAGGACATGGCAGAGGTGGCAGGATTCGAACCTGCGAATACCGGAGTCAAAGTCCGATGCCTTACCGCTTGGCGACACCTCCATATATAAAAGCATCATTGTCAATCTACATTGCATAATTACCACTGAGAAGGACGATCTCCTCGACTCCAGTTAAGTGCACTAAAGCTGGCAATTCGTCATCTTATGAATACCTGAAACACGTTGCTTCTCAACGTGTTTTACGATTATCGCCTCTCGCAAAGTTGGTACGGTACCGCGATGGTACTGGCGATGCCGAGCTGTTTTTCCTGGACGACGACCGGTCTTCAGGCTCTCGCCGATGGTGTTGTGCATCTGCTCAAGTTGATACTTCCGCTAACAGCAAGAAGCACGCTTCAAAGAAACGTAATACATTGCCAAATGATGCTTTTATTTTCACTCCCTCTGTAATCTACAATACCCCTGATGTCCTTAGGATCTGCAAAACTTAGGGCCCTGAAGGCGCTTTCTAGGTGTCGAGATGAGATGGGCTGTAAGTAGAAATGCGTTGCGCTGCAACGCATTTTCGTGTTCTAGCCTCGAATTATAGACGCCAAACCCGAGGCGCCTGCCGGCCTGGCGGGCCGCCCGTCGGGTGTTCGTCCATCTCATCTTTGTGTTACTTCCACTCACAGTAAGAAGCACCAAACCAAATGGTGTGGTTATCCATTACAGAGTTATTTATTATGCCTTTAAGTCCGCCTTGATTAACTGAACAATATTGACGCCGTACTTATCGCCTATATGCTCGACAATTTTATCGATTCTATCGCCTTCAATCATTCGGTAATAGTTACGATATCCTTCAAGGATCTGCACATCCACTACGGCCCATGGTTCTCCATTCTTCTTATCCAGCACATAGTTGGACAGCATCGCTTGGAATTCACGTTTGCGCTTATAACCAACGGTAATTTCGTTGTCTTTATTAAGCATAACACCAAGGTTCCAATTGCTGCCCGCAGACGAACCATATCTAGTCTTTGTGGAGTTCAAAGAAAACGGCGCTTCAAACTCTTTTAACGTATCTACAATGTAAGACTCAACTGTACGGAAACTGAAATCATACTTTGAAGAAACGATAAAATCATCAGCATATCTCGTATACACAAATTGCTGATCGTCAAGGTTTCTGAATCCATTGGCTAACTTAAAGTCAATCGGAATCATCATAATGTTTGTGACAATCGGAGAAAGCGGAGTCCCCTGAGGTAATCCACCGTTTAAGAAACCAAGCTCAAGAGCGTTTCTTAACTCTCTTTCGCCGTCTTTTCTCTTTATCACTTCAGAAAAAGGAAACACCATTGAAAATTGTTTCATAACAAAATCTAAAGTTGTGCTTCCGAAGAAATTCGATAAGTCATACTTACCAAACCACTTACTCTCATTAGACTGGTGTCGTTTTACCGCATCCAAAGTGGATCTATGTTTGATGTAAGCAAATGCAGAAGTGTGATACAAAGCATTAAAATCCGTCTCAAACATCCGTTTCAGGGTGCGGAGTGTATCCATCAGTTCAGGGACAGGTGCATCGATTCGTCTCCATTTCCCTCCGCTCTTTTTAGGAATATGGAATGTGTAGTACAACTTTTCTCTTGGCTCTTTCCTGAGGTAGTCAACAGATTTATTGAATGCTGTGAGTTTTGCAATCAACGATTCAACGTTAATCTTTTCCAAATACTTGTGCGGGACAACATCCGCTGCATATGTCCTCGTATTAGATGTGTTTGGATTAAGCGCCCCAGAATCGTGAAAATCTTCAAAAAGAAATTCCTCCAATGTCATTTGTCTGTACATCGGAGATTGCATCATCGTTATGTAAACCATATCCGTTCCTCCTTCCATAAATATTGCAACTATAGCCTTATAGATATCCCAGTGTACCCCAGATCACCTTGAGCGCATTAAAAACAATATTTGGGATTGTTTTTAGTTTTATAAGTACGAGATACGGTTGATAGAGAATTGGAATTTCCTATGTATATCTCGTAGTTTTGAAAAGGTTTGTAGAACCCTGCTCGCGAAACTCTGAAGGAGCGGTAACCTGCAGCGAGCTGCGGCAGCTGGCGTGACCTGTGCGTCTGATCAAGTTGTTACATCCACTAACAGTAAGATGCTTCTTCTCACGAAGAAAATTACGTTATAGTTGTGCGGTATTAAAGGTTACCGCAAACCTAAGAACATTGATAGCTCATCGTCGCTAAATAATGATTCAGGGTGAAGTTCCACGGGAATCAGTGTACAAATTCCTGTTCCATGTGTCTCCACTTTGACTTCCGGGTTAATTTTGCAAATGGGGCGGATACCGTTTGTATCAACAGGATATTTATTTTGATGTCGTCCGTCACGACCTACTGCGCCAACATATCTGCCGTGTCTATCCGAAAGCCAGAATCCTATGTACGAACCTTCGCTGAATCCATAATTCTGCTTATTTCTCAGGAAATCCTCACTTCCGTTTGGACGCATTCCCCTCTTTGTGAAGTAAGGGAATCTTTCGTTTGCACTGCCCATAAAGTGCGTATACTTTGGCAGTTCAATCTCAGATACGAGAGCTTGGATCTCGTAATCTTCGAAGTCGTGCAGAAAACCAGGATGTTCTGCATATGCGCCAGAATTTCTCATCGGTGCTCTATCATACTCATGTGTAGGATGATACCAACGTGCATCCTGGCTGTTTAAGAACTGTCGAATATTGGACAGTATATAGTCTGGGTTACCACCATATCTGAAGTTCGCATCAGGGTGATTCTGCTCGCCCTCATCAAACTTCAAGCAATCCAGAACATACTTTGCGATGAAATCACAATCCATACTTGCTTTGATCCAGACAATGGGCGCAGGTGTGTTGCCTGCGCTATAATGTCCGAATGAAATAAGGTCGCCTACTTTCAGTCTTCCAATCGTTGTTTCCGTAATATCTCACCTCATATCAGAATGCCATCAGATCAAATCCGTACGCATCTGCAAGAATCAGTTTCTTGAGAGGCTTGCCATTCCAGAAATTCATGAAGTTTGCCACGCCGTAAGCGCAGATAATGCGGACCGTGGGGCAAACAGACAGGGTAACATTGCATGCAGATACAGGAGTTTCTTCCTTGGCTTCATCGTGAGAGAAGTTCATGGAGTTCAAGAAATCCTTCTTCATCTTGAAGTCAGACCAGTCAGCAGCATAATGCTGTGCATCTTCTAGTCTGGTTCTGAAGTCAAACATCGCCTTCACATAAGGGCTGTCCATATGAAGCTGCACAATTTCTCTGCGCAGATCGATATTGTCTACACACAGGAATACATAGCCGGAAAGCATCTTGCCCTTCCAGCCGTCGGGCTTAAGCTCAACGCCGTCAACCACATCAGGATTGATTTCCTTCAGGATATCCAGCAGAGCTTCGACTTTGGTCTTGCCCACATCCTTCTGACGGAACATCTGGTTGGCGAGATTATGAGGTTCGACAGTATCGAAATCCCATAATGTCATGTTGGTCACACCGCTTCTTGCGAGATTCTCTGCAACGGTAGAACCAACGCTGCCACATCCAATGATGTGGATTCTCGCATCATCCTTTTCAGGCTGAAAGTATTCATAGCACTTACTTAAATCCATGTTGTCCTCCTTATATATTACTGAGCATAAAACGGGTCTTTCAGATATGGATTGTCATCGGAATCATCAAAGCTGCTCTGCATCAAATCGTAGATGTCAGGCTTTTCTTCCTCTTCATCACAGGCATTAGCGCCCGCCCAGGTCTGGGAACTGAACTTAGTCTTTTTCTTGTCTTTCTTACCTTTGCCACCCTTCTTGGGGTCTTCCTTCTTGGGGTGCTGACTGGGAGCATTTGTTGCTGCAGGCTGATTACCAGCATAGGTGGGTCTGTAACCGGAATAGGTATTTCCGTTGTATCCGGCGTAGGTTCCGGGAGTATAACCCTTGTTCTTTACCATATCCTTTGCGCTCTTGATAAACTCGTCCAAACCAATACCACCATCTGCAATCTTTACATCAACGTCACCGCTTTCGAAGAGAATGTTCTTCTTCATGTCGTAGACCTTGAAGTAATGGTTGAAGGACTTGTTCCAGATCATAAAGATGTAGAACATATCGTCCTCAAGCTGTTCGAGAATCTGCTCCTGATGCGTCGTGTCAACACCCGAGGGAGAAACGCCCATGTTGACATGAGAGTGGCCCTGCATACGGATGTTATTGAATACTTCATCATCATGCTGATAGAGCCATGTCTGATAACGCTCCTGATCGGTATTGACAGTTGCTCCAGTAACTTCCTGGGGATACACGAGGATGTCCGTGATGTAGTATTCGTTCTTGGACTCATCTTCAGACCGATATGCAACGCCATGCCATGCGACTTCTTTGTCGAACTCCTTAATCAGCATGACCATCTTTGTCCATGCAGATGCGGTAAAGTACACGGTCGCTTTCTGCTTTTCAAGAGTGAACGTCTTGATAAAGCTAATCTTGCCATCTGCGAGTTTTGCACCCTGCAGTGATGTGGCAAACTCCTGCAGAATCTGACGTCTGTGTTCATCCGTCATGCGAATAGGCTTACTCATTTGTGCCCTCCTTCTCCTGTTCTTCAATCCACTTGATGGCATTGGCAGGATTCACCACGCTACCATCGGGAAGTTCAAAGCAAGTATTCTTGCTTGCATAGCTTCCAGAGCCGTAGATGCTCTTCATGAAACACTCCATGACCGTAGAGTCTGCGAAGTTAAGAGACTTGCAAGATGCGATACACTGTTCGATTGCCCCAATGTAGTCATTGTTTCGAAGCAGTTCGTTGATAGTTCTGCCATAGTTGCCCATGCAGTTATATCCATCGATATGTGGATTAGGCATATATCCCGTGAAATCAGCGCCAAAATCATGTTCACCGCAAGTGCTTACGCCGCCGTTGAGACTCAATCTGTACGCTGCACAAAAGCGAATCTTGATTCTCTGATCAACAAACACTGCACGCATAAGCTTCTTGATTTTTTCATGGGAGATTCTGGTACTTACGTAGTAGCAATAACTACTGGCATTGTCGATGATCCGTTTAGCCATCGTCTCGTCGTAATACGTCAAATAATCTCTGACTGCGAAGTACAGATCATTACCATTTACACTTTCGAGGATCAGCCGCTTATTGCAAAGGAAATACTCCATGATTTCGGAATCACCGGTGGCCTCACCCTGTGCGATCTTTGTTTCAAGGCCCATCAGTCGTAAACAATGTTCATTCCGGGTTTTCAGATAATTCGCAATCTGATTGTTCAGATTTGTGATTTGTCTGTCCACGGTCGCAATATCGTTACGAACGCGGTCACACTCGATTCTCTCAAATCTAGTTTCAAAACCAGCAAGCAGCTGGCGAACTCTTGCAGATTTGAAATCATACTTTTCGACGAACTTCTCCAAATATGCCAGGTACTTTTCGGGGGTCTTTTCTCTCAGAGACTTCAGGAAGTCAATTTCCTCTGCGCTCAGGCCATCCTTGGGATCAAAATACCAAGGCACCATAGCCAACGCTGCAGCCTGCAGATAGTGAACCCTTCTGTTGTCGAGGTTCTCAACGAAGATAACAGTACTCTTCAGTTCGGGGTTGGAGAAACACAGGGTGTTGAAGGACTTGCGATAGAAATCTGTAAATCTCTCTTGTCTATGCCATCCGCTGTAAATCTCGGTAAACTTTGCCTTGATCAGTTCAAAGTTTGCCATGACATTTTCAGGAGTTGCATTGGAAATGCTGTGAATGTAAATGACACCGGAATCGGGATACCAGCCAGAGCAGATCGTCTCGACCATTACTCTAGCCGGGGTCTGAGAAATCGTTGCGGCAGAATGATTGGATCTGCCGAACATGATATTGATGCTTTCTTCCTTGGGGATACGAGGTGCAACTAATGCACGGAACGTAGCCAGGAATGACTTATCACTGCCGTATGTACCGCCTGTGATATTGGTGAAATAGCTATTCGCCATATCTGTGGTAAACGGAGTGTTGTTAATACTTTGTTTGAACACAGGAACACCTCGCTCTTAAATTTTGAATGGTACCGGCAACGGGAGTCGAACCCGCAAGAAACACAGATTTTAAGTCTGCTGCCTTTACCTATTTAGCCATGCCGGCATGTGGTGCCGGGGATGGGACTCGAACCCACAGTGATGTAAATCCACGGTTTTTGAAACCGCCGCCTTTACCGAATTTAGCCACCCCGGCATTTGCGAAAAAAAGAACACGCTTACTTGCGTGCTCTTTTATTATTTGCTTGTGTTTTTGAATCTGCCCAACGACAGTTGGAAGGTTCATAGTCACCATTTACTTCAATGCGGTCAATAGTGCATTCGCCATAAGGGGCATCAGCATCGTAACCGTTTTCAATAGCCCATTTCTCGAATGCCCCAAAATCGTCCCACTCGGTACAAACTTTAATGCCGCGACCACCATAGTTAGCATAACTTTTATGGTTCGGGTCATTGCATCTCTGCCGCATACCAATCCAGACATTGTATAGCCTTGATTTATGAGACTTACCGTGTATTCTATTTAATTCTGTGATATTGTCGTTCCGTAAACATCCACAACTCTTTACTTTCCCTGCACGTAATCTTTTAGCAGGAACAATCGTATCATTTCCGCAATCACACTTACATAGCCATAGACATCCTACATTTTTCTTCGTTTCTACTGGATATTCTGCAACAAGTCTGCCGAATCGAATGTTTGCAATATCTACTCTTTTATGGATATTAGAACTACTTACTCTATCACGAATTAAATCACTTCGTAGACATCCACAGCTCTTGGTTTTGTTACTGGTTAATGCGCCAGACTGAACTAATGTTGTATTGCCACATTGGCATAGGCAGTTCCACCTTGGTCTAGACTTGCCGTTCGGATAAATATAGTCCTCGCCTCTACTCAATACTGTGAGGTAACCAAACTTTTCCCCGTTAAGTCAATTATTTTTCTACTCATTACAAGACTCCCTTGCTTATTTTTCATAAGCACATATAGTACTTATCATTATAAGCATTATTGCATACATGCTAAAAAGCCTTGTTGCATCAGGTTAAAACGGCCTTCATTTTTTCAAACATTTTATTTTTGGGACCCCATAGGGGTCCCATATGTATTGCTTAATTAAGCCGCATTGTCAGCTTTCACGACATTAAGCAGAAAACACTTCTCAGTGATACCGAAGTTGGCAAAGGTCTTGTCCAGATCGCCGGGGTTCAGAGAAGAACCATCCAGGTGCATGACACCACGGGTGTAGTCCACATTGGCCTGCTCCAGAACGGCACGCAGAGTGGAATTGGGGTTGACGATGACGGACTCACGCTTAACATTGTTACCAACAGTTACCTTAATCATTTTGATAATCTCCTTTAATTCAATTTATTTTGGTTTGATTGATGATGGTGTTATGGGGCGGCATAGCCGCCCCAATTGGATTAGATCACGGTGATAGCACCCATAACGGCTGCCTTCTCGGCCTTGATCTCTTCCAGGACTGCAGGCAGTGCCTCTTCCAGCTTGTTCAGGTGGATGACAGCAACACCCAGAGCCTCAGCGACATGCTCCTTGATCTTGTCACCGGCAACGCCGTTGTTGCACATGGTGATGCATGCCAGACCCTTGTCGTCGGGAGTGACATTGCAGAAGTATGCACCGTACTGGTTCATCTCGCCGCAGCCGCTGGTACCGACATCGATGCGGAAAATCTCTTCCTTGTTGTTCTCACCGCCCATCAGGATCAGTGCCTTGGGACGATACTTCTTGATGGTTGCCAGCTCCTCCAGCTTCAGGGTGGAAGTGACGACGGTTGCATTACCTGCGATAGTGATCTTGCTCATAATTGTTTACTCCTTTGTTTCAAAAAAATTTTATGTACACCCTTTGGGTGCCTGGAATAGAGCTTTATAGATTAACCCTTTAGAACTTGCAAGAAAAATCCCCTCGCAATTAAGCGAGGGGAAAGATTCAGATTGCAGATTTAGATAATGAAGCCGGGGCGACGCCACTGCCGTTACCGGCGGCGCCGGTGTTGCCGGAGTTGCCGACGCTGGTGACACCGGTAAAGTTACTGGAGGAGCCGCTCGCGGGCGAACGGAGCCACCAGTACCACAATTCTTCTGCGAAGAATTTAATTCTGTGCGCCCTTTTCTTAAACCACTCGAACTGTACATCGTCAACATCCGGTTCATAAGTGCCACCAAACACTTCTGTGCGGGATAGCAGCCAGAGCTTATCCAATGTAGTAACAACCACGCCGTTTAGTTTTTGTTTGATGGTTCTTTCCTTGATTACCGCTTGCAGATCATCGGGCAGCAATGCGAAAAATTCCTCCCGAAGGTGTCTTCGCATCTTACTGTCTTTCCATCCACCACGGTTTGTTGCCACATCATTCATCATGTAGCGCTCAGGCAGATATTTGAACACAAATGCAGCGGTATTCTGAGCATATGGATTTAGCGCAACAACTTCAACAGAAAATTCCTCACCATTTTTCAGTTTGTCAGTAATGACATCGCCGACAGAGAGGTACCCATCATTTCCGGCAGCAAGTATCTTTGCTACTTCGCTCCATTTACTCCTGGAACTGAAACGTCTGGTGATAGAAATGGTATTTTGTGCAACCATGTTATACCTCCTCGAACTCTCCATTGGTGACTACGATTTCCTCGTCATCAAAATCGTACTCTTCGTAAGGATATTCGGTGTACACTTCCAGACCGGTTCTCTCATCGATAAGGAACATGGGTCTTCTGACTCTGACTCCAGAATCAACCGCAATCGTACGAACAACCTTGTTCAGCAGATCATCGAACTGCTTGTCGTGGTATCCATCATAGATAGTATCACGATTCTCTTCCATCAGAACTTCCAGGAAGTCTTCAAAAGCCATGAGAATCTCATCCTCACGCTCATAAATCGCATCTTCCATGTCGCTTCTGGTGATTTCTTCGTCGTCTTCGTCATCACTGACAGTGGTGGTATCAATAGGAACTATGTACTTTTCGTAGATTTTCTTCGCACTATGCTCTGCATCACGGCTGGATACAAGGTATTCTTCATGGACAACCTTGTCGTTGTTATCAGTGACTACCAATTGCGGCGTATCGCTATCCTCTGTCAAGTACACGTTCATTCCGGTGTCTTCGTTTTCTGCGATAGACACCATCTCTTCCGCAAGCTGCTCAGCGTTTCTGTTGTAGAACTTCCACACATCTTCGGGCTTGACGTGAATTTTCGCACTCATTTTTACACTCCCTTTTATTAAGATAAAACTGGTGGATCTGTTCGGATTCGAACCGAAGACCCGTGGATTATGAGCCCACCGCTCTAACCTGCTGAGCTACAGATCCATATAAAATGCCGGAATCATTCTCTGACTCCGGCAAACTTTTCAAGGAATTCGATCATCTCATCATCCTCTGGGAAGAAAGGATCTTTTCCGTCCGCTCTCATTTTACCGAGAGCATTTATCATTAGCTGTCCGAATCGCCAATCAGGCATCATCTTCCAGCAAACTGCCAGTCTTTGGCAGAATTTATCAATCCGTTTAGGATCTCTCATTAAATTCCTCCAACTCCAAGGAACTCCTCGATGGACATGTCACCTTCTTCAAGCTCTCTATCTTCAACGATTTCCTCGATTTCTTCAATGAGAACATACCATTGGTCATGTTCTTCAAAGTACACTTCGATCAACTCGTGTTTGTTATAGTGACCTATTTGAACATATTTTACCGTGACTTCCTGACCGAGAAACCCTTCCATTTCTTCGGGGTCGTCAATCCCATACAGTTCCCTTCCCCAAAATCGGTCGCCAATTCTAACGATCGTACCGGGAGTTAACAAATGTGCATCTTCTTTTCTCAAGAAATCTCCTTCTTACGGAGCGCAAATCTCCGCCTCATAATCTTCTGCAAACACATATATACCAGCAGTTTCTTCACACTCAAGGTGTATCAGATCCATTGTTACCTCCTAAAAGTCCAAGGAAATCTTCAATCGATGTATCACTTTCGTCGATGTCCTTAGAGATTAGGTCAGAGAACTCAGCAATCACATACCCATCGTCTATGTAGTATTCTGGGTTGCAATATCCGATACCATATCCGGGGCGATGAAGGTTTGGAGAAATCGCAGTCGGCATTCCCTGGCTCATTGCAATGCTTGCATATCTTTTTATAGTTCCAAATGCTTTTACCCTCGGATAATCGCGATACAGTGCTTTTATGCAATGTGTTACCTCGAACTTGTTCCTGCAGATAATTGCGAATTTGAAATTTCCACCAAAGACACCGTAATCAATACTGATATTAGCCATAACGATTGTTGTCCTTTTTCTCATTTGCATATTTCTTTGCAAAGAGAATTGCAAAAGCGAGTGGTGCTACAACAGGCCAGAAAATGCCTGCCACAATTGCTATTGTTGTGTCTTCATCATGCTCATGCCACTTGTCATACATCTTGAGACATTCAGATTTGTAGAAGAATGTAGTCGCAGAACCAACTGCGATATATAAGATAGCCAGAACCCAACCCATTATTACACCTCTTATTCGCTTACCAGAACCACATTGGTAGAATGGGTCAGATAAGTCTTACCGCCGATCTTGACCTGCATCATGTCGCTGGCCTCGTAGTCTTTCCAAGACTCCACTCTGCCCTCTACGAAGCTACCATCGGGCATTGCCACCTGAGCATACTTAAAGGTGTAAGTAGTGTCGATGAACTGAGAGTTGCCACACGCAACCAGAGACAGCATCATCACGATACACAGGGCGAAACAAAAGATCTTTTTCATGTACGAATTCCTTTCACATAATAATTATTTATCGAACTGCTCATTAGGGTAATCGCAGTCCATATATTCATCGAAACAAGGCCAAATTTCACCGTTGAAACCATAGCCAAATTCCCATTCTTCAAATAGTGATTGCAACGAAGTTGGAACATCTCTTCCATCAAGATCTTCGTCAATCATTAGTTGGAGCTGATGAATCAAGTCTGTCAGAGTGTATCCATGAGCAATCATCCACTGCAGTCTATGTTTTTCATAGGCACTACGGTGTTCATCATACTCGGCTGCTGTTTCCTGAAGTGTATTCTTTTGGTCAATAACCATAGCCATTCTGCGTCTTCCACGCAGTTGGAGACAAGACTTACACGGCTCAAAATGAGCTGGTTCATTTTTGTGCTCGCATTCCCAGCAGTTTTTCATCTTTCACCTCACGAATTCAGACTTTTATATTACCTGAGAACTGTTTCTCAATATCTGAAACAGAATATCCCTCCCTAAGCATCCATTCGCCCTTGAAGAGCATGTATGGCCGCCATCGTTTATCGACATATCGATCTACAATATTACGAACCATATCAAGGTCGCTTTTACTTGGTTGGACTTTAGAAGGCATTCTAATTGCCATTTTCATCACCTCATGATGAAATTAAACTTTTATTGTTATGATCCGGTATGATTCATCGTAATCAGAGACATTGATCTGGATTTGCTCTTTGCTTAGCAGACCTAACTTTAACATCTGGGACACGCACGCAGCGACCTTGTACATATCCGCATCCCATGTTTTGATCGTTCCGTCACTGCCTTGCGATTTCAACTCGATACCGTGCACTTGGAGAATGCCTAGAATACATTCTCTTTTAATAGAATCTTCCATTACTTACACCCCGATATGAAATCGAACTTTTATTTACATGGCTGATATGGTGTTGGGGTGCGTAGTTTATTCCGACAGCCGGAGCGTTACTCAGGAAGTCTGAAAGCATAATTGCCAAACGTTATCCAACATTTTGAGATGGTCTGCGCTTCCCATCTTCTCACTAAACCATATCATGGTAAGAGGGGTAGGATTCGAACCTACGAATTGTTCAGTGACCACACGTGCACCCAAGTCCAGACACGGAGATTTACAGTCCCCTGCTTTGTCCGCTTGCATACCCTCTTATATCGCATATTTATCTATATTTTCTGTTGTAGTAAGTAGGATGATTGATATGATCCATGTGTTCAACATACGCAGCCATCGCAATCATACAACGATTGAAAAACCCCTTCATTTTTAACACCCCTTTCGTTTATCACTTTTATGAAAGCACGCTTTTATTCTTCTTCGCCGTCCTCATCCTCATCAGACTGATCGAAACAGGACGCATCAGAGTAAACGCTGGCCTCAAAAACAGTACCGCCGTTTGAGATACAGTCATCGATCATCAGGCCGATCTCCTTAAGGAAATCCTCCTTGTCGCAATACTTCATACCGGATCCTTCATCTGCCCCGGATGTAGAGATGTAAAACTTCATAATATCCTCCTTATAAAAACACACTTTTATTTTCTTTTTAATGGACACCAACGAGGAAATCTGTCCGGAAGATCACTCTTCAAGAATACATAGGACTGAATCAATCTCTTTTCCTCTGTTGCGTGGCACTTATAGTCGTCCTCGTCGTACGAGTCAAAGTTTGCATGAGCAACAGCATGGGGACAATCGCGACATCCTTCAACCTCATACCCTTTCATAACTATGACCTTCATAATCAAATCCGCCTTTTATTCACAAATATATTGATTTTTTTCCTAATTATGTTAATATATAATTAATTTAACATATAGGAGATGACTCTCGTGCTAGAAACCTCTACTTTTTTATCAGCACTCAAAACTTTTTTCGATGCATTCCTTCTAGAGGTGGTTATTGTATTATTATTCTCCGGAGGTTTATTAGCTTTTGCGCTCGATATGATTAGAACTTCGCTTTATGGGAAATGGTCGGGAGTATCTCGTATTCATAAAAAAGGAAAAGATATCAAATCCCTTAAAAGAGCTATATTGAACGCAAAAGAAGTTTGCATTTTGGGATTCGTGCCATACAATTTTGTATTTGATAATCGTGAATTGCTCATACAAAAAATACAGGACGGCTGTAAAATAAACATTTTACACTGTGAATACGCTTCTCCAGTACTAAAAGAGTTGTCTCAAATCGACAACAGAACAGATTGGGATGTACCGAACAAAATCAAATTACTCGAAAATGAATTACGAAGTATCAAATCCTATGCCAAGCACGGATCTACCGGATATTTCGAAATTCGTAAGTGTTCCGCCGAAATACGTAATCCTTGTATTATTTGTTATGGCAAAAATAACATGAAACGAGCATTTCTTACTGTGTCAATACCACCAAAACGCTCGATAGAATCTCTCATGCTTGAGTTTAGAAAAGAACAGTGTAACGACATAATTACATATTTTGACACAATATGGGGCAGGCATGATGCAGATAAAATCAAGATCGACTAACGTTTGTTAGTCGATCTTGATTTTTTAGTAAACTCACCAAAGTAACGACTCAACATATGTATCCATACTGCAAATCAGTTTATAACAATTACCATGTGAAGCATGGTTTTTCCAGGCCGCATAGCATTCATCAAATTCTCGTTTCTGCATTTTGCCTGCTTTGACGAGCATCGCATATTTTCTTAGGCGTTTTTTAATTTGTCTTTTGTTGGCACCAGTCAGTTTCCGTATGACTTTACCGTCCTTAGTTAAATACGTATGAAATCCAAGAAATCTGATCCCCTTCCGCATTGGCACAATCTCGGTTTTTTCATTCAAAGTAAGATGTAGTGTAAAAAGGAAGTCCCTGATGTTATCAAGACAGTATTTCAAATACTCTTTATCATCAGATAGAAGATAAAAGTCATCCATGTATCTTCCATAATACATACACCCCAGATCTTCGGTTATGAAATAATCCAGACCTGTCAGATAGATCAGGGCGAACACTTGGCTAGACTGGTTCCCAAGTGGAAGTCCAACTCCCCCAGTACTATCTATAAACTGTTCGCATATCCACTGAATGTCTGGATCTTGGAAATGATTCGCAATGCATTCCTTGAGTACATCGTGATTTATGCTGTAGAAGAACTTGGTAATATCGCATTTCAGAATGTAGCCAGATGTGCCAAACCGACCGTAAAAGTTTTTCAACTTTTCAGACAGCCGTTCAAGGCCATACAAAGTCCCCTTGCCTATTTGACCTGCATAGTTATCTTCAATAAAAATATCCTTCATCTTAGGCAGCAACACATAATCGCATAGGCAATGTTGGAGAACTTTATCCCGAAAAGAACCCGATTTAATCACTCTCTGTTTTGGTTCCGAGACTATAAACTCTGAGTATGGAGATACCTGATATGTACGGCTCACCAGCTGACGCTTCATCACACATAGGTTTTCAAGAGCCGCCGCGTTGAATCTTGCAGCAGCTTTCTTCTTTCCTTTGCCTTTCATAGATGTTCTATATGAGGCATAGAGGTTTTCAAAGCTTGTTAGTTTCTGGAAGTCACTCATAAATTCATTTGTATTTATCCCGTAGTATACGAGAAAGGTTATATGCTCTTTTGATGATGTGATGCACTCCTTGCAATTTCCGTAGAAATTCATAGATCTCGCTAATCCACCAGAACGGGCGCACACCGTTGCAGTTGTCACAGTCGTTCCAGTTCAGAGTACCATTGGAGTTGACGTAGCAAACGTTGCGAGCTTCAGCATATAGCCTAAGAGTGATCTTAGTTTAGGTTCTTCTCCAAGCAAGGATCATATACTTGATGTCATGCGCTAAATCAGTCCATGTTTCACTGGTCGCAAAACTTATCAAACCTGCATGCAGACTATACTTAATCAGGCTCAAGAACTTGTTACAGTCCGAAACCGCCTGCGTCTGCAAATCGTATTTTCTTGCCTTATGTAGCGCTGAGTCTGTCTTTATAGCATTCGCATTAAGGACGTTACTATGTATGTCTAATACGCAGGCTTGCAAAGAATCGGCAAGCCTGCGGAATTTAACTGGATAATGCTTCCGGTTTGTTGTAATATCAAACACGGAGAAATAAAGCTGTTCTGCTTTATTTCCTATCTCAAATCTGATTTCTTCTGCCACAGGAACTCAAGAAACGGAGATAGAAGATTTAAGAATCAAAAACGGGCGCACACCGAGGCAGTCGCCGCAGCCGTCCCAGCCCAGAGTACCACCGGAGCCGACGCAGCAAACGCTGCGAGCATAGTCATTAATGGCTGCGCTAACCTGGGTTGCAAGCCACCACCAGGAACCATAGGCTGGCAGAAATTTACGATACTTTCGGTATCTGTCAGTAGTCAGCAGGGAAATCTTATCCTTGCATGATACGCCCTTGCCAGTTCCATCATCAGCCATCAGATCAACGGTGTGCTCAATAATATTGTCAACCCCGATTGCAGCCGCAACCTCCTCGTAGAACTCACCGTTAAGATATTTTCGAATGCCGCTCTTGGTGTAATCGCCATCATTGCCAAAGGTCATCTTTTTGACGAACTCCTTCGCAATAACTGCAGTTGTATCACCATCCTGCTCCAGGACGATATACTCTCGACTGCCAATTTTGGCAATGCCGCCGGGTTCGATACTGCTCAGAACCTTTGTTTCTATTGCTCCGAGCTGAGTAAGAACTACAGAAAAACTCCCATCAGGATTCTTGTTCAGAGAAACCTTAATATTGGGAATAGGATTGTCGATTTTAATGTTCATTGACTCTTTCAATTCCTTTCTACGAACTATTTTAGAAATCAAATTCTTCATAGTTTACTCCGCCTCATCATCCGAGAGTAAAGATACTAAAAGAGAAGAATTAAGAGATAAAAACGGGCGCACACCGTAGCAGTAGCCACAGTCGTCCCAGCCCAGAGTACCATCGGAGAGGACGCCGCAAACGCAGCGATTGTAATCGTTGCTTGGAGTGGAAAATGGTGTGATTGTCCACCACCAATCACGATATCGGGATCTTGCACCAAAAATTCTGTGGAATTTGGCATATTCTGCAGCTGTAAGCATACTGACCTTATCAATACAGCTTCCATAATCGTCAAGACCATCCAACGATGTCAGATCTCTTGAGAATTCAATGATGTTCTCACGCCCAATAAGCATAGAAATACGCTCGTAGTATTCACCGTTGAGATACGTTCTTATTGGACTCTCTTTCCAGTCTGCACTGTCACCAAATTCTCTGGTGCTTCGTAGAAGCTCTTTCCTAATTACTTTACTTGAACCAGCTCCTGTGTGCTCCAGAACCATATAAACATCTTCGCCTATTAGAAATTCTGATCCAGGCTCCAAGTCGCTCAGATATGCTGATCCTGATTCCAATTTTTCGTCTTCAGTCAGCAATGTATCTTCAAAATCATTAAATATATCGTTAAAATCAAACACACTAATCCCCCAAAAACTTCTCATGTTAAGTTTATTTTGTAATCTAATTTATGGTATGCTAGAAGGGACTCGAACCCCTGACCTACTGCTTAGAAGGCAGTTGCTCTATCCAGCTGAGCTACTAGCACATATCAAAGTCTCATTTTGTGTATGAAAAAGACCGGGCATAAAGCCCGGTCTTTAACTTAATGTCGTTCGATTAAGATAAAAGGTTTTCCCTGGTGCGTTTTCTTTGACAACTCACACAATTCATAATCAAGCATAACCTCAGTTATAGGTTTACCCGATAATGTAATTGTATCAGCAGACCAATTAGAAGTGAGGCTGCCAAGAGCATTTCGTAAAGTGGTCTCTTTCGGCAGCTCACACCTCTTTATATCAATCGTAACTGATAAGTCATCAAATTGGACAAGCATCATTGCATGTTCTCCTCTCGAATAATCCACAATATTCTATCATAGATTTCGACAGAAGACAACAGGATTAAATACCTAAGAACTCCTCCAACGGCATATCGCTCTCTTCAAGCTCCGATTCTTCGCCAAGTAACTCCTCGAATTCAACGATTTCATAACCCTCTTCTTCGTAATAGTCACGTGGCGAATAGTACAACTTATCTAAGACCAGATTCCCGTCATAATCGGCATTATATAAAGTGTAGCAGGTGTCCTCTTTGTAGTAATGCCAATTGTAATCATCAGTTTCTCTGTTCTGTTCCCATACGGTTGTTAATTCTGGATGCAACTCGTTGATGGCGGTATACAGTGCTTCTGCTTTATCGGGACTATTCAAAAGAACCGCACACGGCCTATCAAACATGATTGATAAATCAAGCAATGTATTCACCTCACATTATTCCGAGCAAGTCTTCGATGGACATATCTCCGACTTCCATCATCTCATCAAACCCGAGAAGGTCCTCGAACTCAACAACTGTATAGCCATGTTCGAGTGCCCACTCTACCGAACCATGAAGTAAATCTTCATGTTCGATATCGTTAATATCGGGATAGTAAGCCATACCACCTTCAATCTCGACAAAATCAAGATCCCATCTAGGGTGATCGACGTCCCAACCTTTACACTTTTCTGGGTACTCTTGGATTAACGCATGAATAAGAGCCGATGCATCGTCTTCGTTTTCACAATGTACTGCATACATGCTTTCTCCGAGGAGGATGCTCAGGTCAAGCTTTGGAAATTCTCTTTCTTGACTCTCCATTTATGCCCCCCCCCCCCGGAAATTCGCCAGGAAAACATTTACTTTATGCATTTGCGGGAACCTCATTCTGAATCTTATTCAGCTTAGACCAGTTCCACCAGCCGTAGATGCAATTTGCAGTCCACACCACATACATTGCAACCATAGACCAGTTACCGGCGACCCACCACATCTTGATGCAGAACAGGTCGATCAGAAGCCACCAAACCCACTGCTCACGATAACGCTTGACCATCATAATCTGTGCAAAGACTGCCATAACGTTGGTAGCTGCATCTGTATAGGGCTGTGCTGCACCCAGATACACCAGAACTCGTCCGAACAGGTATGTTGCGATGACCGTTGCAATAACAGAACATACCCATTCAGCAATGCCAAACTTACGGGTCTTGACATCCTGGGTACCGTCTTCGTTGGTGTTCATGTTCTTTGCCCATGCAAACATACCCCAAATCATGGTGACAACGTAGAACACCTGCTCGATTACCTCACCATAGAAGAAGTTCTGGAATGCGAGAATCGTATAGGTAATATTCTGGATGAAACCAATGGGATACATCATCCATCGTCCTTTGGCTGTCAGGATAACAGAGATGCAACCGGCAATACCGGCAATGATATTCAGTGGAGTGTCAGGAGTGATACAGAAAACAACGATCTGCGTTCCAATGGCAAATGCCATGAACAGCTTCTCGCCCATGCTGTAGCCAGTCCAGAAATTCTGGAGGAACCAATTCTTTACCTTACTCATAGAAAACGTCTCCTTCTTTTTCGGCGATGATGAAATTATTGTTTACATTGTTGATTCTTACGAATGACTTCCACCGTCTATCGAGGGATTCCCACTTAGGCTCTTCGACAGACCGAGTCATTGCGTCCATTACAGAGTTCGGGATCTGACGCTCTCTCCTGGAATTATTCAGTTTTCTCTGCTCAGGAGATGCGGAGATAAACACCAGATGATGCTCAAAGGACGGAAACCATCCTAAAAACTGATCTCTGTCAAGGTGCGACAGGGCATTTGTGTCAACCACACAGTCAGTACCACTCTGCTCTGCGATATGAATTGCTCTGAACAAAGTCATCCATACTTCAAACTTGTTTTTGTGGATTCTCTCGTCTCCATTCAGCAGAGCATAGATGTTGTCCGGGCTCAGATACAGGAACTCATTACGGATCGCAAACTGTCTGGCAAACCTTGTTTTCCCTACAGCACTACATCCCGATACCAGAATCAGTTTTGCCATTGGCAATCACATCCTTTACATAGTCTACGACTGCCATGAAATTCTCATAGTAGTTTCCGGTCAGTACGGTAACCTTTTCCCAGTTACCAGAATGTTTCAGATTCTCACACAGGATTGCGAACAGTTCACGCCGTTCCTTCATGCCGGAGTGTGCCATGAATCGTTCGTGGTCATCGACATATACACCATGAGGTGCAATCAGGAAAATCTTGTCCCATCTGCACTTGCGGGTCAGACTGTCAGCCAGAACTGCCACTTCCTGGAACTCCTCCTGTGTCAGTGCGCAGGTTTCATCCTTGGCATAATACTCAGCATACATCCGAGTAACCATAGAATCAGAATCGGCGAAGAACAGGCCGTGGTTTCCGGGAGAGTTAATCAAACTGCGGTTCAGATTGTACTGACCCTGCAGGAATGCTGTGTAATCCGCACCGTCCAGTTCCCAGTCTGCGACACAGCTTTCCTTCATATATTCACGAGCGTACTCGTAACTATAGGGGGCATTGAAATACTTTCCGAGGTCACGAGTCATGACTGTCTTGCCCTCAGAAGCAGTACCGCAGATTAGAATATTATGGCTGAACAACCGGCGGAAAGGCGTAGTAATCTTATCCCAATGTTTGATGGGATTCTGGCGAATCATCGTTGCACAGATAGGATTGGTTGCAACTCTATCGACAAGAACACACTGCTCTCCACGTCCTGTCAGATCATTGTAGTAATTCTCATCTCCAACGTACCAGACACGGTCAGGCCCGACCATAAGTCTGTTGCCATCTTCGGTCTCAAGCACTGCAGCATTTTTAACTGCCTTTGCCCAGATCCTCTCAAATTCTTCCAGCCATCCGCTCCACCCTTGGGGATATGCTTCGATTCCCAGTTCAGAATCGTTGATGGAATATACTGCGACAAGATCATCGTCAGCAAAAAACTCACGAACATATCTGTATCGCTTTTTGTGAGGCATCAAGGGCTCGCCTTTATCACCGTCCAATCCACAGGAGATAACGATACAGCCACCATCATTTTCTTTCTTCGCTCTCATAATCAGGTCAAGATGTCCCTGATGAAGAGGGGCAAAGGAACCGAAAACGATACCAACTCTGTTACCTTCCAGCGGCTTTTGATAACTATGAATCATACGTCCTCCTTTACCGACCGCTCAATTTTACGGGGTTGGCAGTTAACCTAACCTCCTCTGCCAGGATGCACTTATTGCCGTCAATCGGATAATATGTATCACTTCAGCGACATTACCCCCGCGCCTGGTACGCATTCCCAGACTTGCTATTCACGCATAGCCAGCGCCTACTAGACGACTTCCTCGAAGAGCGAAGTATGGCCTTTCAGAATTCCGTGTGTGGGTAGGGACGGACTCGAACCGTAACCGCTTGCCAAGCCTACCCATATTGAGACCGGAGTGAAGGGGGGTGAGAAAACCCCGGCCTCAGATAACCATTGCTGGGTATCTATGTATTATGCATTGGTGAAGAAACCACCAAATGCCAGTGCTGCGACATTCACTGCAACAATTGCAAGAGTAACCCAAAAATTCACTCTTCCGTGCAGCTGTTTGCCATGCTGATTGGATGCAATCAACAGGATTACCATGAACCATGCCATGATTGCATATTGGAAAATGCCCAATGTTTTGCCTCCTTCGCTAACTGAATAGCGGATACGATATCAGCTCACACGTCTTAGAATGTTTGAGCTTGTTCACAAATTTTCTGCAAAGAAACTCAGAATCAAATGACTTAGTCAACTTGACACCGGATTTCTTAACCATGTACACGACATTCATCATTTGAATCATCCTCCTTAGCAGAATTGGCATAGATTAGTATGCAGGTCGCAGATTGCTGATTACCCGCTTCCCGCAGGTGCCGTCATCTGTCTCGCCGGGACAGAAGAACACGTTGGTTCCGGGGATCTGGTTCATTCGAGTGCCGCACTTAGGGCACTTCTTGCTGAAGGTCTTTTCGGACTTTTCGATACCCATGGCCGCACCCAGCTCATCGAAAGAACTAAAAGTTCTGTTAGCAGTCTTCTTCATAATGATTTCCTCCTAAATAATTCATTCTTTTCGCCTCGCTCCACATTTTCACAGACTTGCGACTGTTTATCCGGTTGGATAAGCTGTGTTAAGGCGAACGTCATTCAGCATATACCGAACAACCCTTTCGCCTCCGGCGACCTCGCAGGTCCGATGCCGCCGAGATAATCATTAGTAAAAATATCTCGCCTATATAACCGTCAAAGGGTTAACAGGCTTAGGTTTGGTTAGAGTTCACCACAACAGCCTTTGCACGCACTCTCCGGGCTTCACATCTAACTACCGTGACGAATAGCGGCTCGTCATAACCGCTCGGTAATAGAATTCAGTTTCAATGCTCCCGCAAGGTTCACCAAGTGTGGTCTTAAAGGGCTTTAATCGGGATCAACACATACCGTCGTATTTGCTGCCCCACTCTGCGTTTACATGGGCTGGTGACCATTACGCCATGGACCGGTTAGCGTAGCCGCATTAAGGCAACTGCCGCCCAATTTAGGGCGGCAGGCACTTTACTTAGGGATTGACATCGACGATCGTTGCGCCGCTGCCGTTAACTGTGGGCATCTTGCCGTCCCACTGCTCGTACTTAATCTTCTCGATCAGATTGGAAGTCAGAGATGCAGCAATCATTTCGTTGGCTGCTGCTTCGGCTTCAGCTGCAATGCGTAGAGCCTCAGCTTCACCTTCGGCCTTGATGATAGCCTGTTCTGCCTTGATCTGGGCAACTTCCTTATCCTTCTCTGCGGCAATTCGTGCGACCTCACGGTCCTTTTCTGCCTGAATCTTTGCGGTCTGAGCCTCAATGTTCGCCAGTTCCAGCTCCTGCTGTGCAGTAACCTTCTTCTGGATAGCTGCAGCGGTTTCGTTGTCCACGGAAATATCAGTGAAGTTCACAGTGTCAATGATGATACCATAATCTGCAAACTTCTCACGCAGATGCACATCCAGATGCTCATTGATTTCGGTACGCTTGTCGCCGAAGATATCAGTGACGGGATACTGTGCGGAAACTTCCTGCGTCCATGCCATTACCTTGGGCTTGATAAAGGTGTTCTTGATTTCGTCACCATTCTTGCCCTTAAACATGACGAAAGTATCAGCGACTCGATCAATGTCAAATCGATAGCTGAACTCCAGATTTACTCGAACAGTCTTGCCGTCGGAAGTGGGAATGTTGAAGCTCTCATCCTTCGGGGAGTCGCCCTTATCTTCAGAGGTCAGGTAAGACTGTTCCAGACTCACAGAATATTCAGTCACCTTCTTGGTGGGAGCAACCAGGTGCCAGCCCTGAGTAAGGACTTCACCATCGACGCCGCCGTTCATGTTGTAAACGACACCGACATAGCCTGCGGGAATCTGTTCCAGGCAGGAAATACAACCGATCAGGCCGACGATCAGAATCAGCGCCAGCAGAATTGCACCGAGCTTAGCTTTCATTGTTTTCATTCTCCTTTGTTTCGTCTTTGTTGATTTCATCCATTGCATCGTTGAACAATTTCGATGCGAATTTTCCGATTCCTTCATATGCGAAACTCAGGAGGAACCAGATAAGTACGAGAGCGGCGATTACAAGTAACCAGAAAAATGGGTTCATTTGTTAATCTCCTCTTTATGTATTTTGCAGGTTTTGAAAGCCCTACTTTTTAGGGGGTGATCTTGCAATTTTCATGCAAAACACTCCTTTTTTCAAAGATTTTTGCCTTTGTATTTGACACAAAAGCTAAGTTTTATTCCCATATATGGAAAGCCGCCCGAAAGGGCGGCTTGGGATGAGATTAGTCCAGAGAGTTCATGTACTTGATGGTGCGAACCATCTGGCTGGTGTAGGAGTTCTCGTTGTCGTACCATGCGACAACCTGAACCTGGGTATCACCATTGGGCAGCGGCATAGCCATGGTCTGGGTAGCATCGAACAGGGAGCCGAAGGTCATGCCAACGATGTCGGAGGAAACAATCTCGTCCTCGGTGTAACCGAAAGATTCGTTGGCAGCACTCTTCATAGCCGCATTGATATCATCGGCAGTGACAGCGCCCTTAACCACTGCAACCAGCAGAGTGGTGGAGCCGGTGGGAGTGGGAACACGCTGAGCGGAACCAATGAGCTTGCCGTTCAGCTCGGGGATAACCAGGCCGATAGCCTTGGCAGCGCCGGTGGAGTTGGGAACGATGTTCACAGCGGCAGCCCTGGATCTTCGCAAATTACCCTTGCGTTGAGGACCGTCCAAAATCATCTGGTCACCAGTATAGGCATGGATGGTACACATGATACCGGACTGAATCGGAGCCAGATCATTCAGAGCCTTAGCCATGGGAGCCAGGCAGTTGGTGGTGCAGGAAGCAGCGGAGATGATGTGATCGTCCTTGGTCAGGGTCTCATGGTTGACATTGTAGACGATCGTAGGCAGGTCATTACCCGCAGGGGAAGAAATGACAACCTTCTTGGCGCCGGCGTCGATGTGAGCCTGAGCCTTTGCCTTGGTGGAATAGAAGCCGGTACATTCCAGAACCACATCGATTCCCAGCTCGCCCCAGGGCAGCTCAGCAGCGTTGGCCTTGGCATAAATCGGGATCTCTTTACCATCAACGGTAATGGAGCCGTCACCCCAGTCAACATTGTGACCCTGGGCAACATAATTGCCCTGCGTGGAATCGTACTTCAGCAGGTGAGCCAGCATCTTGGGTGTGGTCAGATCATTGATGGCGACGATTTCATAACCGTCTGCTCCGAACATCTGCCGGAATGCGAGACGACCGATACGACCAAAACCATTGATTGCAACTTTTACAGACATAAAACTTTACCCTCCGTTTTACACTTTTCCAGAATTTAATCTGATTGCCCACTCCACAATTTACACGGGCTTGTGACCGTTCTGTTTTTTCAGAGCTGTGTTAGGCGGGACGAAGGAAAAGAAAGTGAAAGAAAACCTTCGCCCCAAGAAGAAAGGAGGTGTATCATCGACCCGAAAATCAGGTGATTGGCTCATGAAACTACCCTTAAACCCTTGTTACTCTTCAAAAACCGGGGTTTATAGGGTGTTTTTTCTGCTTTCAGCAGCTCTTGTCGTTTATTAACGACAGCACACAGGAACTCCCCGATTCCTGCATCCTTTCCGAAGTGAACCTTGCCGGTCTTGGGATCAATCAGATATTCGGCGTACACTGCATGAGAAACCTTCGACTTCTCAGGAATACCAAGCGCAGCTCTAGCGAACTGGATCAGAGTATCATCATGTGTATGGTAATAATTCCAGAGTACATCCGAACTTACAGGAAGCTCTGCAACGTACAGTGGGAAACTTTTGGAACTCTTGTCAATGATTGCAAGAGTTGCTTTTACCGTTCTCATTTTTTGATTTCCTCCCAAAACTATTCAGTTGTTAATATACAAAAGCCGCCCGGTTTACATACCGAGCGGCGAATTGTCATGCTAATGTGACATGAAATGTCCCTTATAATGTCCCCTTTATTGGACACAACTTATGCTTCGACAAAATTCCCCTAGACATTGCCAGAGAAATGTGTAATAATTGTTTTCGTTATCGAACGGTTGTTCGTTTATATTAGAAAAAGTCGGAGGTGCAACATGATTTTACATATTACACAGCTAGGAGAAATCGAAATCTCAGCAGCAAAATCAGCAGAATCTGGAGATATCGAAATATCCAGCAATACCAATTTCGCAGAGCTGAAGCGCAGAACCTACTTCCCTATCACCTCCGCTTATCTGATCGAAGATGATGAAGAATGGTCGCTAGTGGTAAAAAGAAATGTCCCGGAGGATTTCCGGGACGAGTTTGAAGAATATTGTGTTTTCCAAATTAAGAATCAAGGAGAGGTTCACAGATTAAAAGCCTTCTTGTAAAACTTATACTGCCATACAACACCACGATACTTTTTGGAACCGTAGATTTGGCAGACTTTCTGCTCATTCTCTTTTGAGAATACATCCAAACCATTCTGCTCAGCGACCCAAAGCCGATACAATGCGCCTGACCGCTGAACATTCAGCATGGAAAACCGAGGCGGATACTCCAAAGCCTCATACTGCATATTCATTTTGTTGACTAGGTTTGTCAACTGTCTTGGGCGAATCGGAGTTCCCATCTTATCAGAAGTTGGAGAACACATTCGCTTCAAGAATACATCCAAAGACTTGTCCTTGACTACGTTATATGCCGATCTTGATGCCACATTACACTTTACAAATTGAACAAGTAAAGAGTGAATGTCATCGGAAAAACCAGAAACCAGCACTTCACCGTCATTAGCATAAATCTTGCGGGATTCCAGGTCTACATGATTGTCCTTCAATGCACAAATTTCAGAATATCCCAAACCAAGCCAGACCAACGCCATGGCTACGACTTCTGGATATCCTTCATCAAACATTCTCACCTTGCGTAATGACCGTAGAAAATCTCCTTCATCTCTAAAAAACATTCTTGCCATGTGAGATGTTGGATCATAGTCTTTCGTGGAAACTTCTAAGAAACCGCCGCAGTAATTATCGAAAACCTTGTTATCTCTACACCATTCCACATAATTGCGAACGAGGGAAAGCAGAGCATCGACAGATGCAAGCTCAAACAATTCAAGTTTTCGGAAAGTATTTTGAACATCGGCGACCGACATTTCAGCAATCTCTTTTTCTGACACTTCTTCCAGTGCATCAAAGTATCCACCGGTTCTTGCCCATCCCTGATACTTGCTCAAAAACTGCTCTTTAACCTCAGGATTAAACATAGCTATCACCCTGAATAATGATAGCATAAACCCTAGTCAAAGTCAAACCCATCACCCTTTCAAAACAATATGTATGAAAGGCTGGGTGATGGTTAGCTTACATGGAAATTACCCGAACTCTAAAATCTACGCAATTTCCCTTAGAACTTTGGACGTTGTCCTTCGCCATTTTCAAGAAAAACTTTTGCTTATTCTTCCCGGAAGTTGTGAACGTTATCGTATCACATGACCCAGAATCATCCCACTTGACACTTTTAGGATCAGCAACAAAGAACTGTGTCAATATATCAATCAGCCGTAATTCCTCCATAGAATCCCTCTTATGCACATTTCTGGCCGATGATTACAGCGCGGTCAACAATCTTGATAAAGTCCGGCATAGTACAAACTACGCCGTCTTTATATGAGTTCTCAAGAACCCACTTGCCGACACTTCCGTTCATGCCGGGAATTACCGGGCGAAGAGCTCCAACAAATTCATCGAATACCACATTGATTCGATAAACGTTGTTATAGATCCTGGACAATGCGCTATACGCATTATTGATCGCAGTATTCTTTCGGCGGGAAAGCCGTTCGACTTCACAGGATGCAACATACCGCTCAAACTTCGCCATTAGATCAGACGAAGGATTAACAGATTCCCATGTATATACTTTGGAATGGTACTGGCTAACCAGTCTTTCCGTGTATCTATCCATGAAATCCTCCGCATCCACACCTTCAGGTATGCAAACAACGTGTGTCTTAGGCAGAAATTTCACCGGTTTAGAACCGCATCCAGCAGGCGCGACTAAAACTGTCACATCCATGTGTATTCCCTCCGTTTCCTTGCTGAGTTTGAAACTCACTAAAACCGCCGTTAATGAAAACAACGGCTTTTATCAGCTTCAAGCAGCTAACACAAATGCAATCATCATGGCTTCAAACAAAACCATCGCCACGAAGCACTGGAAAACATAGCAAATCCTTCCAATGATCCTGGCTTTTCTTTCTCTGCGGCGTTGGGCTAAAACCCTTTTAACATACCGCTTCTTGCTTTTGGGCATGGTAAACCCTCCGTTTCGGCTCAGCGTAAGGCTGCCAGGCTTTACCGCTGTATGCGTTCATAAACCTATCAGAACCGGTTTCGACATACTCATTTACTCGCTGAGTTTCCCGCATATCGTAATACTGCGTAAAACCAAGCATCAATTCTTCCATAGAATTTTCGTGGGTATATCCCCAAATGAATTGGGCATTGGGATCATTGTGTTCATCGGAAAAAGAATCCAGAGAATTTTCGATAAACAATTCCAGGGCTTCACCTTCAAAATCACAGGACAATGACTTTTTGAACGCTTCAAGCGGTTTATACTCCGCAGAATTGCCCAGCAATGCCCCGGCAAAATGAACTACCATGAAATGCCCTCCTATCAAATGTAGCCATCAAGCAGCACGACTTCCCTGCCGTTAAACTTGACAAACCCATTCTTTTGCAGCATACGAACCTCCAGGATGTGCCGCTTTAACCGCTTCAACTCAGCGATAGACCGCTTCCATTTCCGCAGCTTACTAAACCGCAGGAGAAACACTTCCCCCGTGATCTTGGATTTAACCGTAAAATCCAGCCAAAACCGCCCGGACTTTCTACGGATTGCAAAACATTTCCACATGGAAATCCCTCCGTTTCGTTTACCGCTCAAAAAACCGCCGAAGTCCGACGGTTTTCTCAAAGGTAAACAGGGGCGGGAAACCGCCCCTTAAATGGTGTTTACTTCTTTTCAGCCTTCTTGGTGCCGGACTTCTTGGCAGGTGCCTTGCCCACAGTCACAGGTGCTTCCTTGGGCATCTTGTCGGGGGAAAACTCAGTCATCTTGTTGTTTTCGCCCATTTCCTTGTTGGCTTCCACGGTCAGAGGTGCCTTATCGCTGCCGCTTCTGGTGGCAGCCTGGAACTCATAGGCGAAGTTGTTGTGCCGGGTATAAATTGCCCGGAAAACATGGCGCAGGATCGTCTTTTCGTCACGCATCTGGAGCTGACCAGCCTTATTTGCCACGGACTTACCCGTGATGCAGGCATACTGGACATACTTCACATCTGCGTTCAGCATCTTAGCCGGAGCGACACCGAAGGAAATCATGCGGCACACTTCGGTCAGCTGCTCAGCCAACTTGTTATAGCTCATTTCAGCCGCAGGGATATTCCAGCCCTTACGGTCACGCAGGGCAATGTATGTAGCGTTCATGGACTTCCGGGAAATGTTGGCTTCATCGTCCTTGGTGGCAAACCGTGCCAGATTGTCCGCAAAAACGCAGACAGTATCCAGGATACCATTCAGCTCAGCAGAACACATGGTGCTGATGAAGTCGTAAGCATCCAGCTCCACTTCATCGTCCTTGTCCACCACATAGCCCAGTTCCTTGTTGTTGGACAGCTTGAAGCCGGAAACGCACTGAGTACGCAGATAATCCAGCATAGCTTCCTTAGCCTTCATTTCTTCCATGGCTTCCAGCCGGAGAACCCGCATTTCATCGTTGAACATGGTGATAGCCTGCTTCACGGGCTCCAGAGCGACAGAGATTTCCTCCTCAGTCCGGGGAACCTTGCAGAACTCAGTGAACTTGGCATACTCTGCGCCGATGTTGGCATGGAAAATATCTGCATTACTGCCGGTCAGCTTCTTGTCCCTTGCACGCAGAGTTTCCACGGCTGCGTCAAGAGATTTACGATTGTACTTCATAATAATACCCTCCAAAAATTTTTATAAAATTGCCATTCCTGGCTCCTTTTCGACACTAAAACCCACACAAAAACCGCTTTATATGTTTTAGTGTGTCGCTTTTCTAGCATTGAAAAAGAGCCAGACTGGTTGCAGGAGAAAGAGAGATCCATATAGCGCACACTGGTACTCCGCTTCTTGCGCTTCACTGCATCATGGTTCACAGCCGTGTGTTACGTTGGACTTTCCACGGCGCACATTTGCACCGCTTCACTCTGTACCGTAGTATCTACCAACCGCACGGACAACCCTTTTATGTATGACTTGCTTTCGCCTGGTCAAAAGGGTATACTTCTCCCATAGTGATCTGCTGCTTCCGTTGTCTGGCTCTGAAATAGTCTTAACAACATTGTCTTTTTTGTCACGGTTTTGCACTATGGACAACTATCCATAGATAAGACCTACGCACCCTAAAGCCATTCACGCAGCTAGTCCACCGCATGGCTTTTACTCAACGTAGAAACCGCCCCCTCTCTTGCTTCGTGTATACATACACTCAGCCGCTTATCCATAATCGAATTTACCCACAGCGCCATTGACTGATTCTCACAGCCAGAGTGGTAAGGGTTTTCAGTTTGTAAGACCTACTCACCGCCAGGGCAGACTACGCCCCTATAATCGCCTATGGAGAACGGAGTTTATTCTGTTTACAATGCTGTCAACAGTACCAGCAGCACGGATGCTTCACGGTTTAGTGTGTCGCTTTTCCAATGTAAGCAAATAACGTGCGTTTCACGTTGGGAAGTGTCCAGCACTTGCACCAACTCCGAACCAGTCGGAAACGCTCGCTTGCTTCTGTTGTCCGGTGTTTCCACCGTGCCTTGATTATACCACATCATTCCCGGACTGTCAAGCACTATTTTTCGTGTGTCGCTTCTGCTTCTGGTTTTGTGTCCGCTTCGGTTCGCTGTCGCTGTCCGCCGTTCGTCCTCTTGCGGTCTGTCCGTCTGCATCTGCTTTTCACTTGATAGTGTTGACATAATGGGTATGTATGTGCTTGCTTTAGTCTGCTTGCGGTAGTCGGTTCGCTGTCGCTGTCCGCCGTTCGTCCGGCTGTCGCTTGCTTGACTGTGACTGGATTATATCATACAAGTTTCATTTTGTCAAGCACTATTTTTCGTGTGTCGCTTTTTGTGCTTGCGTTTGTCCGTCGGTCTGACGGGGTGCAGTCTGTCGGCTGTCCCGTGTCTGGTTCGTGTTGACCAGGTAGAGGGGATTTGTCGTTGCCGTCGCTTGACTGTATGGGGATTATATCATAGCTTAGTCCGTTTGTCAAGCTGATTTTTTATAGTTTTTCAAATTTCTTTCAACTTTACAATTTCACACAATAGCAAGTTGACAGTGGGGGTAGTTATGGTTTTTTGACCCCGCTTCTTTTTTGCAAATTGTATCAGTCGGTTCATCTCACTGTCACCACTTTTCTAACTTTTTGACCCTCAAAACATCACCATTAAGCAGATCCTTTTTCCAAACTTTCAACAAATAATTATCCTGGTATTTCTGAAAATAGCTACAGTAAGCCAAACAAAAACTTTCCAAAAATATTTCAAATTTATTTTCAAAAACAGGTCAAAATCGCTTGACATAAGCCACTTCGTATGATATAATATAAGAGAATATAAGTTAATTAAGCAATTTGCATAGCCGGATCGAAAGATCCTTGATTTTTAAGTCCATGTAATGTTAATTAAATAGTTTACTTGAAAGGAAGTATATATGAGTATTATCGTTCTTGATCTTGAGAAGAGAAACAACACAATCAACGTGGCTGCCATACAACAGAATACACGTAGACTACAGGCCGGTCTGATCGCTCCTGCTACTGAGGATACGACTAGCGTGCTTGCACCGGAGCATACCTCTGAACCAATTAAGAGCATGGACGATATCATCAGAGTATCTAAATACCTTATTGCGAATAAGAGGTTCAGAGACAACATGCTCTTTATTGTAGGCATCAACTTTGGACTCAGAGTAAGTGACCTCCGGATGCTTCGGTTCTCCAATCTGATCGTTAACAATAATGGTGTTCAGATGTTCAGAGACAGCTTCCCAATCTTCGAACAGAAGACTCGTAACACTCGTAAGCACAAGCGTAACCGTTACATCACAATCAATACTGCAGTCCAGGATGCCGTCATTCTCTATTTGGAGAATACTCCCAATGTGTCTCTAAGTGATTACATGTTCAGAAGTGCATCCAACAATGGTAAGGCAAACAATACACCTATCTCTCGTATGGCGATTGATATGATCTTGAAGGGTATTGCTGCAGATATGAATCTGAATATCCATATGTCCACTCATACTTTGAGAAAGACCTTTGCTTACCATCAGATGCTCATGAGTCATAACGACCCCCGAAAGCTTCTTCTCCTCCAGAAGATGTTGGGTCACTCCAGTGCAGCTCAGACTTTGGATTATATCGGTATTACTGGCGAAGAGATCGAAGAAGCATATCGGAGTCTTAATCTTGGCAGCACTACTTGCAACTATTTAATTGATGGAAATGTTATAGAAATGGACATTTCTGCAGGTTGATTTTAGCCATAATAATTGGCTCCAGGACACGCACTGTGTCCCAGCGATATCGTTTTGTCTCGGTAGAATCGAATGAAAATATTGTCTTCCTATAAATAAAAGAAGAACCAATTATGTATTACTTATTTTCGTGTATACCAAAAAGTTATGATTACCGAAATCAAGAGTATAGCTCGTCCGACAAAAAATTCTGTGTCCTGGAATTTTATATTTATAAAGCAGGTGATAAATTTTGAATGTAATTACAGTGGTGGATGCCCGGATGGGCAGAGGTAAGTCTTCCGCCGCAATACGATATATGAATGAACACAAGGGTAGTAAGCGTTTCCTATACATCACTCCATACTTGAATGAGGTTGACCGCATCTGTGAACAGTGTGACTTCGATCAATCTGAGAGTGATTTCATGAGTAAGTCCCTTGAGCTAAAGCTCCACATGAAGAAAGGTAAGAACATTGCTGCCACCCATTCCCTGTTCCACTTGATGGATGAAGAAGCACTTAAGCTGGTCAAAGAAATGAACTACTCACTCATTGTTGATGAAAGTATCCAGGTTATTGAGCGTTTGAATATTTCCAGTAAAGACTTTGATCTGATCGTTGGACGACTGGTTGAAGAAGATGAGGAAGGTTATCTGCGCTGGATTGATAAAGAGTATGTAGGCAGATTCGCAGACTACAAAGAGATGGCGGACACCGGAACGCTGTTTCGTCTGGATAGTGCATTGTTGAGTATTATGAATCCTGAGATGCTGAGAGCATTTGACGAAGTATTTATGCTGACGTATCTTTTCGACGGCCAATACCAGAAGGCATACCTAGAATTCTTTGGATTTGAATATCGCATCATCGGAGTGCTTCATGATGAGAAAGGATTCTATTTCTCAGACGAACCGGACGCACCTTCCCCATTGGACTATCACAATTTAATTCAGATTGTTGATGATCCTAAACTGAATAAACCTGGTCATGGGAAATATGCGCTTTCTAAGAATTGGTTCGCAAAGCGAGGTTACGATAACGATGATATCCGTTCTCTGAGAAATGGTCTGCGGCAGTTCTTTAGAAACGCACCAAACAGTAAAGCCGACACTCGCCTTTGGACATCTTTTAAGGACGATCAAAGCAAATTGGTTGATGTTCGTACCGGTCGGTTTCGGAACAACTTCTTGCAGGTAAGTGCAAGAGCTACTAACGAATACAGAAGCAAGACTGATATTGCATACATGGTCAATCGGTTTGTTGATCCAAACCTGATGAAGTTTTTTTCGACCAGAGGAATTACAATTAACGCAGACCACTTCGCTCTTGCTGAAATGCTGCAGTGGATCTGGAGAAGCGCCATCCGAGACGATAAGCCAATCAGAGTATACATACCTAGTCGCCGGATGAGAGAATTATTACAAAATTGGATTGAAGATATGTGTAAAGGAGATAATATAGATGAATGAACTGAAATGCGGAGCATGCCTGTTCCGAGATATTTGCACCCCCAAGTATGACTGCGACCACTACTCCCCTGCGGACGATCCCGCAGAAGATGAGTTTATCGATACATACATTGAAGAACAGAGAGATGTATTCTACGACGAGTGGTGGAGATACGCTGCTGAGTGGAACAATTTTTTATGATATATCATGCTGATTAAACAATTTGCAAGGAGATGGAGTAATATAGCTAAGCAACAAACTTGCCAGAAATATATATATAAACTACATAGCCGAAGACTGCGGGAGAACAAGTGGAAACTGACACTTGGCATTGCAGAGGCCAGAAGAAATGACGAAGTAATTTCCCTGGCTGATAGTCAGGTTCTGAGATGGCTCGATGAGTTGAACGGCATTACCGACGCTGAGAATAAGGCAAGAGAAATTAAGCAGGAGATTAAGCGTCTCCGAAAAGAAGCAAATAGCGTCCAGAACAGACGTGCAGTAAAACAGCTCTATGCTCAATTGGATAGTATCCAGTTTAAGCCAGACTATATGTGTCTGATTATTGATAAAGAGAAGGATTACTACAGAGCTTGCAAGGGCTTCAGTATCAACGGCATCAACTATAAACGGCTGCTTGGCACTAATGGTGGTATCAAGAATAGTACGATAGTTTTTGTGAGTGAGCGCCATGCAGATGAACTTCGCCGCCGCATTGACAACGGGCGTAACATGGAGAAGCCGCTGGTGCCTGCAAAGCTGGAAGCATATAAAGCTTTGACATGTAGCGCATCTACCCCTGTGTCATTCCCCAGAGGAATTGTTGTTGTAGACGACTGTGAGACGGAGTTTTTGTCCGACATTGTTTACTTGACTGACGAAGCTGAGGGCGAACCGGTTATGGAGGATCGGAAGCAGGTGCCGATCCAGATGAACGCATCGGATGGTTATGGACTGATGCTTCCCTCCCTGGCACAGAAGTGGAGTGAAGATCTTGGATTGGACTACTTAGTAAGTGGTGTAAACACTCGCTTTTCTTTTGAAAAAGGAATGGTTTTTACATTCGACTTCCATGATTATGCAGAGAAAGTTGCCGGAACTTATATGATTAAGGATGCTTGGGGTAACGATGTAGACATCCGGGATGTAGACTTGATACTGACTACATCTATGGTCAAGCTTTGGGACAGTTATGATAGCTGCGACCACTACATCCAGTGCTGCATGGATAACGGCTATACTTTCAGTGTAGCTAAGACTTGCCCAAAGGAGCTGGAGCGTGAACGCTGCCTTAACTATCAGTTCATTCAGAGCTACGACCTCGATGACGATGATATCGAGCGTCTGATCGCACCCACCATGGATGAGATCAAGGAGGTGCTTGGCGGAGACTGGCATAAGACAGTTCTATTCCTAAAGGGAGATAGCCTCCGTATTGAAAATGTTGATAGACTTGAAGACAATTATCTGAAGGCGATAATGGTTAATCCTAAGATGGTCGATGATCCATATGTCCGTAACAGCATCTATCAGCTAATTAGAAACAGAATAAATGAGGCTAAGGTCGGTGTACTAAAAGTTCACGGCAATTATTCAATTGTGTCAGGCGACCCATACCTGCTCTGCCAGAGTGTATTTGGACAAGAAAAGACTGGATTGCTCAAGGCTGGTGAAATCTACAATAAGTATTGGGGAGATTGCGGAGCTGAACGACTTGCATGTTTCCGGGCACCAATGACGTGCCATGCAAATATTAGAGCAGTTCATCCATGTACTTCTGACGATGCAAAGTACTGGTACCAGTACATGACCACCTGTACGATCTTCAATGGTTGGGATACGGCTGCATCTGCGCTCAACGGAATGGATTTTGACGGAGACCTAGTTATGTTAACCGACAATGAGGTGCTCGTCAATAAGTTGGTGGAACTACCTGCATTGATGTGTGCTCAGCGGAGAGCCACAAAGAAGATCGTCTGCGAAGAAGACTTCATTAAGTCCAACATTGAGAGTTTCGGCAATGATATCGGAAAGACTACTAACTGGATTACATCAATGTTTGAGGTTCAGGCCAAATTCGATAAGAGTTCGCAGGAGTACAAAGACCTAGCCTATCGGATTAAGTGTGGACAGTTATTCCAGCAAAATGCAATCGATAAGGCCAAGGGTATTATCGCTAAGCCCATGCCAAGAGAGTGGCATGACCGGCACTCCGTTAACTTAATGGAAGATTATGATGCCAAAAGATACTACAGGGGTATCGTTGCTGATCGTAAGCCTTACTTTATGTGTTACATCTACCCTACCCTGATGAAGCAGTATAACACATACAAAAAAAATACAGACAGAAATGCGATCAGAGAGTTTGGTGTATCCATTGACGAGCTTGGTGCAATGCCGCATGATGAACTTACTGAGCGTCAGCTTGATTTTCTCCGATACTATAAGTCACGGCTTCCTGTAGGTGTCAATCCTTGTGTAATGAATAAGATCTGTTGGAGATTCGAGGAAGAGTTTGACGGATATCTTGGCAAGTACAATAAGGTTTCTGACTTTGATTATTCTGTGATGAAATCTGATGCTGAATATACATATGCCCAATTGTCATCTATCCGTAAGTTATACGATGAATATAACCACAAGCTTCAGAGATATCTCGTTTATACATATTACGAGAGGGTTGATGACGCAGAGTCCAAAACAACGATATCTTGTATGCGTGATGAATTTGTAAGAGAATGCGAGGCAATTTGCCAGAACCGATCCGTCCTGTGTAACATTGTATTGGATTTATGCTATACGCGTAGCGCTTCCAAAAAGTTCGCATGGGATATTTGCGGAGAAGACATCGTAAATAATCTGCTGTCAAAAAATGGCGGTACGATTTCAATCCCTGTGTACGATGAAGGCGGAGACATCCTTTATCAAGGTAGGCGATTTAAGGAGGTAGTGGTTAATATGGAGGATGAAAATGAGTATTGTTTTGAATGAGTTTACATGGGCGGAAAATGCTATCCGAGAGAAAATGCTTGGCAAGAAGCCATATGAGACAATTATGAGGGTCGCAAAATATTTTGTGCATAAAGGACTTTCCAAAAAGGAAGTCAGAAGTAGTGTGGAAGCGTTCATCTTGAGCTGTGATCCATCCTTTCCTATACATAAATGGTCAGAACCGTTGGACGGTATTATCAAAATGGCGTTTAAGCGTCCAATCATTATTATTGATGGGGTTCCCATTACAAAGAATGAACTAAGCCGAATTGAAAAGGTTGAGGGTAAGCAGGCTAGAAGGCTTGCCTTCACCCTACTCTGTATCGCGAAATACAATGTTGCAGTAGACCCAAACACAAACTATTGGGTCAGTACACCGGATAATGAAATTCTTCGCATGGCTAATATCAGTGCCTCAGTACATAGACAATGTGCGTTGTTTCGTCAGCTAAGAGACGAAGGTCTTATTCAATTCTCAAAACAAATCGACAATCTGAGTGTTCGTGTTTTGTTTGCTGATAGCGATGAGATGGCGATGAATATTACTGATTACCGGAATATCGGTTATCAGTATATGAAGCAATATGGTGAACCATATTTTGTCTGCTCTCATTGTGGAATTACTACAAAGCGAAACAACCCAGGTGTTGGCCGAAAGCAAAAGTATTGCAACAGTTGTGCCACCGAAATTCGTGTCAAAAATAAGGTCAATTCAATCATGACTCGTGATATTTTGGTGTCTAAATGATGCATAAAATTAAAAAATGGTGCAAAAATGACCTCGCTTTTGTTCCGTAAATATCGGAACAAAACGGGGGTATGCACTGGCACTTATTATGAAAGAAACAATAACTTTTTTGCAATTTCGAAATTTGAAGTAAAGGATGATATACACATGATTGCAATTTCCAGATCCGAAAGAGATGCTATTTTAGCTAAGTATCCCAACACCCATATTGTTCGCACTATGCGGCAGGACTCCAAGAGAAAGCATTACTTCTGCACTGAGAGTCCCAAGGTAATGAAGCTGCTAAATGCAATGCGAAGCGCAGGTGTTATCGAGGTTAGAAAATGAGCCAAATGGATCTGCAGAGAGCAGATAACGAGTCAGCGTTTGATTACCACAAGCGATTGATTCATGGCAAGCTCACGGACAAGACTTTGGCAGACTGTGACTACTCAGAGTTGGCGGAACTTGTATATGGGCAATCATATTCTAGTGATGTTGCTAGAAGAATGATGTATGGCAGCAGAAGGACACTTGAACTGATGGATGCTGAACGTGTTAACAATATTACAGACGCAAGTGTTCTATCAGACATTGACGCTCAAATCATTGAGCTACGTAAAGAACGACAGAAACTTTATGACCAACGCAATGCGTTCACAAGGGTTGTGCGGGATCGTTCTCGTCAAGAAGAGCTGAATGAAATCATTGTACAGGCCGTTCAAGGGGGCGAACTCCCTCGTCTTGACTATCAGCCTCATCAAATCATACATACAGACAATGACTTGCTCGTTAGCCTAAATGACATTCATTACGGTGCAAATGTGAATAACGCTTGGAATAAATACAATTCTGATATATGCAAGAGCATGATGTGCAAATACGTAGACAGGATTATCACTATCGGCAAGATCCATCAAAGTGAGAACTGCATCTGTTGGATGAATGGAGATGCGATTTCTGGGAATATTCATTATTCCATTTCTGTGACAAACAAAGAGAATGTCATCGAGCAAGTGATGGGGGTTTCAGAACTTGTTTCGGAATTTTTGGCGGAACTGAGTAACCATTTCAACCATGTTTACTTTGTGTCGGTCGCAGGTAATCATAGCCGCATCAACCCAAATAAAGATAATACTCTAGCGTCAGAGAGGCTTGACGACCTAATCGAATGGTACATCAAAGCTAGATTGCAGAATTTTGAAAATGTGCACTTTGAGTGCAACAAGATTGACAGTACGATGTACACAATCAATATTCGTGGAAAAACTTACTGCGGAATCCATGGAGACTATGACTGCTCCGACTCAAAAGTGCAAGCACTACAAACAATGATTGGATTTCCTGTATACGCAATACTATCCGGTCACCTACATCACAATAAGGTTGATGCCGTACAAGGCATCAAGACTGTAATGGCAGGGAGTTTTCTCGGTATGGATGACTATTGTGTTCAGAAGAGAATATTCGGTCATCCAGAGCAAATGGTTTGCGTGTGCAATCAAGACGGTATCGTGTGCCATTATGATATCGATTTATCAAACTAGAATACTATTGAGCCTCAGACTGTCTTTCTGAGTTGCTCCTCCTTCGCCCAGGCTGTTCTCCTGGGCGATATTTTTTGTAAGGAGGATAGTATTGTGGAAACTTATGGTTTTATTTATATGACAACAAACTTAGTGAATCGGCGGCGATATATTGGCAAAAAGAAGTATGACAGGCGTGGTACTTGGAGAACTTACTTAGGGAGCGGGGTAACCCTCACGAGAGCAATAGAGAAGTATGGCTCTGAAAATTTCAAGAGAGACATTCTTGATATTGCTTATTCATCTGACGAACTCAACGCCAAAGAACAGTATTGGATAGAGCACTATAACGCAGTTGATGATAAGTCATTTTATAATATCTCTCCCGGCGGAGATAGTGGCAATGTACGTGCAGGTTATACAAAGGAAGATTTTGAGAAGTCGGAAGCGAAACGCATTGCGGCGGTTAATGCCGGTCGTCTGCGTGGCGAAGAAACATCTTATTCAATACTTACCGAGTCTGATGTGTTACAAATTATTCAGTTACTGAACAATGATGTGTATCTAAATAAAATTGCTGAGCAATTCGGCGTTGGATACAGCACAATACTGGACATAAGAAAACATAGAACGTGGACGCATTTAACAAATGGGATTGACTTCGGTGATTACAGTCACCACCACACTAGCAGGGGTGGTAAAGCAATAGATGTATTTGACGCAAATGGTCAATACATTTCCACATATGAATCAGCTAGAATGGCAGAGAAAGCGCTTGGCATTAGCTATAAGCTGATATCTCAGGTTTGCCATGGCAAAAAGCGAACCGCTCATGGTTATATATTCCGCTTCACTGATAATACATTTCAAAACAGACCAGAGCTTGCCTCTTAATTTTTGTGGGTCAAGCTAACAAAATCATTTACATTTACAAGGAGGTGGCTGTGATGGCTAGAAAAACTCGTATGAATAACTTAACAAGTCCGGAGCTAATTGCTCAGGTAAACCCCGATAATATGCGTCTTAAAAATGACTTTCTTGACTACCTGCGTTCTGTCCAACGCAGCCCCGGTACTATTTCTGGATACTCTAACGATTTAGATATCTTCTTCGTATGGGTGGCACAAAACGCCAAAAACAAATTTTTTGCCGAGATTACTAAGAGAGATATTGTCGCATATCAAGGATGGCTTATTGGATCTAATGAGAATAGCTCGTCCCGCGTGCGTCGCTTAAAGGCTGCAATTAGTTCATTATCGAATTATTGTGAAAATATACTGTCCGACGATGAACCGGAGTTTCAGAATTTTCGTTCAATTGTAAAGAAGATTGAAAATCCCGCTCTACAGCCAGTTCGTGAAAAAACTGTATGGGAAGACGCAGAGTTAGAGGATTTACTAAATATTCTGGTTGAATCTCAGGCTTTTGATAAAGCCTGTTTTTTAGCATTAGCGATGTATAGCGGTCGTCGTAAATCCGAACTATGTAGATTTAAGGTCAGCGATTTTGACAACTCACGATTGGTCTGCGATGGTGCGCTATATAAAAGCTCTCCCATAAAAACGAAAGGTAAAAGCGGAGGCAAGTATATCCCTTGTTATACCTTAGCGAAGCGGTTCAAACCCTATTTTGATCTATGGATGAATCGGAGAAGCGAATTAGGCATCACGAGTGAATGGCTATTCCCTTCCAATTCTAATCCCGCAGAACATATCGGTATTCCTACTGTGAATAGTTGGGCAAAGACTTTTTCCAGAATGACAGGAAAAGATTTTTATACTCATAGTTTACGACATTATTTTACAACAAGTCTTGCAAGAGCGGGCATCCCTGATGGCGTTATTCAGAGTATTGTTGCTTGGGAATCCAGTGATATGGTGAGACTTTATACCGATATAGACACTGACGAGCAAATTGGCATGTATTTCGCTAATGGTGATATCGCAGTGCCTGAGAAGAATGGGTTCGCAGATATGTAAGTATCTGTGCTGAATAGGAGGAAGATATGAATAAAAAGGAGTTTGTAACTAGAGTTACTGAAGTTCTTAGGGAGAATGGCACGAAAAAGCCTATTTCTGCAAAGAAGCATGTGTTCCACATTTCTGATAATGAGGGAAATAATGCTGACTTTGTCGTAAAGCAAAAGAATAAATCCGTTATCTATACGATTGATGATACCGCAAACATTGTTGACGCTTGTTTAGCTGTAATCGAAGACGCATTAAAAAACGGAGAAGAAATAAATATACATGGTTTTGGTTGCCTTGGGCTGCATTATCGTGCGGCTAGAACTACAATCGACCCATATTACGGAGAGCCTTGTGAAGTAGAAGCTCGCTACATCCCTAAGTTTAACTACGGAAAGACGCTTCGTATGGCAGCTCGTTTGTACGAGCTGTCTCTAAAAGAAGCAGAGCAAGATATTCTCCCGCCACCAATGGATGATTTGGAAGGCGGTGATGTCTGATGGCATCATTAGAGGTCAATGCGTCCAGTTCTGTTTGTCGAAAGTGTGGTCGTGCATACGGTCGTCTAAAGGGATACTTTCCTGTCAGCTATAGCTTTTTGTATAAAGGCACTGGTTATCTTGCTTATTGCAGAGAATGCGTAGATGAGATGTATGCTACTTATCTCGCAGAGTGTAAGGATTCCAAGGCCGCCGTACGACAGATGTGTCGTAAGCTCGATTTATATTGGAATGAAAAGATATTCGAGTCTGTTGATAAGAAAAGTGCAACCAGATCAATTATGACCGGATATATTGCAAAGATAAATGCTATAAAGCAGGCTGGTAAATCATATGACGACACGCTTAGAGAAGAGGGCGTCTTATGGGTTGTACCAACATTACATAATGCATCTCATGAACAAGATGCGCAAGAAGATTCAACTTCTACAGAAGATAATGTCGAAGTCCCGGATGAAGTTATTATTTTCTGGGGACCTGGCTATACGCCCTCCATGTACATGGAGCTGGAGAAGAGAAGAGCCTATTGGATGTCACGATATCCAAAGGGCATAGAGCTAGATATCGGCACAGAGGCTTTAATTCGTCAGATTTGTAGTCTTGAGATCGATATAAATAAGGCTCGTATGGAAGGAAAGCCAATCGATAAATACGTTAATTCACTTAATACAGTACTAGGAAGTGCAAACTTAAGACCTACTCAGAAAAAAGAAGAGGCAGACGCCGAGCTGGAGAAAATGCCTCTTGGTGTAGGAATCCAGAAATGGGAAAATCATCGTCCCCTGCCTGCAACACCCAAAGAAAAGAAGGATGTCAACGGGGTCATCAAGAATATTACCACATGGTATCTCGGTCATGCTTGCAGAATGGCAGGTATCAAAAATCGTTACTCTAAAATGTACGAAGATGCTATGGCACGTTATCGTGTCGAACGCCCAGATCTGGATGATGAGGATGACGAAACCGTGCTGGAAATCATGCTAGGTGATGACGATGAATAACATAGCAACTAAAAGTCGTCGTGACCGGGTCATTGAAGGCATGGCGATTTGGGGCAGTTATTACAGAGAAAACATCGATGTCTTTGTTGTTGAATATCTTGATTTCTCTTTCCTGAAGTGGTTCCAAACGATTCTCTTGGTCATGATGAATCGCTGCAGAGTGTTTCTTTGGATTGCTGCTCGTGGTATGGGCAAGTCATTCCTCATTGCAATATTTGCTGTCTGCAGATGCATCTTGTATCCAGGCACAAAGGTCGTTATCACATCTGGTACACGAGGACAGAGTATTAACGTATTGGAAAAAATACAAACTGATCTTATGCCAAGATCGGCAAATTTACGTAACGAAATAGATATGACGAAGAGTAAGTTTTCTGGACAGGACGCAAAAGTCATGTTTAAGAATTCTAGTTATATAAAAGTCGTTACTGCATCCGACAATGCAAGAAGTAATCGTGCGAACATCCTGATTGTGGACGAGTTCCGTATGGTTAATAAAGACACTATTGATACTGTCTTAAAGAAGTTCTTAACAAGTAGACGCATGCCCCCATACTTAGATCTTACCGAAGAAGAACGTAAAGCTGAATATGCAAAGGAGCCGAACAAATCCTGTTTCCTTTCTTCCGCATACTTCAAGGATCATTGGTCTTTCAATAAGATGATGGATACATGGGATGCAATGCTTAAGGGAAATGGTACTGACTTTATGTGCGGGTTCCCATATGAGTTATCAATCCAAGAGGGTTTACTATTTGCAGAAGACGTCGAGGGCGATATGCTTGAAAGCGACTTCAATGAGATCAAGTGGTCTATGGAAATGGAAGCTCTATGGTTTGGTGATGAAGATGGCGCTTTCTTTGATTACAATTCCATATCAAAGAATCGTCATATTAAGTATCCGATGATGCCGGATCAACAGGCTTCCCTGCTTGGATATAACCAAAAGATTACGATACCAAAGAAGCAAAACGGCGAGAAGCGAATACTATCCGCCGATATTGCACTGATGTCGAGCAAACGTCACAACAATGACGCTACCGCAATTTTTATTAACCAGATGGTTCCTACAAAAGCAGGAAGATATGTCAGCAATATTGTTTATTGTGACGTGTGCGAAGGTCTTAGAACCGATGACCAAGCGCTCGTTATACGAAAGCTATATGATGAGTTTTCTTGTGATTACTTAGTGCTTGACGCAAATGGTTTAGGCTTAGGCGTATATGACTGTCTTGCCAGAGATATGGTTGATCCAGATACCGGTGAAATATACCCAGCTTTGTCTTGTTACAACAACCCAGAAATGGCTGCTCGTTGTACTGTGCCTAGTGCGGACAAGGTTATTTGGGCAATAAAGGCAAGTGCTCAGTTCAACTCCGACTGTGCATTCATGCTTCGTGAGGCTTTCCGTAGTGGCAGAATCAGACTGCTGATTACAGAATATGATGCCAAGAAACTATTCGGAGATATTAAAGGCTTTAATTCGTTGTCCGATGGCGAGAAAGAAAAGGTGTTATTGCCATATACGCATACTACACTTTTGATTAACGAGTTGACCAAACTGCAGTATGAGGAATCTGCCGGCAAAGTGAGAATTTTTGAACGATCTGGAATGCGTAAGGATAGGTATTCTAGTCTGAGCTACAATTATTTTGTCGCATCACAGCTGGAGAATAAACTTGGACGCCAGAATTATAACCGAAATACTGACAATATCTTTACGATTAAAGCTCCAAACTACAGAAGAAGGACGGTGAGTAGCCCGTATGGCAAGAGCTCGAAACCAAGCTGGTACTGATACCGTTGTTCAAGAGAAGAAGCGTCAGGATTTTGATGGGTTGATCGGCATTTCAAGTAAGTTTGCGATCCTAAATAAACTTATTACTCGGGATTTGAACAACAATACAAATACACCGACCTTCTCCCTTTATTCCAAGGACAATATCAATACCTACCTCTCCAACCCATATAGATATGAGCAACAGCTTCGTAATGCTGTGAAATATATCTATGGAGCGAGTTCCCATTTCCGCAGATTGATTCAATACTTTGTTGGACTTAGCGACTTGAGTTATGTTGTTGAGCCATATAAAGTTGACCCTAAAAAGGCAAACAAACAGTCAATCAATAGGAACTATAGAAAGGTTTTGAACACTTTATCCGCAATGAGCATTAAGACGCAGTTCCCCCAGATTCTTACCGTATGTCTGAGAGACGATGTCTTTTATGGAACGATGTGGGTAACAAATGACAACATTACTATTCAACAGTTACCGAGCGATTATTGTTCTATATCAACTGTTGAGGGCAATGTTCCAAATGTAACATTTGACTTTTCATACTTTGATTCCAGGCAGGCTCTTCTGGAATATTTCCCCAAAGAGTTTCAATCAAAATATGAGACATACAGATCTAATCGCCAAATGAAGTGGATCGAATTAGATTCACCAACGTCATTTGCAATTAAGTGTAATCGTGACATTCTCGATTATGCTATCCCTCCCTTTGCAGGCATTTTGAGAGAGATCTATGATATCGAAGACTATAAACAGTTAAAGCTGTCCAAGACATCTCTTGAGAATTACGCAATGGTCGTTATGACTTTGGGCATGGACAATGACGGCAACTGGCAAATGGACTTGGACAAAGCCAAGGATTTCTGGAGAAACTTGGATGCCGTTTTGCCGGAAGAAATTGGATCTGTTTTGACACCAATGCCTGTGGAGAAGATCAGTTTTGAAAAGGCAAACACTGCCAGCACAAATACTGTCGCTGAGGCTGAACAGAATCTTTTCTCCGCTGCAGGTGTTTCTTCATTGCTGTTTAATAACGAAAAGGCATCCGCCAATGCTTTAAGTCTGTCCATTAAAGCCGATCAGTCTATTACATATGGAATAGTTAAAAGCATTGAGGATATGGTTAACAGATTCATACAGTCACAAAGCTACGGTAAGAATTTCAAAGTGAATTTCTTGGATGTTTCCCCCTTCAATCGTAAAGAAATGGGAGATATGTATTTGAAGGCTGCTCAATATGGTCTGCCAACTGTGAGCATGTATTGTGCTTCACAGGGTTTAGGTCAGGCAGAGCTTGATTCTATGAATTTCTTAGAAAACGATGTGCTTGAAATTAAGAAGCTGTTTGAACCGCTCAAGAGCTCTTCTACGCAAAGTACATCTAGTTCTAAAGTTGAATCCAAAGGTGCAACTGACGAGGGCGGTGCACCCGAAAAGGATGACGAAGAACTAACTGAAAGCGGAATACAGAATAGAGAGGATGCCTGATATGAAAAGATTCCTCTATGTATTCGGAAAAGAAAACAGAGATGTTTTGCTTAAGGCTGGCTATACGTTATTGACTGGCAATGAGCGAAGCAATATCTATGTTTTTGCAAACAAAGCTGATTTGACATTTGATTTTTCGACAATACGCTTTGCTTACTCTGACACACTTATATTTTAACCCAACACAAATCGTGTTGGGGTTTTGTATTTCTCGGAGGTGATTGCTGTGAACAAAGTAGTTCACATGTCGTACTCCTCTTCCCTATCTTCTCTGTGTGAGAAAAACTCATCTTTCGATACCGGTGTTTTGCGAATCGCATATCACGGTAAGAACAGAAATGGAAGTTATATCTCCAAGGAAACATTTGAGAGATGCATTGACACAATGTATAACTGTCCAATTGTATGCAACTACGATCGTGAAACTGACTCAATCGGCGGACATGATATGGAGCTTGTTTCCAACGAAAATGGAGACTTGAAAATTGTAAATGTTACAGTTCCTGTTGGTGTCATTCCGGAAAGTAGCAAACATTTTTGGAGCGTTGTCGAAGAAGAAGATGGTACGACTAATGAATATCTATGTGCAGATATTCTCGTATGGAAGCGGCAGGAGGCATATAACAAAATCAAAGAGGATGGCATAACTAGCCACTCCATGGAACTCACTGTCAAAGACGGTGAAATGGAGAATGGTGTGTTTGTCATAAAGGATTTTGAATTTACCGCATTTTGCTTGCTAGGCGAAGACCACGAGCCTTGTTTTGAAAGCTCTGCGCTAGGCCTATTTGCTTATGATGAGCTTAAACAACAAATGGCTCAGATGATGGCTGAGCTGAAAGAAACCTTTACATCAGTCACTACCCCTGACGGGGATGACAATACACACCCACATATTATTTCGATGGAAGGAGGAGAAAAGGTATTGGAAGAGAAGCTTGCATTAGTTGCAGAATATGGACTTGATGCTGATAATCTGGAGTTTTCTATTGAGGAATTCTCCATGGAAGAGCTGAAAGAAAAGCTGGAGATGGAGAAAGCCAAGGAGCCTTCGGTGGAGCCCACAGAGGAACCTGCAGATCCCGTAGAAGAGCCTGCTGTAGTACAAGAGTTCGAACTGAACAGCCAGATGTGCGAAGAAATTCGATGCGCAATCGAGGCAGAAACAGTAGAGCGTTCTTGGGGTAAGATGCCTCGTTATTCCATTGTCGACTATGATGCAGATACCAAGATGGTATATTGCTTCGACGCAGATGACCATTGGAGACTGTATGGATTTACTTTCTCTATGAATGGCGATAACGTCGTTGTTGACTTTGAGAGTAAGAAGCGCATGAAGTTTGCGATTGTCGATTTCGATGAGGGTGAACAGGTTATGCCCTTTGATAGCATTTTTGACCAGATCTCAACCCAGTATACTGCAAACGATACCCAGTGGTCTGAAAAGTATCAGACTGCCTCCGACACGATTGCGTCTATGGAAGATGAGCTTGGCACTCTGCGCCAGTTTAAGACTGACACCGAAAAAGCTGCTAATGATGCTGCACGGGATGAAGTCTTCGCTCAGTTCGAAGACCTAGTCGGTGTCGAGGAGTTTGAAACTCTCAGAGAAAATTGCGAGAATTATGAACTGGATACTCTGGAAGAGAAGTGTTTTGCTATTCGTGGTAGACATAACACCACTGTTAAATATAGCATGAACACTAAAAATACCAGAATCGTTGTTGATAAGACTGCACCCACAAATGAACCTTATGGTGGATTGTTCGTCAAGTATCCACCCCGTACATAAGACGTAACTAAAATAAGTCAATTAGAAGGGGCTGTTATCTATTTATACTGGTTATATCTATTGCATCACCAACCATGTTAATGGGAAGCAATATGTTGGGCAAACCAATACATCTGTCAAACGACGTTATGCTGAGCATCTCAGATGTGCAAGTTCTAATAACGGTATGAATTCGCTCCTATATTTGGCGATGAGAAAATATGGCGTAAATCAGTTCTCTGTTGAAACTTTAGAAGAGGTAAATTCAGATAGTCGTGAATCTCTAAAAGATAAGCTAAATAGCAGAGAAATATTCTTTGTAAATAGGTTGGGAACATATAAACCGGACGGTTACAACATGACCGTTGGGGGATTTTCGTTTGCGGACCATGTTATGCACCCTGTTTACAAAGTAGATATCGAAGGCAATGTTATCAGTTATTATGAAAGCATGGCCGATGCAGAAATACAAAACCACATGCCATTTGGGAGTATACGTCGCTCCTTTCAGTATGATACGCATTATGCTAATGGTTGGTTTTGGTATGATGCTAATACAATAAACTTGAGCATCGGAGAAAATATTGGGCAACAAAAGTCTCAATTATCACCCGTCTATTGCTTTACTTTGGATGGTAAATTTATTAGAAAATTCAATTCAATGATTGAGGCAGAAACGATTACTGAGGTTAATCATAGTCATATTTCGTCCGCATGTAACAGTAAAAGACTATCTGCTGGCGGGTTCCTTTGGTCATATTCCTCGATTGCACCTGTGTATAGTTCTCGACAGAAGACTCACAGAAAGAGGGGCGTGGCGCAGTATACATTAGAAGGTGTACATATTAAAACATTTGATTCTGCTACATCTGCCGCAAAAGAATTAGGAATCCAACAATCTTTAATATCCGCCTGCTGTAATGGCAGACGTAAGTCCACTGGAGGTTACCAGTGGGCTTTTGTTATTTAATCATTAAATCAAGGAGGTTCATTTATGAGCTACTGTGTTATTAGAACTGATTTGCTGAGCGGCACAAAGCAGCCCAGCGATCTGGTGTCTCTGCGTTTCTATGATGCAGGTGGTAATGTCGCCGAAGTTGAGAATGGTGTTATTGCCGAGCTGCAGGGCTACGAAGACGGCGAGCGTGAAGTTATGAAGGCTGTCGCCGCTACTGCTGATTCTGATATTGATAATTGCGCTATCATTGCCGCTCCCGAAGTTATGTACGATGAGCGCCTGAAGAACCTGGAGCAGTTCATCAACGAGGCTGGCAAGGCTGTCCGTGGCTATATTCCCCGTAATCGCAACCTGTTTGCAGTTACCGAGGATGGTTTCGTAAACAAGGTTGTCCCTGCAAAGGGTGACAAGGTCGGTATCGGTGCAAACGGCAAGCTGGACGCAGCTGGCACCGGTTTTGGCGAGTGTGTCCACATTGAGACTGTTGGCCGCTACGTCTACTACACCATTAAGATCGTTAAGGCTTAATGGTAGATTACAAAGGAGGAAATAGCAATGGCTGAAATGCATGATATTGTTAAACTCGCTGTCGATGCCTACCGTGGCAACTGCGAGAAGTATACCGTTGGTCAGTCTATGGATACTCTGCGTCAGGCACTGGTCGAGGCTAACGGTGGCAGCACTGTTCTGGATTATAGAAAGATCCGTGACGGCGAATGCAAGGGTCTGTTTACCCTGATTGAAACCATCCTGTCTCGCACCGTTGTTGAAGGTCTGCAGGGTGATGAGTTCTTCAACTCTATGGTCGACTTCCGCAATGTTGCAGAAGGCGATAAGAACCTGTTCGTTATCGAAGACGACAACCTGTTTGTGGTGGCAGAAGCTGCTGACGGTACTCAGGGTATTCGTCGTCAGAGACTGGGCGGAAGCTCCGAGACCAGCATTCCCACTTCCCTGAAGCTGGTCAAGATTTACGAGGAGCTGAACCGCGTTCTGTCTGGTCGTGTTGACTTCAACCACTTCATCAATAAGGTCGCAGAGTCCTTCCGTCAGCATCTGCTGAATGAAATCTACGCTCTGTGGTCCGGTGTTACTGCCGAGCAGATGGGTGGCGTTACTTACTTCCCTGCCGCTGGTGCTTATGATGAGGACGAGCTGATGGAGCTGATCTCCCATGTCGAAGCCGCTGCTGGTGGCAAGCCTGCTACTATTGTTGGCACCAAGAAGGCTATTCGTAACCTGAAGCCCTCTATCGAGAGCGATGGCTACAAGAATGATCTGTATAACATGGGTTATGCTGGTAAGTTCTATGGCACCCCTGTTGTTGTCACTCCCCAGCGTCATAAGGTTGGTTCTACTGAGTTCGTTATGAACGACGATGTCCTGACCATTATTGCTGGTGATGACAAGCCCATCAAGTGTGTCTATGAGGGCAATCCCATTGTTCTGATGGGTGATCCCATGCAGAATGCCGACTTCACTCACGAATACCTGTACGGCGAAAAGTATGGTCTGGGTATCGTGCTGGCTGGCGGTAATGCTGGTATTGGTCGTTACGAGATTGCTTAATTTTTAAGCAAAAAAAAATGATTTGCGGGGTTCATAGTGAACCCCGCATTTGGAATGAAAGGAACTATTATTTATGTCTAATGAAACTACAGCAAAATCCGCAACAAAATCACGTGCTAAGAAAGCTGCTCCTGCAGTTGTTGATGCTCCGATCACTGAAGACACCGTTATTACTACTGATGTAGTTAAAGAGCACACCGTTGAAAGAGCTAAGCCCCTCATTCCAAAAGAAGTTGACCTCAATCAGTTAATCCCCGTGCTTAATGGATACCAGGGACTTTTAGTATACAAGAGTGCAAGAACAAACGAAAAGTTTGTATGGCCTGAATTTGGTTCTGAGCAAATGGTTGAGCTCAGAGAACTCCGAAATGCTAAGAATACCTGGAAAAAGTACTTCATTAACAATTGGTTTATGTTTGATGAGGACTATGCCTGGGTTGTCGACTATCTGGGTATGGGACAGTATTACAAGTACGCTCTGAGAATTGATGAGTTTGATAGTCTATTTAAGATGTCAGCTGACGAAATCGAAAAAGCTGTTTCTCATCTATCTGTAGGCCAAAAGCGGTCTGTTAGCTACCGAGCAAAGCAGCTTATTGCATCTGGCGAAATTGATTCTTTCAAAGCAATCGCTGCTCTGGAAAGATCTCTCGGAATTGAGCTAGTTGAGAAGCCTGAGAAATAAAGGAGGCTTTTATGAGTATCTCCTATGATTTATTTGCAGGTGCTTTTTTGAGCAAAATTACAGAGTTCGACTTTGTACAGATGGATGAATACAGTCGTAACCAGATGATAGATCAATACATGAAAGCAGCATGTGCTAATTTCAATAAAGTGTGCAAATACGATTTATCTTCTAGTGATGACATTATTCGTGAATTTGTCGTAGATATTCCTGAAAACGAAATTGATGAAATCGTCGATATTGTTTCAGAGGGAATGCTCGTTCAATGGATGAAGCCATATGTTTATCGCCAAGAAAATTTAGAAGCTGTGCTGAATACACGCGACTTTACCACTTATTCTCCTGCAGAATTATTACTGAGAATTAGCGGTGCGTACTCAAAAGTTCAAAGGGATTATACGCAGATGATTAGGGAGTATTCGTATAATCACGGAGACCTTACCGATCTTCATCTATGATTTTTGAGACAAAGGTTGGCGTTCCTATGGATGTACGCCTATTTAATAATTACATGCGCTCTTTAGTTAATCGTTTTTTCAAGATTCTCCCTATCAAGGAAAACGGTGAAGAGTATGGCGATGAATCACTTGACACTTACATGAAGAGTCTCCAAGCAGAATTGCTTGGTTGTAACGAGCTAATTCTAATAATCCACGAAGATCCACTTCTGATTTCATTGCTCAATATTCTGCAATATTTGATTGACAACCCGGAATGCTCACTAACTGTTGTTAGACGTGAGGTATTTCGGGCTATTTCTATTTGCAACAAACTTAAGGCAAAATACGCAGAAGAAGCGGCGGTGGTCAAATGAGTAGTTGGGATGTTTATCAGTCTCGAATTGATGCCAAGGGCGGGACTAAGCGTAATGCAAAACTTGTACGTGAGTCCAGATTTTTGAGTACAAAGGCCGATGATAATCTTTCTAGTTTTAAGGTCGACATTGATGGTGTAATGCAAGAGGTATTTATTATCAATACCGATAACCTGAATGAGAAGTTTATTGAATCTATGCCCGGAGAAGACATAAGACATGGCGGCCTTGTTTCTTGGAGAAATAATTTCTGGCTTATCACTGAAAAAGATGCTGCAAATGAACTGTACACAAGAGCAAAGATGATTCAATGTAATTACTTATTGCGCTGGGTCGGCCTAGATCGGAAGATCCACGAACAATGGTGTATTGTCGAAGACGGAACTAAATATTTGACTGGTGAATATGAAGATAGAGACTTCATTGTCACTCGTGGTGACTCCCGCATTGGATTAACAATTGCTCGCAATGCAGAGACAGCTAAATTCGATAGAGAAAGACGCTTCTTAATCGATGACCCAGACTCCGCACACATGCTGGCTTATCAGCTGACAAAGCCGTTTAAGTTAGGCGGTGTATTTAACGGAGACGGTGTATTTAAGTTTGTCTTGCAAGAAGTGAATACAACAGACGAAGACAATCAAGAGCTTCGTGTTGCTGATTACTACAATTACTTCCCTCGTGAAGAATCTGTAAATCCAGATAATAGTAATCAGAATGGAGTCGATACAGACAAAAGAAAGGTGTGGATTTAATGCAGTTAGAAGAGCTGTTTGACTACAAGAATCAGCTTATGGAAGATTTGCTTACAGTCGACACTATCGTAAATCTGATCGACGATAAGGTAAGTGTTGAAGAAGCACCATCGCTGGTATATGAACGGGTATTTCCATTTGAATATATCCCAGACACTGTCGAACACGGACATACATTTGTCTGTTGCGATGTGGATATTCAGAAGGCTCCAGATAAAACATTCTTATACCCGGTACTTTATGTGTGGGTATTTTCTCATAAGTCAAAGCTTCGTTTGCCTGAAGGTGGTGTGCGAACGGACAAGCTAGTTTCTGAAATTGCAAAGGCAATTAACGGAAGCAGGCTTTATGGCCTCGGCGAGTTGGATTTATACTCTGTTAAACGGTTTGCACCAGTCACTGACTACCAAGGGAAAGTAATGACTTTCCATGCAAAAGAGTGGAATAAACCTGCTCCCTCAAAGATGCCAATCCCATCGAATAGAAAACGTGGCTAATGGCTACACGAAATATTCTTTATGCCCCAAGTTATCCTGTCAATGAGCATATTAGCGTGGTTATACCTCAGGTTGGTCAAATTCTCGAAGATGAGGATGGGTACTATGACCTTGTCGGTATGCTTACAGCGATGCCGATCGATCTAATGGTTCAGTTGGACGATGTTGGAATTGATTTCACTTCTATCAATGAATACCAATTATTCTTGCTCATGTTCGAGGGTTTGAAGGAGCGAGATACACGGCTAATATTCGGCGATTTAGATCTGACGAAATTCAAGTTTGGTATCAACCAAGAGAATAATCAACCCTTGCTTGTCGATGTTGAAAATGACATCATAATTGACAGGAATATTCACGCAATGATTGCAGGCACATTGCGGAAGATACACCACCTTGAAAAGGATAGGCGTCGGCCTGCAAATGATGACGCAAAAAAATATATGATCGAGCGTGCTCGTCAGAAAATGCATCGGAAAAAGAATCGCATAGAAGACTCTCAGCTCGAATCATTGATTGTTGCAATGGTGAACACCGAGCAATACAAGTACGATTTCGAGGGGACACGAGAACTTTCAATCTACCAATTTAACGAAAGTGTTCGCCAAATTATAAAAAAAGTCGATTACGACAACAGAATGTACGGCATTTATGCCGGTACGATAAATGCCAAAGACTTAAGTCCCGATGACTTAAATTGGCTAATACATAAATAGGAGGAAAGATTGTCATATGAATATTAACGATATTGCAATCACCAGTCTCGAAGTAATTACTGGCTTCGACATTATGACCGGCAACTACTTGTTTACTCTGGACGAGCTGCAGAACGCAACTATCGCTAACGCCGAAGAAAAGCAGGATGTTACCGGTAAGCAGGGTCGTAAGCTGACCTCCCTGAAGCGGAACAAGGCTGTCACTGTCTCTGGCACCAATGGTCTGCTGTCTGGCGGTCTGTTCGAACTACAGGTCGGCAATAAGTTTGTGGAAAAGGCTACCGAAGTCATGTGGACTGACTACCTGACTGTTTCTGGTAATGCCGCTACTACTAACTTCACTGCCGTCGGTACTACTGGTGCTGAAATCAATGGTATCTATGTGAAGAATTCCAACGAAACTCTGGGCGCAAAGCTGGAGCAGTCCGATGCTGTTGCAGATGGCAAGTTTACTTATAACCCCGCCTCTAAGGCTCTAGCATTCTCTGGCCTAGCCGATGGCACCGAGATCGTCGTCTATTACATGCGCAAGATTCAGGCAAATTCCCTGGAGAATATGTCTGACCAGTATTCTGGCAAGTGTGCTCTGTATATCGACGCTCTGGGTGAGGATAAGTGCTCCAACGTCTACCGTATTCAGATTTACATCCCCAAGGCCGACTTCTCCGGTGAGTTCTCTCTGGAGATGGGCGACAACCAGACTGTTCACTCTTTCGAAGCAGAAGCTCTGGCTGGCGCTTGTGGCACTGGCGGCGCTCTGTGGACTTATACCATCTTCGGCGCAGACGCTAAGGACGCAGCTTAATCTGAGGTTCTAAAATGGCAGGTGCAATTAAGAAGTGCCGTGTATGCGGTAAGGAATATGAGGCTTGCCGGAGTGCAAAGCGAGTAGACGGAGTATACCGTTGGAAAGATGTAGCCTGCTCTCCTGAGTGTGGGCAGGTCTACCTTGCACGGATTTTGGAATCCCGCAAGCCGGCAGTCGAGGAGCCAATTGTTACACCCTCTCACGAGGAAGAAGCAGTTGAAATCTCCAAGCCTAAACGGGCAAAGAAGAAAAACGTTACAAAAGACGAATGATGATATGGGGAGGTATATTCTACCTCCCCTATTTCAATAAGTGAGGTGTTTAATATCAAAGTTTTTAAACTGGTGATTGATAACACCGTTTTACAAGAATACGAAGAATACTATTTTTCTTTGCATCCAAAAGCGAAGAAGAAGCCAATAGTACATCCTTATCATGAGTCAATCAACAAATGGATGATTATGAAGCGGATGATGATGAATGCATTAAAGCAGCGTTGGCTCGACTTTATAGTTTGGTTTATCAATAAGCAAGGGTTATCTGGAATGAGGATCGATGAGTGCGCCCTTCGTTTTACCGTATTTTATGAAACGAACCGCAGACACGATGTTGATAATTCTTGCCCCAAGTTCATAATCGATGGACTTTGTGAAAGTGGATTCATTGTAGATGATGATAGCAAACATATCAGAACTTTAATCTTACAATGTTTTGTTGATAAGGATAATCCACGAACCGAAATCGAAGTTTATGTGGGTAGATTACTCACTGATAATACAACAGAGGAATTAAAGGAGAAATGATTTATGGCTAAGAAAATTAAGAGAGTTTCCATCTCTGCACTGGATGAAGTTATTAAGCAGGAGTACCAGCCTCTTAAGGTGGTTGAGTGGAATGGGATTGAAGTCACAATTAAGACCACATTATCACTTCAGGAGATGTTGCGTTTTGCAGACAGCGTTTCAAAAAGTTGCTTCGACATTGCAACCGGTGCCTACCTACCAGAAGTAAAAGCCTTCGCAATCCGCTGCAACATCATGGACACATACGCAAACTTCTCTCTTCCGGAGAATAACGAACACAAATATATCCTAGCCATGTGTTCTGGTGCAGTTGAAATGGTTATGGAACATATCAACATGGCTCAGTTTAATGAGTTAATGGATGCTATTGATGAGAAGGTCGATCACTTAGCTAGTGCAAAGGTTGAGATGATGACTATGAAGTTCGATGAAGTTGTTTCTGCATTCGAAGATTTGCAAAATAGGATGGGTTCCCTATTCGAAAACGTCTCTGCTGACGATATTAAAAAGTTAACTGAAACAATGGCAAATTACAATTTCACCGATGAAGGTCTGGTCAAAGCATATATGGAACATAAGAAGGTTGGATAATGGCAACTGTTAATATGGGTGCAATTCTTAAAAAGGCACAAACATACATAGAGTCCGCCAGGGGTCAAAAACAAATGAAATCGACAATTGAGAAGTACATTCGTAGTGGAGTAACAACAACACAGGCGGGAAGTTATGTTCCCACAATTGATGTGATGAACGAGATGTCTGAGGCTTTTATTCGTATTTTGCATAAGCACGCAGCCAGTCTCCCTAGTTCTGTCGCCGCTCATTTTGGGTCTCTCAGAAGTACACCGCCAAAAAAAACATCGGATGGTTCCTATATCGTAGAAATATCATTTGCTGATGATCTTTCAAGAGCTTCCCTGCAACCATATGATTACAGTGGCGCACATAATATTGTTGCTATATTTAACAATGGTTACCCCCAGAGCAGTGGTCGGGCAGAAGCAATATCCCATGTGTCAGGTTTTTGGCATGGTGAATACGTTCATGCACGCGGATCGAGAGAGGGGCTACATTTTATGCAAGATGCAGTTGATGAGTTCAATGGCATTTATGGCTCCGTTTATAACATTTATATAACGCTTAGTTCTATATATGAAAGTTAAAATATTTTTAAGGCTTGGCTGTGCCAAGCCTTTTTTTTAAGGTGGTGAAAAATATGGCTGATATTTTATTATCAGTAGGTGTACAAACTAAAGGTGATTTATCCGAATTTCGTAAAGGAATAAATGAGTTAATAAATTCAGTCAACGCTGACCCACCTAAAGTAAGAGTAGGTGTGGAAGTTAGCGAAAAAGCTCTCGCCACCTTCCGTAGTCAGCTTTCTAAAATTATCAACGGAATAACACTCTCTAATGGAGCAAAGATATCACTTAAAATAGCGGGCATTGGAGAAATAGGTTCTACTGCAGAAAATGTAACAAAGTCGCTAAAGAACATATCCGATGCTGCAGAAGACGCGGCTACTGCGACTGATAAAATGAGCAACAGCGTTAGTGAGTCCTCAAAAAAACAAGATATCAATGCAAAAAAAGAAGCCAAGGCCGCTAGAGAACGGGTCTCTGCCCTTAAGCAGGCATATACATTGCTTGTAAAGATGCAAGACGTACAAACGAATTGGACAAAAGCAGCAACAGGTAGTTCACGAGAGTCATACGAGCAAATTGGAGAGAATATTACTATTCTACAAAATAGTATAAATGACTTTAATTCGGGAAAAACCAGTCTAGAAGATTTTAAAAGCAAAGTTGTTGGACTAATTGGGGATTTTGACAAACTATACAGTAATATCAGATTAACTGGTCGAAATACTCAATCTCTCGGAAAGCATTTTAGTAAACTAGCTTCAAAATTTAGCGAATGGTTTGGTGTTTCACAAGCCATCATGTTTGCAGTACGGTCTATTAAGCAAATCGTTCAAAATGTTATTGAACTTGACACTTCTATGACTGAGCTAAAGAAGGTCACCGATGAGACCGATGCTACATACGATCGATTCCTTAATACAGCTGTTGATCGTGCAAAGTCTGTCGGCGCTTCATTATCTGATGTTGTGTCTGCAACAGCGGATTTTGCAAGACTTGGGTATGGGATAGATGACGCATCTAACTTAGCCGATGCTGCAATTATCTATAAGAACGTTGGCGATGGGATAGATTCTATCAATCAAGCCGCCGAAAGTATCACTTCAACAATGCAGGTATTTGGCTCTGAGACTGTAAGTGCCATGTCTATTGTCGACAAGTTCAATGAGGTTGGTAATAATTTCGCAATTACATCAACGGGAATTGGTGAAGCATTGCAAAGATCGGCTGCGGCTATGAGTGCGGCAGGAAATTCATTGGACGAAACCATTGCCCTTGTTGCAGCAGCTAATACGATTGTTCAAAATCCTGAATCTGTGGGTACAACACTCAAGACAATTTCTATGTACCTGAGAGCGGCTAAGACGGAAGCAGAAGAAGCTGGCGAATCAACGGATGGTATGGCTTCTAGCGTCTCTGAATTAAGAGATGAGATACTTAGCCTCACTGGTGGTAAAGTCGATATCCAATCTGCGGAAGATGAATTCAAATCGACTTATCAAATTCTACAAGAATTATCTCAGGTATGGGGTAGTCTGACTGACATCTCTCAAGCGAATATTCTGGAGCTTATCGGCGGCAAGCGGAATGCCAACGTCGTATCTGCACTATTAGAGAATTTCTCAGTTGCCGAAAGCGCCCTTGAAACGTCTGCGAATGCGGCTGGTTCTGCACTTGCAGAAAACGAGAAATATCTTGCATCCATTCAAGGTAAAATCAGTCAATTCCAAGCCTCGTGGCAGGCATTGTCTTCCGAGGTTGTAAGCAGCGACCTTATCGGCGGCATTGTTGATGCAGGGCGAGTTATTGTTGACTCAATCGGTTGGATTATCGATGCTCTCGGAGGCTTTGGTATTGCATTGACATCCATACCTGTCATAACATTTATTAAAAATCTAAAACCAGTATCTAAAGCTTTTGATGATATTAAACTTGCAGCTCTATCTACAGCGGGTGGGAGCAAATCGACTCTCCTTACAAATACGCCCGCCATATCGTGATGGTAACATTGAACGAGCTAGTTATTCTAGTAAGGCGATATGTAGCAAATGGCTAGGGGTTTACACCTCGATAAATGGCACGTCTAAAAAGCGTGTTCCCTTTAATAAGAAGGGACGGGAACATCTCCTAATTCTTAATTACTAAACAATAGTGGCGACATTATTGTGGCAACCGTGAAAGCGAGTTGGTATAGTAAAAAGATTAAGAATGAGACAATCCGCACCTGACCTGTCACGAACAGGAGTGGTCAACGAGTATCATAGCCACACGGTCTCCACTATTGGGTATCGTGAAGGTGTACTCTGATCTAAACCAAACAGACTGGCTTCTTATTGGGAAGAATCGCATATCTCCCCTGTCTGACTACGGCGGCTTATCACCGTTATGCGAAGATAAAATCTAATAACTTTGACAATCACATAAAACAAAAGAACTGCCGAGCGCATCTTCTCAGCAGTTCTTCGCCCATATTTGTTTTCTCTGAGCCTTGCAGCAACGATAGTTTTTGGCCGACCTCTGGCTACCCACCATTGGTCATTTCTCCTTTAACTCCTGGTAGAGCGTGCGCACTAGATACCGTAACTATCATCAGATGGGATGCGTCCATCCTTTCTTACTCAAGGCAACCGCACTTTAGCGGGTGGGTTCCGCAGGCACGATATCAATCGCCTTGCCCTCGCATTGGTGTTACCTCAGAGACAGGCAAGTTCAAAAGTTTACCTAACATAAATCGGCTCCCTTCATATTAACTTGCCTCGACGACAGGTTGGGTCGTCAGGTCAATGAGTATTATAATCCCAATCAGAGGAAATGTCAATCAATGCTGTTTTATGTGGTTATCAGAGTTATTAGATGACTTAGAATTTGTGCCAGCAATCCCTACACTGGTATCTGGACATAACCTTATTGGCGGAATAAGCACCCCACATAAATATAGAGAATGCCTTACTGGAATCGGAAATAGTTTGCGTATTTGTGCTCCCACACTTAGGGCAAACATGAACACCTGTTGGTTGACCGCAGTGAGGACAGGTTTCAGCTTGATTTGATATTTCTTTATAGCAAGTCTTACAACGGGTTATTGCCGGTAAGATCACCTCAGACATTGGGGGCTGCAAATAAGCATATTCCTTCGGTGGTTCATGATGAATCTTAATATAGTCCGTAATTTTTTTTGCTTCGCTCAAACTAATTCCAGTAATTTTTCTAATCATAGAAATTGCACCTAAACTGCTATGATTCACCAGCAGTTCGTGCATAATTTCATCCCATTCTTTTCCGTACGAACATTGTTTCTGAGATTCAGTCGTGATTTGAATTGCAGGATTTTTACTGTCTAGAGTACTTTCTAGAGACTGGTATTCTGCAGGGCACCCGCAATTTGGGCAAGAATAAGCTTTATCTGAAATTTCTTTTCCACATTCTACACATTTTATCAATGCCATGGTATCGCCTCCTTATAATAAAGTATAAACGATGACCTCCGTAAAGTCAACGTTATAGTAACCAGATCGGTATTTGGCGATGTATGGGCCGGTATCAGTGCTTTAATAGGCGACATTGCAGCTGGAGAAGGTTTCTTTAAATCAATCGGACTTCTGCTCGGCGAACTTGGTGTTTTTGCTAAAATCGTTCTTGCAACAGCAGCAATTGCTGCTGCCGTTGCTTTATTCGATGCATTAACCACAACAGTAGATGAGTCCCGAGAATCTCTTGCAAACTACAAGCAGGAATTTAAGGATAATGAATCTGAGATTACTTCCCTAACTTCTCAGCTTGATGAAGTGAAAGACAAAATCAAAGAACTTAACAGTCAGGATGACTTATCTTTCACCGATCAAGAAGAACTTGACAGTCTATCAAAGCAAAATAACGAACTGCAAAGAAAGATCGACCTACTCAAACTAGAGCAGGAAATAAAGCAGGCACAAATCAATTCTGAGTTTGTAACTGTTATGGAAAGTTCTTTAGATCCAGTAATTGATGATAGTGGTCTAAGCACCGGCGGTGATATGCTGGACTTAACTCTAACACGATATGAGTCTCTAAATAAGCAGCTGGTGGAGTTAGAATCTCAATATCAGAAAGATCTTCAAAATGCAATTGACGCAGGCGACACTGACAGTGCTGCCAAAATAGAAGCTCAATACAATAAGAAAAAGAAACATTTAGAATCCCAGATAAAGTCAACATATGAGTATCTTGATAAAAAAAACAAAGAGTTCCAGACAGACTCAGAAGGAATTTCTTATATATCCGATCCAGATACAGATGTTGAACAGAAGACAAATAAGTGGTTGGATTATATCAACGATTTTCAGGATCGTCTTCTGATCGCTTCTGGTATTGATGGTGCTAAATCTGGTGCGTTTACAAGACTAATTGACGGTCCATTTGATAAGGCAACGAAGAAGTTACGGACACTTGGACAGCAAGGCAAAGTAACCGCTAATGATTTAAACGATCCTCAATATGCAGAATTTATTAACAAACTATATTCGTTTGGTTTTACCACGGATGAGATCGTACTTGCATTTAACTCACTTAAAGACAGTGCGACTTCGACTGCAACGGAGACAGCACGTGCATATGAAACAGCACTATCTAATTCTCAATCACTTTTATCTGAGATAGAGACCATTACAACGGCTATTAACGAGCAGAATTCCGGAAACTCTATTAGCTTAGAAACATATAATGCGCTTATCGCTAGTTCCTCAAAATATGCCGACTGCTTAGAGTATCAGAATGGTGTCATTCAGATAAATAGTGAAAAGCTATCTGAACTAACCAATGCTAGAGCAAATGAACAGATCGCTATTAACGACACAAATAAAGCACTTGCCCAGGCTAAATATATTAAAAATGCAGCAGAAATTGAGAGACTGCGAGATTTGTTAAAGGGCGATTCAGCATACAGATATGCTAATGCCGAAGCAATACAATTAAACATTTCTGCGCTATTATCAGCAAACGAAGAGTTGAAAATTGAATGTGACAGATATGCCTTGCTCACTGCTGCAATCAGTGAAGCAACTAGCGCATACCAGCATTGGATTAACTCTCAAAATGCATCTCAAACAGGCGACATTTTTGACGGGGCGCTAAATGCAATAAATGAAATCGATGAGACCTTAAATAATCCTGAATCAGATTTGTTTATGCGTATTGGTCGTGGCGATTATAAAGCAGCTATAGATTTCATTGTTCCTGACACTGTAGACAAAGAAGATGAGCAGAAAGTAAACGAATACCTTGAATCGATTCATGACATGTTTACATATGATGAAGGCGGTAATCGTTCTGGTCTAAACATCGGTGAATTCTGCAAGAGAGCAGTAGACGAAGGTCTCATGGTTCTTAACGAAGCAGGTACAGACTACGAAATTGCAGGTGGCAAAACCATGCAAGACTTCGCAGATGGATTAAAATTTTCTCTTCCATTTGTTCAGGCTATGTTTGGAGAGATGCAAGAATTTGGTGTAAACTTCGATTGGGTCGATGAGTCTTCAAAAAGCGTTGGTGATCTAGCTGTCTCAGCATATGAAGCGGCGGAAGCGCTAAGAGAAATTGATGGTAACGAAGATCTCTCTATTAACTTAGATGTGTCTGGGTTGAACGATACTGACGCAAAGGTGGTGGCTTTAAGCAACACCATCGAAGAAATGCAGGATTTCAAGATTAGCGCAAATACAGAAGATATTGAACAAGCTAATCGTATTATTGAATACTGCGTTGCTCAAAAGCAAATTCTTACTGCACCAGACGTTATGAAGGTAGATACTTCTATGGTATCTGGCGAGGTTAGTCATGCAATATCTTTGTTACAAGATTTTGTTGCTGCGCAAAACCAAATTGAGTCTCTTGGCGCACGCGGGCTAAGTACGGAATCTGCTGAAAAAACACTCAGCTCAATTACAGAACAGATTAAAAGTCTTGATGCAAATGTACTTGCAGAATTACGAATTGATCCTGCGTCAATTGATAGCATTTCTCAGTCAATCAACAAACTCACTGCCGACACCCTCATCGAGATTGGAATTAATGATGAGGCAATCTTAAACTTCCAAGCCTCTACTTTTGAAACCGGTGGCACTGTCACTTGGACAAATGATGATGAGGAAGTAACTACATTCATCGCCACAGTAAAGTACGCCAACGGCATCGTAAGATGGAGAAACGATTATTCTGGCAGGAGCGGTCTTAATTCTTTAAATGGCACCGCGCATGCTTCTGGAACTGCAAACGCCAATGGAAATTGGGGTACTGCAACTGGTGGCAAAACATTGGTCGGTGAGTTGGGGCGTGAGATAATTGTCGACCCTTATACCGGAAGATGGTACACAGTTGGAGAATATGGTGCTGAATTTGTAAACATTCCACGTAATGCAATTGTATTCAACCATGTGCAAAGTGAGTCGCTATTAAATAATGGCTATGTATTTGGGCGCGGAAAATCAAATTCTACAGGTCCGGCATATGTTACAGGAAGTATTCCAATTGATCTTTTAAATAAGTTCACATCATTCTTTAGTTCTTCTGGCGCTACTTCATCCAGTACCGGAGGCTCGGCATCATCAGGTCAAGGATCTTCCACACCGTCTGAGTCTTTTGAAGACGCGTATAAGAGACATAAGCATTTACTCACAATGGAGCAAGAAACTTTCTACGCTTATTTGGAATGGCTCAAGAACGCGTTTGAAGAAGCATATTCTCGCGGAGAAATAGAACTTAACGATTATCGTAAATACGCAGAAGAAGTATTCGAAGGACAAAAAGAACTATTCGAAGACGGACTTAACGATATTGAACATAAGATTTCGATTCTAGCAAGGGATGACGCTAATGGTCGGCAGATTATCAATATGTACAATCAGCTCATCATGTCTGTTGACAAGCAAATTGAAGCGGCTCGCGCCAGAGGTTTGGATGATGATAGTGATTACATTCAAGAACTACTCGATAAGCGTTATGAATATCAGGACGAGATTAAGGATATCCAAGATGAAGCTACCGACGGAGCAAAGGATGCGGTGAAAGATCTAGTCGATTATAGAATCGACATGATCAAACAAGGTATCGAGGACGAGAAGGATGCTCTGGATAAAAAGCTGGATGACCTTAAGGACTTCTACGATAAGCAAAAAGAGATGCTTCAGGACGCGTACGATGAAGAGAAGTATCTTGATGAGCAGTCCGAGAAGCGCAAGGCTAAATCCGACATCGAGGCCGAACTAGCTAGGCTGGAGCGAGACGATTCTGCTTGGGCAGAAAAGCGAAAGTTAGAGCTGCAGGAAGAACTGGCAGATGCTGAAAAGGAACTCGTTGATTTTGAAAAGGATCATGCCTTGGAGTCCGCGCAGGATATGCTCGATAAGCTCTACGAGCGTCAAGAGGAGCAGATTCAGTCTGAAATCGACCTGTTAGATGAGAAGCTGAATGACCCCAAGGCGCTGTATAATCAGGCCCTGGCGGACATTCAGAGCAACACTCTAGCTCTGTACGAGGAAATGGTTGCATATAATGACAAGCACGGCTCTGGCAACGCAGAAGACACGAAAGAAATGTGGGATGAAGCAAAAGAGTCTCTCGATAAGTATCTTTCCACCTACGGAGAAGTTTATAAGGGAATCATCCTAGTCCCCTCCCCTGGCGGCTATAGTTCTGGTACTGCCAGTGCTGCAGCTGGAGTCCGCGAAGTCGATGAACTCGGTTCAGAGTATCTGTTCACTTCTAAGGATGGACACAGGTATCGCGTCTTCTCTGGCGGCGAGAAGGTCTTGAATGCAAAGGCCACAAACTTCCTCTACAACTTTGCCACTTCCGGCGGCAGTATACTGTCTAAGATTTGCGACAGCATCTCTAAGACTGTCGGAGACATCGGCAACATTGGCTCCAGAAGGCCAATCGCAATCACTACTGGAGATATTATTGTGCAAGGCAATGCAGACCAGAACACCGTTTCTGAGCTGCGCAGGCTCAAGAGGGATGAAATGCAATGGATTCTCAAAGAGTTCAATAAAATGAATAAACGGACATAAACGGGAGGCTTGCACCTCCCGTTTTACCATTATGCAAAGGAGGTGCTCTGTGGATTTATATGGATGTCATTTTGAATATGCAGGCGAACTGTCTCGTAAATATGGCTTGATGATTGCTAATGTTAACACCGATAGGAATACAATGATTTCCGGTAAAGTAGAGTCCCTTTCTGTATTTAATAAACGTAATCAATCACGCAACGACCTTGGCAGCAATTACTCCGAAGCGCCTCTATCATTCGATATGGAGATCGTATCAGAATCGATCATTCGCGGGGAGCTAAGGAGAAAGATTCAAAAGTGGCTCTTTAATCAGCATGGTTACAAGAAGCTTTATATTGACCGAGCCGACGAAGCTTGCGACGAAGTCTTCGGACTAGATAACGGCGCGCCCAGACGGACTTACCTGAACTGTAGGTTTATCAATCCGGAAAAAATTGAGGGCAACGGCGGAATCGTCGGATACAAATTCACTGTAGAGTGCGACTCTCATATGGCCTGGCAAGATCCGCTACGAAAGAAGTTTTCCTTCGATACCTCAGAGGAAGAATATGTGATAGAGCTTGATGTCGACACAGATATCGCTGATTATACCTATCCAAAGGTCACCATCTATACTGGCACGACCGGAGGGGATATCTCTATTGTCAATCTAAGCGACGGATCTGATCGGACAACCTCTTTTTTACAGCTTCCGGCAAGTACTCAGATCGTTATCAACGGCGTTTACAATTACATATCAGACAATTTCTACGAGCATTTTGAAAACCGGAACTTCCCTCGCCTATTGGATGGAAAAAACAAACTACTTATTCGCGGCGACGTTTCAGCTATAGAATTTGAGTGGCAGAATAAGAGGTACTTGTAATGAAGGTTAAATTTGATAGTCTCAACAAGTACGAAGTTCCAAATATGGTCGTCTGTAATCCCGGAAGTACTTATTCTGGCGGGCGACTGTCCAAAATCGTTGGCGCGGTATCTAACACTTCTGACGAGGAGGTTGTTTTCAATTTTAACACAACTTCCACACTAAGCTTTCGGGCAACAAAGATAGACTCTGACGGAACACCGGAGAGCGATTATTCCCTGATGGTCTACAGAAGTCTGCAAAATCGGCGGCTGATCTTTGTGGAAGATATCGGGTATTTTGTTATCACTGACACAAATGAAAATTACGAGAACGGTATTCGATACAAAGATATTACTGCATCGTCTTGCGAGATAGAGATCCAAAATAAATCTTTGATTTACATCGAGGACGGGACCTACCAGTTCACAGAACTTTTCGAGAAGATCGTGGCATCTCTCCCGAAGTGGACGATTAGCTATATCGACCCTTTAATCGCAGAGAGATATCGAACATTCGAAGATGTCGACACAACGCTAAATACACTGGCGTTCATGCTCGAAAATATGCAGGAGGCCTACGAGTGTATCTTTGCATTTGATACTATCAATAGAAGAATCAGTGTTTACAGCCAAGAAAATTATGTCAACCGCACTGACATTCACCTTACATGCGATGATCTAATCGAGGCTCTCGAAGTCTCAGAGAATGTAGACGAGCTATATACAGCGCTCAGCGTATTTGGCGAAGACGAAATAACAATTACGTCTGTTAACCCGATTGGAACTACAACAATATATAACTTTGACTATTATCTAGACTGGATGTCTGATGCCCTAAGAGAAAAGGTTGTTAACTGGACTGCTCTTGTCGAGGCTTTTCAGTCTGAGTATTACGAGAGTAATATCCGATACTACGATATTTTTGAAGCACGATCGGACTGTTCATATGAGATTGACCGCCTCAACACTCAGCTGGATATCTATAGCCGATGCAGAGATAACATTGTTGCGGAGTCTAGTACGGATAAAATATCCGAGTACAACAACGCTCTGGAGTCTGCCGGAGGCACCTCGATAACCATCACAGATTCTATTGAGGAAATGCTGGCAGAAATCGATAAGCTAATATTTGAAACTCAGACAGCCAAGACAGAAAAGGAAACCGTCCTAGGAGACTACGATGATGAGTTGAGTACAGCAAATAGTACCATTATCGCAATTCAAGACGCTGTGTCAATTCAAAATTATTTTTCCCAAGACGAGTACGATGAGCTATATGATTACATTTTTGAAGGCACTTATACGGATGAGTATATCACGACAACAGAAAACATGACAATGCGCGAAAAGTTGGCTCAAATGAAAGAGCTATATATTCGAGCATTCAAGAGCCTGACACTTGCCTCCGAGCCGGATCAGGAGTTCACTGTTGATACTGAGGATTTCATCTTTATTAAAGACTTCCAGAAATGGAGCGAGCAGCTTGAAACCGGATGCCTTATTAATGTTGAGCTGGACGATGGAGATATCGCCGAGCTTTTCCTCACACAGATCCAGTTGAACTGGGACGATAAGACGCTTGCTTTGACTTTCGGCAATAGATTCCGAAAGGTTGACCCGCAATCACTTTTTAACAATGTTCTTGGCAAGATTCAGCGTTCATCTAACACAATCAACTACATTAAGGAAGTAATCTACCCTGTGAAGAGCGGAAAGCTAGATGAGCTAGAGGCAAACCTGCAGGACGTTCATACACTTACTGTAAGTGACATTATATCGTCTGAGGACGGAGAGGTATCCATCAGCAGCTCTGGCTATACTGGCAAGAAGCGTATCTCTAAAGATACGTTCCGCCCTGAGCAGATGAAGATTACCTCTAATCGAATCGTGTTTACAGAAGATGCCTGGAAAACATGCCAGATGGTTCTTGGATATGTTCAGGTCAGTGATTTGTCAACTATGTACGGTGTGAATGCGCAGACGATTATTGGCGAGCTAATTATCGGAAATAGGCTAACTATCAAAGATGAAAACGGAAAAGATATTTTCACAATCATGGACGATAAAATTTCCGTTGCAGCTGATAAGCTGGAAGAGATCTTCGATGAGAAGCTGAAAAAACTCTCCGTAAGAATTGACGGAGTAGAATTCAATTTGGAGCAGCTTGGGGACAAACTTACGTCGCTCATTGCAACTGTTAATAAACACGATTCTAAAATCGGTAATGTCCCGGATGGTCAGAATCTTTATTCTATAACTTCTGCTTTACAGGATGCAGATAAAAGTCATGCGTCGGACATCGAGTTGATTAAGGCTGACATTGTTGCGATAAAAGCCAACTTGGGCATTGAATAATTCTACCTACAAAATGGAGGTGTGTGAATGGACGAACTAATTTGCTATGACCTGCATGGCAATCCATTAGAGTTTTTGACCCAGTGGGATCAGAATCAGATAATCGTGGTTAACGGAATTGACCTATCCCCTACCCCCGTTGTTCGCTTTACTAATAAGGCCAGCAAGGTTTCTCTAGTTGTAAAGCCGACTGTTGTGGGTAGTTCACTTCATATCGATGTTCCCAATATCTTACTTACACAGGAATACCCCATAACGTTATACATCAATTACGAATATGAGGATGGGTACATTAAAACAATGCATGTTATTCACGTCCCCGTGATTCCGTGCAAACGCCCCGAGGACTATAAGGAATATCAGAACATTGACTATGTAAGCTGGGTGGAACTCGCAGAAATTGCAAGCGACATAATTGCTACTCTGGAGAACGAACGGGTCGTTTTCTTTGTCGGCGATACTGAGCCAGAAGAGAACGATGTATTATGGTTTGATACCAGCGACGAAGCCGTCACAGAAGACGTTACAGAGGAGTAATTGATCATATGAAGTACGCGAAAATTCCAGACGGGTCTACATATAAGAGCTGGGTTCAACTTGAAGCGGAGGCAATGAGAATCATTACAGCTTTGGATAATTTCAAACACTCTCTCGTAATTGTTGACGGAGAGCCTCCCGCAAACAACGTCCTGTATTTTGACACTACGGATTTTTCCTAGTTCAAATACAGGGCTTTATTTATGTAAACAAAAGTAGAGGTGATATCAATGTACGTTATTTTAGTAAACGAAGATAACACTCTAGTTACTACGCAAAAAGAAAACATTATGCAGCGAAGCAAACTTGTCGATGATTTGTGGTTCCTTGTTCCTCCAGAGTACAAGGGCTATAACATGGCTGAGTTTACAGTCCTGATGGAGTATATTCTGCCTGTCAGCCGCAAGTATAGAAGTGATATTTTATCACTATCTGCAGAGAAATATAACGAGCATTTGAAGTATACACTTCCGTTTGATACTGAGCTTACTCGAGAAGCCGGCGATGTCGAAGTGCAGTTAACGTTTGCTCTTGTGGAACTTGACGCGGATGGCAACCCAATTCAGCGGGTTAGAAAGACTTCCGCAGACAAAATCCACATTACTCCGATCAGCGCATGGAGTGACATCATCCCTGACGATGCGCTGAGCGCAATTGATCAGAGGCTGATTGTTGCGAATGCACAGATCAGAGCACTGGCTGAACTAGCGGACAGCCTGAGCGAGCAGAAGGCGGATAATTTCCGTTACAATGAATCTAACGGCGAGCTACAGCTCATGTCTGGCGCAAATAAGCTTGGAGATGCTGTAAAGATTATTTCTTGCATACACGCAGATCCTGATGGTAACGGAGCAGCAATTCCAATAGTTCATTTTTAAAATATGTTATTTATAGAGGGGCCAGCGCCCCTCTATTTATATTTTCGGGAGGAGGAAAACGATGTCTTTATCCTTTGCGGATTCCTTAAGGACGAATCGAGTCGGTAGCAAGTCCTATCCCAATTCAGCGAACGCCGGAAACTCCATTACCGAAGATGGTGCTAGGGTCTACGGCGCTGAGAGCTGGGTGCTGGACGATCGATATAAATATCTTGCAGAATATGTAGATGAGTCTTTGTCTATCGTAGATGCAGAAAAAAATATCTCCGTCGATCACGGGCAGATAAACTTAACTAGAGAGGATAATTCACAGTTTATTCCGTTTATAATGCCAAGATACTATGACGGTTTTGATTTATCGACAACAAAAATATCTTTTTATTATGTAAACAAGAATAATTACGACAACTACTCCGACCCAATAAACGTCTACTATAGCGACAGTCAAATCAAATTTGGCTGGCTTATTGACAAGTACGTTACTGCAGTCGAAGGTACAGTTCGTTTTGAAATACATGCAACAGGAACAAATTCGCACGGGGACGAGTATGTCTGGAAGTCTCGGCCATGCGATGGTATTAATGTTTTAAAATCATTGTGCGGAAGTGCTCCAATCGAGCTTGGAAGTACATGGCTTACTAATTTTGTAGCGCAAGTTACTGAGCAAGCAGAGCGCGCTGAATACTATGCGAATGAAGCAAAGAAGATTGCAGAATCCGCGCCAAAAACATCTGGCGGAGATTGGGATGTAAACGCAGAAACCAATCTTGAATATATAAAAAACAGGCCTATATGGTCTGTTCTAAAAACTGTTTCTGCAACGTGGGATGGAACCCCAACAGATATAGAATTTCTAAAATTCGATCGTCCGGGGTATCTAATCTCAGACGAGGTTCCGGATGGAGACCACCTTGTTGGTGGCACAATTGTTGTTACTAATAGCGCTTCGTTTAACTCCTGCCCCATAGTTATGTATTGCACTAATATATTGGAGGCAGAGGATTGCATGGCTAAATACGCTGATGATAATGCAATCATAGTTGTTAATGGCGCGATATATGACGAACCAGGTATACTATGTTTGATCCAAACGAATACGTCTGCATTGATTGCAGTTGTACTGACTGTACCACTTTCAAATGGGCTAACTCCGGGAATATACGCACTCTCTGGAGATAGTTATCTTACAAAGATATCATATTCTTATCACGAAATTAATGTTAATAACAAGTACAGCAAGGTTTTTAAAAAACAAAAAGAGGCAAGCGTTTATGTGATAAATTCCGGGACGGCGGATATAAACGCGGTAGATTTAAGTGCTTTTTCCGCTGGTGATGTCTTGCTGATTACCGTCCCGGCAGAATGAGGAGGTCCTATGATAGATAGTGGTGATATTCTGATTGCAGGTGTGTGTACTGGCATAGCTGCTTATAAAGACACAGACGACATCGTATCAAGCGGAAATTTTTATGTTGCTAACGGTAAAGGTTCTGCGCAGCAGGCCATCCCTATTTATGTTTACGATAAGGTGGAGTCAATAGTGAAAGCAGAAACCTCCCTGCTTAACGAATCTGTGTATAATATTTATGGAATAACAACACCGGCTAATATTGACGTGCATTTATCATCATGTAATCCTCCGTATTCTTTAAATAGTTTATATAGCAATATTGTTAGCGCTGTCACATCTGACTCTGGAGGAAGCTATCGATTTGAAGGCGTAAGAGGGATCGAGGGTAATATAATTGTGTGGTCAAAAATAGATATCGTAGATGCTACGTCAGCTACGATATCTATTTTAAAAGAAGTGATATCCACAGAAACAGACGCGCAAGAAATATTATCATATAGTTTTCATAGGGCTGGAGTAGATCATTCAGTTTGTGGCATGTGCGGAGGATCCGGAAGGATTTATGCCGGGGATGTGTGTCCCACTTGTCTTGGGGAAAAATATATACATGAAATAAAAACCTGCACTGCGTGCGCTGGTTCTGGCGTAACAAGCGATAATCAAACATGTGCAGAATGCGATGGAAACAAGGTTGTAGATGTATCTACAGCATGTTCTGATTGTGGTGGAACGGGAGTAGTGCAGCCAATTGTTTGTCCTGATTGTGGCGGCGACGGATATGCATGTTCAACATGTAATAGCACCGGCACAATTGATTCCTATGCGTGCCCGGAATGTATGGGATCCGGATTATTGCCAATTACATTTTCTAATACTACATATGTACTTACAGGAACGTGTCCTGAGGATGTCACAGAAGTACGCCTAAGTCGTTTAGAGTTCAATAAAAACACGATACTTCCACTATCGTCCTACGGTAATTTAGAATATTATTTAGATGGAACATACTATATAGAGTATTCTAAAGGAGATTCTGGATCTGAGAGCGCCGAACGTGCGTATGATACTTTTAAGATGATGGCAGAGCCTGAATATAGCAACTCGACAGGTGCAGATGTGTTTGATACAGTTCTGTTTCCTGTAGTTGTGAGATGGGGTAATGCCTATTTTGAGTCGAACGCTTATTGCGTACGGTATGAAGATAGTCAAGATCGCTTCTGTGCTGTAGTTGGAAATTGTAGTCTTTCTGAAATAGATGTCGGTCAGAATTATGAAGAGAGCGTTGAGCCATTTTGTATTACTCTCTCAGGATCGTGGGAGTCGGGCTTCAATAGATTATTTATAGTAACGAATGATCGTAATTTAGACGGTGCGTATGTAGATATAGAAATTTATACCTATCCACATAGTGACGCTACTGACTTTTCCGAGACATCACTTAGAGGCTCGTATATCACATCCGTATCTCCGTCGAACGGAACATATTCAATTCGATGCGATGTTTATCAGCCGAGCGACATAGTAGTATGGGCGCATACTAAATCGGACGAAATAATAACCATAGATAATGTAACATCTTCTAACACAGGAGCGGTCTGCCTATCAGGCGACACCATGATTATGATGGCGGATGGTGCAAAAAAACGGATGGATGAAATATCCGTAGGCGACATGCTCTTATCTATGGACGGTACCCCTACTAGGGTATACCGAACGTCTCGTGGTTATTTTAATGACTATCATACATTGTATTATTTTGATAACGGATCTGTAATCGACGAGACACACGATCATAGATTTTATAATCATACACAGGGCTTTTGGCAATTGCTAAAGAAGTGGCATGTTGGAGATTTTGCTGTAGACGCGCATGGTAAATTTACACGACTTGTATCATCATCGAAGGTTAGTGAACGATGCGAGATGTTTGGAATATGGACTGATAGCGGAAGTTATTATGCAAACGGTTTGTTGTCCGGGTCGGCATTCTGTAATATGTCACTTTTAGCAGATGCAACTGCTACGCAAGCCGTCGACATGATGCTGTCTCTTGAAGAAAGAAACTTATGTCAGCTTATAGGAATTGAGGAGTACGTGTAATGAAAAAACTTGTGATGGTTTCTGAGGAAAGTTTTTTCTCAGGAATGGTTAAAAGCGGGATGGCGGAGATTGTAGATAGTTTAGCAAATTCTTTGAGCATGTTGTATTCGGTAACAGTTGTTTGTCAAGACGGGCAAGGTTTGTTTTTAAAGGCAGGATGTAAGGGTAGGAAGGTCGAATCTGGAGTTCGTTCATGCCAATTCTCAAATGTAACATATTATACGATCACCCCAGCGTTGTGGGCAGAAAAAGCTGCAAGAATTGTAAACTTATTAGCGCCAGACATCCTACACAATTTTGCGGAGCCAGACTTGCTCAGTAGATTGTCTATGCGCCCAAGTAGATCTATCTATACATTTGATAATATAGACACCCTTAATGGGAAGGAAAGATACTTGCTTAATTATGATGCGGTATCCACAAACTCCTCGGTCTATGCCAACGAGTTATTGTTGGCGGGGGACATGTTATCCAAGTGTTTATCAAATGTAAATTTTATAGGAATCCCAAACGGTGTGTTAGATAATGTTCTCACGCCAGAAAAAGGGCTTCTAATTGACTCTAAGTATAATGCACTCGACCAAACCGGAAAAAGGTCGTGTAAAAATAGGCTAATGAATATGTACAAGTTGTACGGCAATCCGTTTATTTGCCTGTACATGGGGGAACTTACAGATAGGGCCGGAATTGACCTAGTAATTGACGCATCAAAAAAAATCCAAGATATGGGCGGGATTACTATTGTTTGTGGGCACGGCAGCTCGCTGTATGAGAAGCAACTTAATGACCTTAATGGTAATTATGGCATACGATATACTCACAAACTTGCTACCCCCATTCACGCAATACCAATGCTCGCAGGTGCTGACTTCTTCTTACGACCAAGCAGAAAGGAGGCCGGATGTTTAATCCCGTTAACAGCGTGCAAGTATGGCGCCATCCCTATCGTCACCAGTGTCGGTGGCCTGGCGGATAATTTTAATAACGATAACGCGATTATTATAAATAACGGAGACATATCTTCGGCGCTAGAAACTGCTTGTTCTTTGTACGCAGACGAAAAGAGACTTACGGATTTGCGTCGGAAATGTATGGAGCAGGATTTCTCGTGGAACACGAGGAAGTCTGGGTATATTGAGTTGTACGAGTCTATTTAATTTCTGTCATAAAGAATTCTAAAATCCCACCGTGTTATAGCGGTGGGATTTTTATATTATAAGGAGGGCTTAATGGCGATATCGTATACTAAATCAGTAAGACAAAATACGCAATTAAAGGTGCCCGGGATAAATCGACATACTGCCGAAAGTACCTCTAAAGTATACAATAGCGAAAACTGGACATTAGATTCAAGATATAGGTACTGCCCGGAATACCAGGACGACAACGTTGTTATTATCGACAGACTGAAGGGAGCTTTGGTTCAGTCAGACAAAATAAGCATAACGCAAGGATCAAACTCTGAGTTTATACCATTTGAACTAGACCGGTACTATGATGGATTTGATTTGTGCAATACAATTATTGTAATACATTTTTTAAACAAAAATGGATACGATGATTATTCGAGTCCTATCAATGTGTACTATAATGACGAAAAAATCAAGTTTGGATGGCTTATCGATAGTCGAGTCACAGCTGTAGAAGGTTGTGTAGAATTCGAAATAGAAGCCACAGGCAAAAATTCCGGCGGAGAAAAGTATGAGTGGAGAACGAAGCCATGTGACTGCATAAATGTCCTGAGGTCAATATCTGGTAGTGGACCAATCAGACCTGATTCGAATTGGGTGACAGACTTAATAGAGTGTGTTCAAGGCACACTTGCAGATGTAGCCGAGATTAAAGCTCAACTTTCTACTATCGAATCGCTATTAGATGACATAAATGGAGAGGTTATATAATGGGAGCTATTGTAGAAAAGCTGGAGCATTTGGTTGAAACAAAAAAACAGTTAAAGGAAGCAATAGAATCGAAGGGAGCCACGGTGCCAGAAGGCGCAAGCTTTCGAGATTATGTTACATTAATTCAACAAATCAACACGCTTCAATGCAAACAGTATTGGGGCGAACATAACAACTTATAAAGGGGTGAAAGAATGCGCTGGTTTAGAAGTACATCTTCTGTATATTACGGAGGTTCCGGTAGCCATTCTACCTATGCAGAAAATGTAGTTGTCGGACCGTATGTGTACAATGACAAGGTTTACGGCACAGAAGAAAAACCGATGTTTAAAGTTGCTTGGGTTGCAAGCATACTCAGCCCCGACTATTATATTTGCCCGGTCGAAGGGGCGAGAATCGACTATGCGTATCACCGTGTTGTTGGTGTGACAGACGATAGGGATTTGAGCAAAGCCAGCTGGGAGGAAATTCCCGCAGCAGAAATATCTGGAAAATACAAATTTCATAAAAATCTTGCTGGAAGAATTTATTCCGGTTTCAGTATTCCGTGCAATTTCATCATTTCTTTTGAAAATGGCGAATGCTTCACAGGTAACTATATTAAAGCAAACAACACTTCTACAAGATATCCGTCCTATGATTATTGCGGGTTAAGATGGGGAAATATTCTAACAGAAGAACTCATTACTTTTGGCATTGATTCCACCGATTATGATGCAACACAAGCGGAGTTGCCGACTGAATACCAGAACTGCGTTGTTGATTTTGGCACGGTCAATCAAAACATTCCGTTGTTTATTCTCGAATGGATTGAATCTAATGCAACCAAGATTGTTGCAGATTCCGAAGCAATGCAAATCTCTATGGTCAGCCCTAACGGCGTACGGTTGGAAACAGAAGCGAAATACTGTGACAGGGATATTGAGGTTATTCCAACATTACAGGAAAAGACCGCAGTGGATAACGGCGAAGTAACACCTGACAATGGGTTTGTCGGTCTGTCAAAAGTCACGGTTGAAGTTGCCCCAAAGTTACAAGAAAAAACCGTTACAGAAAACGGTGACGTAACACCTGATGATGGGTATGCGGGATTATCCAAAGTTTCCGTTAATGTAACACCGGAATTACAGGAAAAGACCGCAACTGAAAACGGAGAAGTAACCCCTGATGATGGGTACGATGGATTGTCAAAGGTTATCGTAAATGTCGAGACAGGAGATGCAACAGACCTTACACCGATTGTAGAAGCGGTGGAAGCCTTGGGTGGAACTGTGGAATCGGAAACAGTCGAAGGGATTTCCTCGGCGGTGGCAGGAATAGTTTGTGACCCGTGGGAGCCAATAACTAAGAAAGGGACAGACGCAATAGGAGAATATGATTTTTCGCCTTCCCCGGGATATAGTACGACAATGGTTAATTCATTATCTGGATATTGGAAATTAAAAAAAGGCTACACAGGCAAAGTAGATTCGCCACTGAATAATACTGTTAATAGGGCTATTGATCTTTCTAATGCTCCTGAGAATCTAAGGTCTATTACGCGTACATGCGGCAGTGGTATCGTGCGTATTCTTAATGGTATTTTTAACAGGATTATTTTTCCAGAGAACCTATACATGGGCGAAAATATTTGTGGTAATTCCATATGCTTTTATTTACCGAAACACAGCACCATGTGCTCAGCAAATTGGGTATCATCGACAGGAACAGGCTACGGACAACTGGTGAAATGCCCTCCCGGCGCAGATATACCCTATTATTTAAATAAAATGGGCGGCATGACCGCCGAAGACATTGTAGGCATCTTCGAGAACATGATTGACCGATCCGGGGAAACCGAAGTGGCAACAATCACACTTGGCACAACAAATCTTGAAAAACTGACAGAAGAACAGAAGAATATTGCTTATGCGAAAGGATGGACATTAGCATGACTTTGAATCCTAATGTAAATGTTGATACTGAGTGCAATCAGTATGCAAACCGTTTTTACCCTGACGAGGGCTACGCCCTGTGGCGTGACAATGAAGAAGGCAATCTGGACGAAAACGGACAGCCTTATCAGTATGTGCTTCAGATCAACATTCCCAAGAAGCAGTCTGAAGCGGCTGCTCCCCACATCTGGGCAAAGCTGATCGATGAAACCATGGAAGTGTTCGGCAATACTGGCACTCCCGAAGTCGCAACATATGGTCTGCGCAGAACTGTAGCACCAGTCGAACCCACCGAAACCTCCCACACCTACATTGACGAAAACGGTGTGGAACAGACGAAGAAGGGTGTTTACTAATCAAGTTTTCGTAGAATAGTTAATGAGGCGAATATCATAGATAACTACATGTAATTATGATCAGAGTAATCTGAGTAAAGACATACACGAAATAAAAGAGAAACAAGTCTTGTTTTTAAATACAGTGAGATCGTAATGCATTGTCAGTGCTGCGAGTTTGCCGTGAGAACACGTCAGGATATTAATTCGTATCTACGAATGTTCCTGTTTGTGTTTTATTACAACACATAAGGAGGGCAGCAGTGTCTTTATATAAATCAAAGATTGCATTCGGATCAGAAAAAGACATCGATACCGCAAAGAAATCTGGTGTGTTAGATCCATTAGACATCATCTTCACAGATGAAAAACGACTCATCTGGATAGATAAGGATGGAAATACAGTCTACCCAAGGGACGAGATCGCATATACCGAGCAAGGGGTAGTAATTTTTGAGCACGACCTTGTTTTGTCTGATGCACGTTCTTCGACGGAATGTCTTGTGAATATTAGTTGTGATTACGAGTTAAATATTGGGAAGGTATACACTATTACTACAGATAGCGGAGTGTATTCTTCAGTGTGCAGACAAGTTGTTATAAACGACGCTTCATGCCTTGTCTTTGGTAATACGCGTCATATTAACGGCGAAGATACAGGAGAGAGCTTCGTTGTTATAATTTGTATTAATGAAGATGGGCAGTGTACTTGTCATGCATTTGACTTTAATTTTGGTAGAAATATAAAAGTGTCAGAGTCGGATATTATACATAAAATAGATGAAAAATATCTTCCTGACAATGTAGCAACAAACGAAGATGTCGCAGCCGCAAAAGTGGAAGCTATAAATATGGCGAAGCAATACAGCGACAGCAAGGGCGGTTATACTAAGCCTGGCAAGGTGCTGACATTTAATGGTGACTTGTCTGGGAGAGAGATTGTTATCGATGCCTATGTAAAGATTTCTGACAGCTTCATTGATGTAAAAACCATTGAGAGCGTATGCGTATACGAACAAGAAACAAATGAAAATGCCACATTTACTAAGGAGATGTTTGTTTACGGCATCGCCGACATTTGTATGCTTGCTATAAACAATGATGATGGTGTCCTTACGCTCGTTATGACAACCGAAACAGGCGGTTATTTAGGCAATGAGTATTTAAGCAAAGGCACTTATATTCTTGCTGCTGAGGGCCTGGCCTGGGTTACTCAGATTGTCTTCTCTAGCATCATCGTCCCCTTCCGAAAGGACTTGCTGCCCGGTGTGTGTCTGCCTGTGCTTGAACTGAGCCAAGAAACGATGGCAGGTGTTTTTGCAAGCGGAAATGCATTCTGTACCGCAGAAGAGCACGCCATCATTTGGGGGGCTTATCAGGCACTTTCTTCCCTCATCATCAAGGGCAATTATAACGGCATTGCTTTCAGCGGTGTTTCCAATATTCTGCTTGACGAATATTTCAATCCTTACTTTATGGCTAATGCCGGTAAAATGAATGTCCAGGTTACCTTTGACGATAAAACGGCAAATATCCGTAGTGTACTTGATCCTAGCTATACTCCTGATGAATTCGCAACGAAAGACTATGTTGATTCCGCCATTTCCACAATTCCAACGCCTGATGTAAGCGGTCAGATTGAAAAGAACAAGGAAGAAACTCTGGGGCTGGCAAAAGAATATACTGATAGTCAGCGACTGGCACATGTTGGGCCCGGCAAGGTGTTCACTTACGATGGTGGAGAGGATGCTGAGTTCGGAGAAGCAGGTGGTTTCCGTGTTGTACGCCTATCCGATGGCATTTTCGATTTAAGGAAAATCAAAAAAATTAAGTGCATACTCGCAAACAACGGAAAGGAACTTGAGTTTACAGAGGGCGATTTTGTACTGCGTGGACCAGAAGATGGAATCAGTTACATAGAACTTGCATATGGTACCACCGTCCTTCCTGCTTTGTTTGCGGCTCAGAGTGGTGGTTTGTTTGGTTTCGCAGAGCCTGGTATCGGCTACCTTTCCTATGTCGAATTTGCCGAAACCATCGTCCCCATCGATCCGAAGTTCTTGCCAGACGAAACTATTTGTCTTGCAGACTATGGCACAGAAGGAGGTACAGTAAACGACATCCTTATCTCCCTAGCTTTGGAAGGCGGTGGAACCGTGACCATTAACAGTGGTATGGAAAAACTGTGGGGGGATGCATTGGCAACACAACCTAAAAATCTTATTTTTGACGTTGGTGCTGGTACCGATTTACGAATGTCCGTCTGTGCGCTTTTTATATCCGAATCGGCTGTAGAAACTGACTCGGCTACTATCAGCGCAAATGGTCTTTTGTCGCTTTACGGAACAAATCTTATGGGTTATTTTATTCTGGCATCGACAGGGAATGGCAGTGGCTTGAAAATTTCCGTGAAGTCTGATCCTGTCGAATTCACTACAGCCGGCCCGACGTTCCTGCCCGGTGTAGAAATCGATCTTGCCGATTATGGCGTAGATGCGATTGGTTTGTTTGCACAAGGCGGCGGTACAGCAAATTTGACAAATTCGGATGAACTATGGGAACTGGTCAACTCCAACAAAGCCACACCTATCACGTTCCATTTTGCTAATAGCGACATTGGTATGGAAATTTACACGGCGGCAACAAAGACTATTGGAAAAAGCGGAAAGATTAGCGGTCTTACTGCTACTATTCCTGTGAGAACACAGACAGGAACCTTTGTTGCATATCTATGGGTGTCTATTAGTGAAGTAAAAATATCGGTAACGGAGTCGAGCTGATATGGCGAAATACCTTTACAATGGCGTGGAATTCCCAGCACTGCCTGAGTAGGATAAGGAAACATATCCGTATGCCACGCCATTGTCGCATTATGACGATATATTAATGCAAAAGCGCAAAATCAAAGCCCGTAGCTGAATAAGCTACGGGCTTAACTACAACAGAAAGGATGATGCTTGGTGTTTGAAATCAAAGACAAGCTAATTACAGTAGAATCATTAAAAGCAGCATACGATGCTCTTCTGGCCTCCATTTCCCTGCAGACACTTGGAGTGACCGTTACTGCAGAAGAGCTAAACAAGCTGGGTGGTATTACCGAGAATGTTCAAGATAAAATTAATGTTTTGTGCGAGGACATCGAGTCCGTAAGCGACACTGCTACTTCTGCACTTGACCTCGCTAAAGGCCTAGATGATTCAAAACTTAGCATGAAGACGATGGTTGTGACACTTCCTGCCGCGGATTGGGTGGACGGTAAGATTACAGTTAGCGTGGACGGGATGCCAGCCGATGCGGTTTCTAACGTAGTAATTCCCTCCCCAGTTGTTGAGCATACAGAAATTTTCGGCGACGCTGTCATTCGTTGTATCGAACAAAACCAAGACGAATTGGTTTTTACTGCTGAGTATCCTCCGTCAGTTGATATTGATGTAAATATCATTCTATTCGAGCAGAAAGAGGTGGTCGCTTGATTATCAACACAGGCCTCTCCGCATCGCAAGGCACAGGGCTAAACATCCGTGTTATAGGCGGAACTGCTGAACCGTCAACGACAAAGGAGAATGTAATTTGGGTTAATACTGAGTCTGAGATTACCTCATGGGGTTTCGGCCCGTCTGAGCCAGAAAGTCCTGTCGAGGGTGTCGTATGGTTCCGCACTGGCAACTCGGGTCCGGTTGGTTTTGATATTTTAAAAACAAACAGCGTTATTGTATACCCAAGTTGCGCGCATCAATATGTCGCAGGCGAGTGGGTCGAAGTGGAAGTAAAAATATATCAGGACGGCGGATGGGTTGACTTCCCCACCGAAATTTTTTATTTGCTAAAAGATGGAAATCAATATATAGATATTACAGGCGGCTGGACTGGGATTGATAGTGCAGCGACGGTGTTAAGTAAGAGTGGTGAAGACACCACTCCGCAAGCAGGTTGCCCTGTTTATCTGAATACCTGTACAATAAACAAAATTGATATGACAGATTATAATCTAATGTCTGTACAAGTAGATGCCCTGGATGCAAATATTCAAATAAGACTATTAGAAGAATCGGGCTATATCGATACCTACATTGCTACAAGTGAGTCTTTTGCTGGCGCCGGTATTGCGACATTAAATTTGCAGGATATCTCGGGTTCTTATTGTATTGGTTTCTGGATTGAGGGAACATATCACTCGACAAGTAGCGCAACAGCAAGTTTTACGATTTCTGAAGTTAAGTTAGAGAAATGAGGTATGGGTATTAAAGATGAGCGTTTATGAAGAAAAAGGTATACTTACCTACAAAGACAAAGAAGGTAACTTGCACAGAATGCACCCAGTTACACACAGGGAAAGCATTAAGGGGATGGAATCCGTTGATGAACACATCGCCAACACCGATAATCCACATCAGACTTCTCCGGAGCAGATCGGAGCGGTTTCCGTTGATGATGTCGCTACTCTCAGTGAAGTAAAGGAATTACTGGGTATTTCTTAAGTTAGTAGGAGGAGATAAGTATGCATGGTGCAATTTTTTCCGGTATTGATGTACGCGACTATAAAATGGTGTGCGCAGTAAAAGAATATGATTTTCCGGCGGAATTTGAGTTGAAGCCGGTTCGTGTAAAAAATCAGGGTGATGTTGGCAGTTGTGTCGCTCACGCTCTGTCCAGTATCATCGAATACTATAATTCCGTACAGCGAAATGATCCTACCGAAATGAGTATCGGCTATATCTACGGAAATCGCTCCAATTCTGAGCACAAGGATTCCGGTATGATTATGCGGGACGCTCTTGATGTTGTTAGAGAGTTTGGTGACGTTCCGAAAGAATGCTTCCCTCAGAACGCAGAAACCCCTGCCGCCTTAATGCTGTATAGACGCAAGGCAAAGGAATTATACGATGTCGGTCGCCCAAACCGTATCAGTGAATATTGCCGGATCAATACCGTCTCAGCAGCAAAACTGGCTCTGTCAGCAGGCGTTCCCCTACTGATGGCTATGGAGTGGTATGCTGATATGAAGCTGGTTGACGGTGTACTGACCACAAACTATGTTGGTTATGAGGGCGGTCACTGCATGTTCATTTATGGATGGGATGAGCGTGGCTGGAAGATTCAAAATTCCTGGGGCGAAGATTGGGGTAATAATGGAACCTTCATTTTGCCTTATGAATTAGGCATGGCTGAGTGCTGGGCCGTCATGGATGATATTATTGAGGGTGCTTATGTGAAGAAGCCTTTCCAGTCTAAGGTTGGTAAGACTTTTGCAAAAGTGGTCAATAAAATCTGCAATATCTTCCATAATCCAAATTAACTTAATACTCTCGTGTAAGAGAGCCAAGTCGCCGGAGGGCGGCTATTTTTATTGCACATAAAGGTTGGTGATTGAAATGGTAATGACAAAAAGCCAGTTTGATTCAAAGCTGGCAAAAGCCAAGAAGCGGAACGAGGGCATTGAATACCGCCGCAGATTGCGTGAAGAACGCATGAAGTATTGGCCTAAGTTCGTCCTGCCATCAACCAGTAAGATCGTGCTGATCGTAGCTGCATTGCTGTGTGTCGAGATCCTTTTCTTCTGCCAATACATGATTGTTATGACAGGCGACACCAATGCCCTGTATGCGATGGTAGGTACAATCGCAACCCTGGCTTCCGTCGTACTTGGATATTTCGTGAAGTCCACAAAAGAAAACACCTCTGGCGGTGTTGTCTATGAATCTGCAATGGCGGATAAGAAGGCAGCCGCAAAAGAGATGAGTGAATCTACCGAAGCGGTAGGATAAAGGAGGCATCATTATGAACATTGTTTTGGATGGCATTTATAATTTTTTGAATTTCGTGAACAACAACTGGACGATGATTTTTGCCATCATTGTTCTGATTATTGCTATCGGCAAGAAGGCCATGGAGTTCTTCAGCAAGTCTCAGGACGAGCAGTTGGAAATTGCCAAGGCTCAAATTAAGGAAGTCATGCTTCGCTTGGTTACTGAGGCCGAGTGCGACTACTACGAGTGGGTCAAGTCCGGTGAGATTAAGCGTGCTCAGGTCATCGACGAGGTCTTTGCGATGTATCCCATTCTGTCCAAGGTCACCAATCAGGCAGACGTGATTGCATGGATCGACGAGGCTATTGACGAGGCTCTGAAGACCATGCGTAAGATCTTTGAGGAAAACGAGTCAGCAGAGAAAGCTAAATAAAAAATGGGAGGGTGCAACCGGGCAACCCTCCCAATAACTATATGCAAATGAGGTGATTAAGTGGACAAGAAATGGTGTGTGTATGTACATATCAGTCCAAGCAACAAATACTATGTGGGCATCACAAGCCAAAAGCCCACTAATCGCTGGCGTTCTGGAAAGGGATATAGAAGTAACCGTTATTTCTCAAATGCAATTGAGAAGTATGGTTGGGAAAATATCCAGCATGAAGTCGTTGCAAGTAATTTGACCGAAACAGAAGCAAAGAATTTCGAAAAAATATTGATTCAGAAACTCAGAGCAAATAACGCGGAATTTGGCTACAACATAACTGCTGGCGGTGACGGGACGGTCGGAGTATCGCATTATGGAAACACAAACCCGTTTTATGGAAAGCGACACACAGAGGAAACGAAGAAGAAAATGAGTGAATTCCATAAAGGTTGTACTGGTGAGTTGAACCATTTCTTTGGGAAACACCACACAGATGAGTCAAAAATATATATGTCGCAGAAGGCTAAAGCTCGTAGCGCATTAACTAATAGATCAGCCCCTGTTGTTTCTGAAGAAAGAAGAGCCCAGATTGGCAAAGAACACAGCAAAAGGATTCTGCAGCTGTCACAAGATATGGAGCTAGTTGCTTCCTACGACAGCCTACTGTATTTGGAGAAGCTAGGGTATCGTAGGGCATCTATTAGAGATGTGTGTCTTGGTCGCAGAGATTCTTATTGTGGATATCTTTGGCGATATGAATCTGATGACGATGCTGAGGTGAATGGTTACATACACGGAACGCACACAGACAATATTTACTGTCTAGATAGCTGTTTATCTTTAATTGGTGTTTTCAAAAGCTATTCTGAAGCGAGTAGAGCCTCTGGTGTAAATCGTCGGATCATTTCAAAAGCCTGCAATGGAACAGAACACTTTGCATATGGACACTACTGGTACCTCAAAGATGATTATCAGACACTTCAAGTGTCATGA